CATATCAACCAAAGGGTGCTCACCCTCCTTCGGTATCTTCCCGAACTTGGCTTCATCAACGGGATGCATTAACTTCCTCCTGCTCGATAAGAAGTCCTGTGCGTTTCGCGAAGTCCCAGACAATCCCCAGCATGTCAGCCGCGTCCTTCGGTGACTCCCATTCCAGCGCGAACCGTAGCGCTGCAACCGGATGCAGATTGAGCAACAGCATTTCTGCGTACCCCGCCAGCCGCTCCGTTGTGAACTCGGGCTGGACCATCAGCGTGGGCACGAGTATCTTCAGCGCGTCCTGAACCTCCAAGAATGGGATGTCCAGCTTCGAGCAATGCCGCTCAATTCGATCCTGAAAGATGTCCGGGTTGAAAAGCTCGACCTTCCCATCCTTGTGCCTCACTTTTGTCTTACCCGGAACCACCCTCTCGTAGGTAGTCCAGCGATGTTTGCACAGGTGACACTCCCTCCTGCGCCGATACGTCACCCCACCTTCAGCCGGGCGACCATCGACCACACCGCTATCGTCCTTGCGACAAAGTGGGCATATCATGGTTCACCTCAGACAAGCTCGGCCTTGTCACAAATGATCTTACCGGGCTCGTAAATCCACGCGCCCCGGAGTATGTGTGCCTCCAACACAGCGCCAATCCGATACGCGCGAACATCGCGCTTGTAGTCAGCAACCGGTGGAGTGGCAACACCCACCGGGGGTCGCTTCAACTCGCCCAGCACTGACAGGGGGAACATGAACGTCCTGTATGTGCTCCCCCACTTGACCTCGACGGGCCACATCGTTTCTTCCTGCTCAGGCATAGCACCCTCCTGCGTGACACAGTGTTACGAATTCTGGAAAATCCGGTACAGTTCGCACCGGCTACACGTGCAGCCGTTCGCAGCTGCTTCAGCCATCGTCTGGCCCTTGTCATGCATCCACTGACCTGACTTCAATCCGGGCAGGACAGCCGCGAGCTTCCCAACCCGTGGCGGCACCGCCTTGAGCGCGGAGTCAATACTCTCCACGATGATCTGTGCGGTGACCGGGGGCAGGGCCTCACGAACGTAGCCCTTCGCCTGCACCAACACGTCAGCCAATATGCCCTGCGAGGCAAGCGCCTCCCGGTACGGTCCTGTCTCCTCCACGCAGATGCACGGGCGACGACCTGTTCGCTCCTCGACCCACCCGTCACCATCGCACTCGTCGCAGACCTTACCGCCAAGCTCGACAAGCTCGTCCTCTAATGCCTTGACCTTCTCGCGTGCCTCGTGGAGTTGATTCGATGCTTCCACCATTCGCGTGTGCGTGTGCCCACGCTTCTCTTCGGCGTCTTCGTACTTCGCAGTGATCCGGCCCATCTCGATCTGGAACTCAGCCTTCACCTTCGCCCAGAAGTCGCGAATGTACTGCGCAACGAAAACCTTCTCCTCGTCGCCGATGGTCTCAGCCTTGCACACCACATCCTCGATGAAGTCCTCGGCGTCCTTGTCAGTGTCCAGCGCATGCATATGCGCCGCGTTCAGCATGAACGACAGATGCCCCTGACCCGCCAAGTGCATCTGTAGCACCACGCCACCGAGAAGCGACTTGGCAGTCTGCAACTCCACCCCGCATGCTTCGATCTCTGTATGCAGCGAATCGTTCGTGCGCTCGCGCCGGTCCAGAGCAACACGAAGAAGCCGCATCTCCCGCCGAAAATCCATCACGTTATCAGGCGTCCCCGCGAGGCTCCGCAGGAATACCCACGGGTCGTAGCACTCCTGAAACTGCGGGTCATCCCACTCAGGCACTTCACCGCCGGTACCTTCTAGGAATTCCGAGTCGAGCTTGGCGAGTTCCGCGAGGAGCTTGAACCAATCCTTCGGATGGACGCGCGCTTCGATCTGTTGGTGTGCCCGCGCGAGTACACCCTCGATGGTCAGCTGCACGACCGTGCCATCTTTCCGGGGGATGACTACAAAGCCCCCGTCCCACTTCGCGTTTCCAAAATCCAGTTCTCTCTCGGGCATCGAATTTTTCCTTTCGTGACTCTGTGTCACGGATTCTTCGTTACGCTTCTCAGGCAACCTTGCATCGAGGCCGTTCTCCTCGGATTAGACTCTAAAAGGTGTGCGTGACAGGCGGCTGCCGTTTGCCGCCTGTCGTAGAACCTTTTTGTATCAATTGAATACATAGATATTACATGTAATGCATATGTATACAGATGATCCATTGACCCATGGGCCAAAAGCAAGAAGTGTGCCAGTGTACCCACGGGACATAACCTCCTGAGCGTGGCGGGGTAGCAACATACTCCCCCAAAGAGTTCACGCGCGTAACACAGTGTTAAAAAGAAGCAGGAATTGCAAGTGTGTACAATTGCTGCTGAATCTCATAGACGTTACCGACGTAATCTGTCACGCAGCTTTTACGTTTGTCGCCTTTGATTGCCAAGCGGACCTCCGCATTCATCAGCGGTGTTGCCGCTTCAGTCGCCGCTTCCAGTATGGAGCACACTTCCCGTACTCGCCAGAAACGTCCCGTCTTTGACTTGGCCTTCTTGCCGCGTCGATGATTGCACGAGACGTAGAGCTTCTGAGGACTCACTGCGACTTGGACATTCGCCAGTTCAGTGTGGGTGTGTACAAACTTGAAGTTTAGCTCCTTGATTGCCTCGACCAGCGAATCAGTCGCTTCATCGACGTCCATGTACTTTGGCCTGTGCGTGAGGCCAGCGCTCTGCATGCTCGTGCGCCAATCTGTCAACTCGTCTTTGACGCCACGTAGTTCTGACTCGACCACAGTCCACCATTCGCTCATGCTGCGCGTATAGTGGTCCTTCAGTTCAGCTATGTATTGGGCCTTTGTCGGAAGAAGCTTCAGAATCCGATACCGTCGCGCCCGACCTTTCTCGCGTTCCGCCTCCTCGACATACCCCAGAGTCTCCAAATCTTCGCCCGCACCTTTGTGGTACATGTTTGCGAGCTTCTGAACGCCGATGATGCCGATGCGCAGTATCATTCAAAACCCCTTCTGGAAATAATCGCGGATGCACTGAGCGCGGTCCTTTGCGTGGACATACGCGCACATCTGCGCGAAGCGCTTCAACTCGCGTGCGCGTTTTGCTTCGATTTCCTCGCGGGGCAGGAAGTCCTCAAGCTTTGCGAGCCACTGCTTGACGCGCGTAGTCTTCCCTCGGAATTGCCTCTCAACCCTAATGATGCCCTTCTTGTTCAGCACGCTGAGCGCCCGTGAGAAGGCCAGCTTACTCATGCCAAGCTTGGACGCCATCGAAGCCCGGTCAATGTGAAGCTCGCAGCATTTCTGCAACTGGCCCGTCGCTAGGTCAGCAAGCTCAGCCGCGACCTTGGTGACCACCTTGCCGGTCGCGTCCCCGAGTTGCTCCTTGTCCACGAGCAACGTCGCGCCTGAGCCTGCGTATGCGCGCACGACAAGATCGTTCTTCTCCATCATGTTGAGCACCGTGCGCACAACGCCTGACTCAATGCAGTGCCCGGCGCTCTTCAGTATGGCGGATATTGCAGCACAGGACAGCGAGAGTTGTTCTCTCGGGCCTGTAACCGCGAGATGGAGGTATTCCCATATGCACTCGAATGCCTCATAGGGAGGATTGGCCTCTTCGAGGAACGCCTGTTGAAGCGTGTAGCTATAGTCACTGTTGAGAAGTATGGCCCGTGAGTTCTTGCCGTCACGCCCGGCCCGGCCTGACTCCTGCACGTAAGCTTCGAGCGAGCCGGGGATGCCGAAGTGTACAACCTCGCGAATGTTCGGCACGTCAATCCCCATGCCGAAGGCGCACGTGGCGACGATGACCGGAAGCTTGCCGTCCTTGAACGCGTTCTGAACCTTCTCGCGCTCTTCCTTGCGCATCCCGCCGTGATAGAAGCCGACGCACCCCGGATACAGCTGGCGCTCCACGATCTCAGCGATCTTCTGTGATGCCGCCCGCGTCCCGACGTACACGATGTACCGCCCATGCGCCGTGTCGAAAGCACGAGCGATACGGTTTATCGCGGACCACTCATTGGTATGGCAGACCTCATACTTGATGTTCGGCCTGACCGGGTCACCGACGAAGCGCACGTAATCGTCACGCATCCCAATGGACTCAGCGATGTCATCCTCGATGTCAGCCGTCGCAGTAGCCGTCACCGCAATGACCTGAGGACGCTCGTCTTCCCCGTGTGCTTCGCCGATAGCGTCGAGAATCAGCTTGATGCGCGAGTACATCGGTCGGAAGTCGTGGCCCCACATGGACGCGCAGTGCGCCTCGTCAACGACCAGATAGCTGATATGCGCGCTCCTGATCGTCGCAAGGAACTCCTTGGACCTGAGCCGTTCCGGCGCGACGTACAGGAGCTTGTACGAGCCGCCAATGAAGTCGTCTAGGCGCTCGGTTCGTTCGTCTTCATCCACGTGGCTGTTGACATAGGTCGCCGGGATGCCGCGAGCATTGCAGTCGTCCACCTGATCCTTCATCAGCGCGATGAGGGGCGATATAACGAGCGTGCTGCCTTCGGCAATCATTGCAGGTATTTGGAAGCATACACTCTTGCCGTATCCGGTCGGAAGGACAGCAAGCACGTCTTTGCCGCTGAAGATGTCACGTAGCACGCGGGCTTGGTCCGCACGGAAGTCGTCAAACCCCCAGCGATCCTTGAGCACCCCGCGAGCGGCTTCCATGATTTCGTCCATGGACCTGTTGAGGTCTGCGGCGATTTCGCTTGTACTAGGCATACCACTCTCCGTTTCTAAATTCGGGTGCCGAGCGCGCCATCCGCGCTGCCGTTTCCCGTGTTCGACCGTGCGCTTGTACAGTGCTGCATGTACGCCGTCAAGTCTTTTTTCCGTACAGGGCGATAAATCTTTCTGGGGGTTTTGGTAACACAGTGTCAAGCCGCCCGCGAAGCAAGATAGAGCACGCAGTCCCACATCATCTGGTGGAACTTGGCCCGTGTCACTTCGTACACCTTCGGGCGATCTTGAATGGTAAAGGATACGTGGGTCTTCGTGATCGTCTCGATCTTGACATGAAGACCACCGCTATATGTCATGTACACGTCGCCCTCTTTGACGATGTAGCTATCCATCAGCGCTTCCTCCTCCACGGCAACTGCGTCACGTAATACCACAGCACCTTCCACCAACGGTCATAGACATGGATTGCCCGGTATGAGGCGAAGCCACACTTCGGGCAGTCATACCCTCTAAGGAATAGGCGTTCACAGTGCGCACAAACTCGCATCTCAGCCCTCCTTGAAGCTCCCGCACCATACGTGGAGGATATCGAGCCCCCCTTGATAGTCAATCCTAGTTGTCATCTTGGGCTCGAAGGTACGGTTCAGGGGATGTTCACCGTTCTCTTTGCGGCGTAGTTTGCACGTGTCGGCATGCACGCAGGTGGGCTTGTTCAACGTGCATGGCCCCACCATCGAGACCACCGGCCACTTCTCCTTCTTCGCCATCTCAGGCCCCTCGCAGCTTGTCTCAAAGCCCTTACTTGAGCGAACAGACAAGTCGGGGCCGACACGCAAGTGCCGACCCCGACTCACTTCGACGGGCCGAGCTAGGCAGCCTTCTTGGCCTTCTTGGGCATCGCGGACGGCATGCCGTCGTAGCCTTCGAGGAACCACGCCGGGCTCACCTTCATCTTCTTGGCGAGCGTTTCGAGGTCGGCGAGGAGAATGGCGGTCTCGCCCCGGAGCTTCTTGCTCACGGTCTGCTGCGAGATGCTCATCATCTTGGCGACCTTCGCCTGCGTGCCACCCTTCGACATGATCCGCATGCCGATGTTCGTGTACCGTCCGACTTTCCTGTCAGCCATGAGTCTCCACCTCTCTCCTGCGCGACGGGTAAGCCCCACTCACTCGGCGGGGCGGTTTACGCCTGACACACCAAGTGATAACGCACCTGACCTGACCTGTCAAGACCTTATTTCGCTTGACGCGTCTTTTTTTTATTCTGATTTCGACCCGGCCCGGTCCTGAATTTGCCGGTCCCGTAGCTTCGACACCGTATCGTGCATGCCCCGCTCTCTTCAATCTCCACCAGAAGCTGGGGGAGTCGCCGCGACTGTGGGCCGTTGTGTCGGTACGACTGCGACAGCACTTTGCATCGCTGCTTGTGCAAGCAGCCCATGCCGTCACAGTACCCGAGGTCGTGGGTGTTCCCCACCATACGAACAGCTTTCGTGTCGGCCATCAGTCCTCCCAATCCTCTATCTCATCAGGAACCTTGGCGAAGTCGCCCTCCTCTTCCGGCGGCATCACGTCCACGCTCTTCGGAAACCGGAAGCTCGTAGGCAGCGCCTCATCCTTGTGGAGCTTCAGCGGATGCTTGAGCCCCTTGGCCGTCTTCTTGACCCACGCGATGGACTTCCCGCCGAGCTTCAAGCCCTGCTCGACGATAGCGCAGAGTGGCTCGTCAAGCTCACGCATGTTCGGTCGGTGGAGCTTGTGCTTATCCTGCTGCTCCTTCAGATGGTCTTCCCACAGGGTCTCATCCTTGAGGTCTTCACGATACTTGGCGTGCTCAGCTTCGATTATCGCCTTGTGGACCACGTCTTCAGCCGCCGACTGTGCTTGGTCAACAATGACTTGGAGCTTCTTGCGCCGTATCGTCAGCGCGTCGTAGGCAGCCTCTTCCTTCACCAGCGTTTTGATATTCTCAGGCCATGACCGCAGGAGGCGCGTATGCTCGTCCGCGTACTGATGATAGCGCGGTCGCTTCTCCTTGGTGAAGTCCCACGGAGCCCGAGTCACGGTACAGTCAATCTCGCTGTTGCAGGACATGCGGAAACGAAGCACGCCCGACTTCCGCGACCATAGAATCTCCACGTACCTAATCGGAGCATTCTGCCGGTCAGCGGTCAGGATGCACTTGCCGGTCGTAATCACCGTCTTATGCGTCGTGAAATAGATCAACAGCTTATGCGACTCGGGTTGCCACGTTGCCGCGAGCTTGAGGAAGCGTAGATACTTCTTCCCCCGCAGTTCGGTGCGGTGTCCCCACGTGTGGTTCCGAGTCGCGTCGGCTATCGCGTCCTCCTCAGCCGCCTCGAAGCCCCACACAACCGCCTGCTTGATCTCGGGGTCGCTGAGCACGTTCTCTCGCCGGAGCCCGATCTTGAGCTTCGGCCAGCGCTCCGTGGACCAGAGCACCTTCCAACGCTCGCTTCGCTTGTCGAGGAGTGACCACTCCCGGCAGACAATCTCTTCAAGACTTCCGCTCCGCTTCGATAGCCGCCACACTTGCTCGCATACGAAGTCATTGTCCTTGTTCATGGGCGTGATGGTCACGTACCGCGTGCCCTTCTGGTGACCCACGTAGACACAGCCCTTGGCTGCCTTGCGAAGCGCCTTCACCACCGGGTCCACGAGGTCCGCTTGCTCCGCGAGGTCATTCGCGCGCACACGTTCGAGCCGGAACTCATTGACGATCATCCTGATTGCCTTGGCGTCCTCAGACTTGAGCGCACGGTGCGTCTTGTTCTTGAACTTCCACCAGCGCACGAGGTCGTCAACGCGCGCACGAGCCGCCGCAGCAGTAACGCCGTGGGCCTTGACGATCTCACCCGCGAGGAGCTTCTTGAACGGAACCTCTTCAGCTTCCTCCCTGTGCCGAAGCCGTCGAGCACACTTGAGGAGCGGGAACATGACAGTGTAGTTCGACCTGTCGAGTCGGTTGCTCAGATAGAAGTTGATGTCCGCTTCCGTCACAAGGTCGAAGTTGATAACGAAATCGTCGCCCTTGTGAATCCTGAAGGACGCCCGCTTGTCTGACGTATGGCCACTCCACCGGTCATACGCAAAGAGTATGACGCAAGACTCGTTCTCCTTGCGCTCAACCGTATAGAGTTCGTGGCTGTTCGGCATGCGGCCCCTCGGGTGCGAGCGGTATTCCATGTCCCTGTGCAGCGACGATAACGCATAGCTGCTGAACTCCCCAATGACGCGCATGCCAATTTCCATGCGGCTGTTGATGTCGTGCAGCCAATCGTGGAAGCGCGGTCGGCCATCCGATAGCACCATCTCCGCATCACGTAAGAAGCGGAGGTACTTCTCGTGCTGCTTCGGGTCACACAGGTTGATCGCAAGGTCGGGCAATGGCTTGAAGACCTTCGTCCGGTCGATGAGGCCCTGCATGAAGAGGAGGATGCGAAGGTAGTGCCGCTTTCTCTTATCCGCCTTCTTCATGGCGTCCATGTAACGAGACGTGCCGGGGTGCAGTGGCGTCTTCAACTGCTCGTGCGTATCCCAATCGCGGTCGAACGAGAAGAAGAAGTCCTGAAACTCTTCGTGCGTCGGGAAGAGGACATCGTCCACGGAGAGGTTTGTATTGACGCGATACAGGCGCTCGCCATTCCTGATGAGAAAGTATGTCTGCGTCACCGAGTCCGGGTCACCCCTGTTCTTCTTCTCCCCGCGAACATGGAACGCGACAACCCCTTTGATCTCAGGAAGCACCTGCTGAAGGTGCTTCGGTTGCTTCACCCACGCGTCGAACTCGTTGACTTGATGCGTGTCGATACCGCCATCCTTCGCGGCAACCGCGCACTCTTCGTCCATGTTGAGGACAAGCTGGCGCACCACGATCTTCTCGTCCTTCGGCGCTGCCTTGCCGCCCCGTAGCTGCTTGATCTTCTCGTGACGCCCGAGATACAACTCGATGGTCCATATGGCTTCGGCTGCCATCTTGACCATCTTGTCCAGAGCATGGACCTTCGCTTCGAGCGCATGCTTCTGCTCACCCAAGAGAGCCGACAACTGCTCCTGCTTCGCGAGCATCTTCTTCTTGAACACCATCGCGCTGTTCCGGGCGAGCGCCACGGCCTTCCTTGCCTGCGCAGGTTCCAGAGACCCTTGCACCAAGTCACCGCCGGTCGTCGCGGCGAAGCCCTCCTGAGCAAGGGGCAGGAGCTTTGGAATCTCCGGGGACATTCCCTGAAGCTCCACCATGAGGTCCGCAAGCTCCTTCGCCCTCTCGTCACGCCCCTCGGGAGCGAACTCGTAGGCAGTCTCGAACCTGTCGTCTTCGTTGCCCTCTTCTTCCGTCCACATCGCACCATGGTCACCCCACACATAGTGGATGCCCTCTTCGTCAATCTCCGTGATGAGGACGAGCCCGCCCTTGGGAACATCCCCACTGTAATCGGGTTCGCAGAGCGAACGCCAGTATTGTCCGGGTACGGGCTTCATACGGCCTCCTCAACCCACTTTGCAGCCCCATAGAGCTGTTTTTAGCGGAAATCCGGCCCCCAGCTGCCTGACGCCCTGAATCGCGCTCGTAGCGTCCTGACGCCTCTCAGCACATCGACTGAGCGACCATGATGCTGGCTTCCTTCTCAGTCACGCCGAGGCGCTTGTTCAACCGGCGCACGATGCTCGGCCTGTTCTCCACGGGCGAGCAATCGTAATCCTCGACAGGCCTGAAGCCGCTAGTGCCAGCCTCCACGATGACCACCCGACCCTCGTGTTCGCCCGGCCCTGAATGAACCGCGTATGCGACCTTGGACTTCGCCATCACGTCCTCCCGTTCCAGAAACCGAAGAGCTTCTCCTTATCGTGGTGCGGGCCTGAGACCTTCGGCCTGACCTCGCACGTCGCGCTATGGCACCCAACGAAGTACCAGCGCACCGTCCCATTGCGGAAGCCCGTGAGCCCGAGCGTTGTCGGAACGTCACGCGTAGTAACCTTCCCCTCCCCTCCGCAGAAGGGGCAAGGCTTCAGCGTCACCGACTTGAGCTTCAGAAAATTCACGTCCAGCCCCCATCAGCATGAGAAGAGCATGTGCTTGTGCGTCTCAGGCTTGTCGTCGCACGGGCACGGATTCGCCTCGCCGTTCTTGAACGTCCCGTCGTGCAAGGTCCACCGCGTAGGCACCGAAAGTATTTCCGAGTTGACCCGGTCCTCCGCTTCCTCCGGTGAGAGCGACGTACACACCGAGCAAAAGCAAAGCCCGGAGTTATAGATCACGAACTCATCCGCCTTCTTGTTGTCCTTCGCCTGCGCTTCTGCCCCCGTCATGGCGTTTCCTTTTCTAGAGTCACCCTGTGACTCGGCACGAATGCCTCACACCGGTTGAAGGCCAACAGCGTGAACGCGCGCTTGTACGCTATGTCGAGTCCCCGGAACCAGCTTGCGAAGTCGGCTTGCATCGCCGTCCAGTTTTTGAAGGCTGGGCAGTCGTCCCGGTCGGCAAGGACCAGCGGGGTGTCGTCCTCGGGGAAGAGCCTCTTGCTGAACTCCTCGAAGCTGATGCCCTTCGCCGTCGAGCATACCATATCGACAAGTTGAACCATCTCCTGCAAGGGCAGTTGAATCTTCTCCATGTCAGGCCTCCTCAGTTCAGCAACCACGGCGGCGTCCGCGTAGTTGGCGCGTCTTCACCCTCGTCTTCGTCACTGTCGTCTTCCACGTCCGGGCCGATGCACTCCGCGCAGTCCATCGTGTCAACCAGACGCGCCATGAATTCGGCGGGGTCCATGCCAAGTTGGTGCGAAAGGCTGTACACCACGGAGGCCACCATCTTGGACCAATTGAGCCCCTCAGGACCGCCCTGCTTTACGTCAACAGTACACCGGTCCTCTAGGAGCAACGCTATCAGCATCGGTCGCTGCTGCTGTTCCGCAAGGTCGAGAAGCTTGTCTGCCATATCCCTCAGTTCGTCAGTAGCCATATTAGCTCCGTATGTCTATGGGCCTGCCGTCGCGATGCGTGTAACGCGTCTCGCGACCTTCGCCCACCTGAACGACGTTCTCAGGCAAGAGCTTATGCGCCCGCTCTTCCCCGGACTCCCGCTTCTTCCACGCGTCAGCGAATGCAACCTCAGTACCGTCCTGAAACACATCGGAGCCACAGGAGAGGCACACGTGCCGACCGACCTCCGACGCATCCTTCAGAATGCACCACGGCTTGAGGGCGAAGAGGATGCCACATCTGCAACGTATGAACGCCACGTGGGCTTCTAGCATGTTGCGTTTGCGAGCCGTCAGGCCCAACTCGTCGCGGGGCTCCTTGGCTTCGAGTACGCTCTGGCAGACCTGCTCGACGACCCGCATGAATGACCGCGCTTCCTTGACCGTAGTCACCGCATGGGCCTTGGTGCCGGTCTCACCGTAATTGATCGTGAAGGTAACCTCACCATCCGGCCACTCCTTCTGCTCGTCCTCCGTCAAGGGGCGCACGCTCATGTACGTGCCCAACTCAGTCTGTTCCGGCATCTTCGACCTCTCTTCCCTTCCGTGGCGTCTTCTCCCCGCGCGCCTGATGGTCAAGGACACGCTGCGTGTCACCCTCGAATTCGACCTGAGCCCGAATAGAGGTGTCCACCTCCTGAGCCCGCGCGAGGAACAGGGCCTCCACGTTGACGTGACCCGGCTCTGGTACGTACTCGCGACCCTCACGCTTCCGCTTCTCCAAGCTCCGCGAACGCTTCCTGATATCCCGCCCGAGGCAAAGCAATACGTGCTTCACGTCCGCACCGGATAGGTCAAGAGTGACGCGCTGCTCTGCGGATTCAATGAGTTGCATCAATCGTTCCCTCCCATCATCGCGTGCCGCAGTCGTAGCTCAAACGGAGTCGAGTTCTCGTGCAGCCTGTCGATGATCTTCTTGAGGTCACGCTCCCCCGCCTCGTGGCAGGGAACGCACACGCTCGCGTACCGACCTTCGCCGGGTTTGAATACGTGCCCGCAGGCACCGCATGAAGACGCCATTCTAGTGCTCCATCTCAGCTGCGGCCTTCACTGCGAGGAAGCCCGTGCTTCCATCGTTGTCGTCTAGCATGCCCTTGCGGTACATGTCCACCATGAATTTCCACGACCATCGGCGGCGATGCTTGAGCACGCGACGACTCTTGGGGTCTTCCGACTTGCACACGTCAATAGCCGTCTTGAGCGACCGGATGGCAATCTTGGGGAACCCGTCCCGTATGGCATACCCGGCTGTCGCCATCCAGTATTCGACAGACGAGGCACGCTGTTTCTTGAAGCCTGTTCGTAGCCCTGCCATCGCTATACCCCGCATCCAGCTGCTGCCTTGCGCTCTTCCATCACGCGCGTGACCTCCTCGAAGTCAGCGCTCTTCAGTCTAACGCCCCAACGCTGCCCGGCGAGCTTCTTGCGCTCGGCTCTGTCATGCACGGCCTGCCTCACGCTATAGAAGCATGTCGTTCTCGGGCCAACGGATACACGCTCGTCAGTGCCCATCAACAGAAACCGTTTCCGGCGACTCAAGACGGGATACTGCCGACCGTACCACTGCTCCGTGAACCCGGCGAAGCAGTAGCCACCGCGCACGAGCATTCGTGACACGGTGTTGACGATCTTAGCGTTTGCCTTACTCCGGGCCATCAGCCTTGCCCTTCGCGTCGAGCTTCTTCTCCTGCTCCTTGAGCTTCTCGACCCAAGCTTTGAACTTGAAGAGGTGATTCTGTATGACCATCACGCAGTGTACGGCCCCGGCCTCACTCGCCACCGCTGAGAGCGCCCACAAGCGCTGCTCGAAATGCTGCGGCGGCATCGGGCCATGCAACACCTGATCGAACCACACGCCGATCAACGTGACGTAAATGGGTTCGAGGAGTTCCGACGGAATGTGATACCCGCCGTTCGTGCGCATGGTGTACGACTCCTTCGCGGGCGCGGCCTGCTTCGATGCAACCGTGAGTTCCAAGCCCTCGTACTCGTTCATCAGCTTGCGAACACCGCGCTTCGTAGCAGCCCTCCACGCGGCGCGCTCCATGTCGCTGTCGCCCGGCGCAGCGTCCGCGCTGTTATCGAAGAGTGCGACGGCGTTGCGCAGAATGTCGTCGCGGTCGAACCTGAGCACCTTCCGGTCGTGCTCAGGCCCCCACTTGTACTCTATGAACGCCTTGACTTCGTCGGCCACGGTAATTCTCCTCCGGTATTGTTGACACAGTGTTACGACTTCTTCCAAGTGCCGTTCTCATTGATATGCGCGTCGGCGAGCGCCCGGAGCCTCTTGTCCAACTCGGCCCAATCGGTGCCTTGGAGCTTGCGGAGGGTCTTGGCGTCGGCAGTGAGCTTCTCGATCTTGTCGAGCACCTTGTCGAGATTCATGCCGATCTGCGTGGGCCACTGGCTGGCGTCAGGGTTCAGCGTGAATGGCCTGAACTCGCTGAAGGGGTTGTTCGTGTTCTTGTCGTGGACGTGGATATACGCGGCTTCGTCATGTGTGATGACGTCGAGGTTGGCAAGCTCAAGTCCGAGATTCGCGTGCATCATCCGCCGGGTCAGTACATCGTAGGCCTGCGCTTCAATCGCCGTGATGAGCTTGTGACTCACCACGATGACAATGCAGCGATGCGACACAGCGTGCTCACACTCGGAGTACCACGTGTCGCGGGCGGTATGGCACGACTCGGGATTGAAGCCTTCCCAGCGGGTACCTGTACGCAGGAGCGCTTCGTTCTCGGTGTCAATGTCGGGCTTGCCTTTGTACTCCTCCTTGTCAACGGTGAACAGCGCGTACTCAGACGTGCCCCGCTGGATAATCCACTTCTGGAACTCCACCGGGAGGTCGCGGAAGACGATAGCGGGCAGCCCGCGCAACGCCCACGCCTGTTCGAGTTTTGGATCGCTCTCAGGGTAACTGTCGAAGGCCTTGTCTGTCGCGAAGACCTTGTGCGCGCCGTCGTCGTTTGTGGCGAGGCCTTCCGCGATAGCCCACTTGTGGAGTGTGCCATGCTTCCGGCCATCGGGCTCGACCATGCCGATACATACGACGCGCTGCGAACCATACAGCTTGTCGTCGATCACGGCCTGCGCCAGTGCGTCCCGCAACTTCTCCTTCTTCGCTTCGAGCGTCTCGTCGGTTTTGTGAGCCATGTTTGGCTCCCCTTTCGTTCCCGTCTCTGTGCGTCCCCTTGCTCCTTTACTTATCGGGAGGATTATGCCTCGCCTTAACACAATGTCAAGGATAAATCACGCGTAATGCGCAATTTTTTTCAGGGGGTCACACAGCTTGGTGGCACCTATTGAAGGAGGAGTAGTATCGGCTCGATGGACCGAGGTGTGAGCCCGGCGGGCAGGAGTTGCACGGGGACCGGGAGGAACGCGGGACAGTCGATCTCTTGGTCCAGCAAATTCTCACGCTCTTTAAGGAGGGCCTCATAGGTTGCGATGGCACCAGCATGCTCCTCGCGGACCTGCTCAGCCTTCTCATCGAACGCGGCCTGCGACTCGGTGGGTATCACGTACCGCCCGTCAGTCTGTACCGGAACGCCCTTGTCGTCCTTCGCTGCGAACTCCTTGCAAAGAGCCTCGCGTTCCACGTCGTAGTCTTTGTACTCTGGGGTCGGTTCGGCGGCGTTGTCGATCTCGACAACCACGGGCTGCAACAGCTGCCGGTTAAAGGCGACACGATGCGCGAACATGGCGTTCTCGGCAGGCACATCCATGAACGCATCGAGGCACTTCCTTATATCAAGGAGTCTTTGCCGCGTCAGCTTCTCGGGTCTCGGATTCCGGGCGTTCTGCATCGCTTCCATCGCAGCTGCGCGTGCGACCGGCGGGAGTACCGCAAGCGCCTTGTGGATGTCGCTTCTCGGTGTGCCCCGAGGCTTCGACTTGCCCTGTCCTGTCTTACCGGCCATTTGAATCTCCTTCGCTTGTGTAACCGTATTGGATGTTGTGTGCCCGCGCGGCTGTGTTGTACTTCAGGACTCGGGTGTCGAGCGTGTTTGCATACGTAGCCAAGATGGTCTCACGCGGTGTGAAGTCCTTTGGCTCCGCAGGGAGTGTCGGACAGACGGGCACGTCAATGGTGAGCCACTCGCCCTCGATGGTCACGTACTTGGTGAAGAGGCATCCGGGCAGTACGAGGCACAGGAGGAGGAGAAGGCCCGCACCCCTGAGGCGGGCCTTCTCATTCCACGCTGCTGCGGTCGAAATGACCGCGTCGGGTATGGCTGCGTTGACCTCGCGCTCGATGCGGTCGATCATCTTCATGGATTCCATCTTGGCTGCCATCGCCTTCGCTTCCCACTCAGCCGCTTCTCTTCGCTCCCCATCATACCAGAGCTTGAAATAGCTGAGCACGGCTTTGACGATAGCGCCGATGACGGTCTCCATGGGGGTTATGCTCCGTCCGTGTCAGGCTCGGTGACGACCTCAGCGGAAGGCACCGGGGGCGTCGTGATACCGTCGCTCTCAGGCGTCTCGCCCTTGAGCCACTTGGTGCGCACGTAGTCCACGCCCTTCGCCACGAGCCAGTTCGAGTATTTCTCCTCGGCGAGCGTCACAGCCGTTTCCTTGCCGGGGAACGGTGAGACATTGTCAGCCGCCCACCTGATTGCCTGATCGAGGTACGCGTCACCGACAAGCTCGACGATATCGAGGCCCTGCGTCTTGAAGTATGCCTTCGCGGAGTTCTTTGCTTCCATGCCCCACTTCTTGAGTTCCGCCTTGATGTCAGAGGCATCCATATCGCCCGCGAGTATTTGCGGCAGGAGGGCCGGTAGCTTCTTCTCCATGGTCGTTGCACAGAAGTCGATCAGGAACCGTTTCAGGTCGATGGTGAGGATATGCCTCGCGTTGACGCCATGCACCAGACCCTCGGCCTTGAGCTTCACGGCTTCCGCCTTGGCTGCCGCCGCCTTGCGCGCGAGGTATGGCGTTGCAAAGGCGGTGATGACCAGCATGAGGACGACCTCGACAATCTGCGCCCACAGCGGTTGCCCCGCAGGAGGTACAGGCATTGCCGTGGCTTCCGCCGCGAGCACCATGCCGGGGACCGTCACGACAGCGAGCACCGCACACAGGGCACTCAATACAGCAAATCTCCATCTCCGCATCATCACATCCCCCTTCCAGAGGTCTCGTAGTCGTATCACGCGAGAATTGTGCCCCACACAGGGGGGCATGTCAAGGCAATTCAGTGAGCTTTTTGACCCGTCACGCGAGGCTATCGGGGGTCCACAATGGCGTCTAGCTCGGCCTTCGTGGTCGCATCCCGCACTTCCTTCTTGATTGTGCGCCCGGACTGAAGCCGATTGCGCAGCCTTGTGTTGAACGCCCGATACAGCGCGCGCAACGCAGGTTGGTCCCCGATCTCGTACTCAACGCTTTCGTCCGCAGTCGAGACCTTCGCGGGGTACGTCAGGTCGTTCATGCGCGCTTCCATGGCCACCGCGCTCAGTGTTGCCTGCGCGTTGCTTGACATGGAGAAATGGTGATCGTCGTAGTCGAACCCCTTTGCGATGAGTTCACCGGTACGCTTGTCTATCGCTTCGTCCTTGGCTACCTTGAGCGAAGGGAGGCGCTCGGTGTCCACCACGTCCTTCTCCGCTTGGTCCATCTCGACGAGCTTGTCGTCGTCGATCTTCCAATACGCAGGGTCAACGTCCTTGATGATGTCAAGGTCCGGGTCAGCCATGAACTCGTCCGGGTTAGAGGCCACGAGCGTCGCAACATCCAAGACGGACATTGGCGTCATGTTGGACTTGTTGAAGCAGTTGATCTTCACGGATTACCTACCCTTCGCCATAACGCTGATAGAAAAACCGGGATTGAAACTTCCGCCTCTTTCGATCTTCCAGAAGTAGCCCCGCTGAACCGGGAACGTAATACATCCCTTGCACCCACCGCTACTCACGCCGTCATACGCCACAAGTTTAGCCGGATCAGGTGAAGCGTCTGTGTAACCCCTTATATTGAGGTCGGTATCGCCCGACCCTTGCACCACGACGATCAAATCACAAGGAGCCTGATATACGGTGTCAATAGCGTAGTCATCAGTCAACTCAAGGTACTTGTCATACTGCCAACCGATCCCAGACACGGGGTCTATAATCGGTCGAGTTAGCACCTTCTTGGGGGTCGCACCTGACGCTGTAGGTCCAGACATGCTCTCATTCATGGTGATACGCATGAACACGCCACTCTCAAGAACAGCACTCTTTACGGTGTACCTGCCCGTGTTTTCTGAACCAAGGCTCAGATAGACAGCAGAATCATCCGGCCATTCGTCCACGTCAAGACTTTCAGCGTTGTAGAGCAAGACAGAGTTGGTTGATGGTGCTTCCTCAAAAATGGCATACTCATGCGCCGGAGCCTTTGTCGTTGCACCCGCACCTTCATTGGCTGAAGGGACAAGCGTACAATCAATCACAGTACGCCCCCCGGTTAAGGTGGAACCTAGACCGCCCACTCTGTAAGACCGGTTGTTTCCAGCAACACCAGCGCCCACCACACGAAAATAGCGGTCCTTGCTGAACGCCGCGACATGGTCACCTTCCACCGTAATCGTACTGTTGGTATTCGAGATGATGTAAACTCTGGTGAAAAGATCATCCTCGTAACGCAAGTCGCTAATCTGCCAGTCGGTCAGCGTGGCCTGATAGTGGAAGAGACCATAGACAATCGGCGCGCCCCTAGTACCAATCGCAGTAATGCGCGAAATACGCGGACCTGTGACATCCATGCTCAGTGGACCAACAACTGGACGCCACTTGTTCGAGGTCGATGTTGCTATTATGTCATCGACTTCCGCCCAACTGCCAACATAGATCATGGGCTGATCAAGGCCAACGAAGATCACAGACGTTGTGAGACCGCAAGAAAGAAGCTTCGCAGAAGCATTGACGTAGGCGTAGGTTACGCCAGAAAAATGAATGTCCCGCGCTGTGGCGTAATTATCTAATGTGAGGGAGCCCGTCATAGTAATCGTCGGTCTACCGACTCCGATGAGATGGATATTGTGCGCCACACTGATATTGCCCGCCGACCAAGACTGCCCACTGCGTTTCTCAAACAAGTAGACCACGCATTGACGGTCAACAGCTCTAGGCAACCCGGCGACATACGAAAGCGCGACTGCCAAGTCCGTGAAGTCACAACCGGTCTCACCAACTGTAACGGCACTCAACGCCGCGTCAGAGCTAATCTCCAACTTGAGCTTGAGCCCCGCCGCCGCACCAAAGCCCCACTTAGCGCCGTCATACACCAGCCCTGTACCTGTGGGGGGTGCAGCAGAGTCAACCGGAATGCTCTGAAGCGCGCGTGCGTTCTGGTCGGCAGAAAGGAACGGGCGCACGTCGGTGATATCCGCCGCGTCAACGACAATCGAGCCACTGTCCTCATCGACCTTCACGATGGCAATCATCATCTTGTCACCGGGGAACTCAGGCACTGTCCCCGGAGTTCCAGCAACACCCTGCGTTACCCCGAGTGCCCCGGCGTCATTGATATGCACGAGGTCGTAGCGGGTCTCACCGCCGCCAACAAGCGTCGTGATCTGCACGGAGTCGCCCGCGAAGCTCACGTATCCCGTACCAGCGGTTTTCTGATAGCGACCGGCGGCAACCTGAACGTAATCGTCGGGCGTCCCCGTTGGGGTCGGCCACAGGTCATTCGTAGCACCGACCTGATCCTTGCGGACTGCATCGCTGTCGGCTGTCCCGGCGGCAAGGCCAGTGATCTTCTTCGCACCCATCTTGAGGTCAGCGAGCATCGCCTGCACGCCGTCACGGGGGAGGAAGAGGACTTTTGAGTCCGCAGCACCGGTTGAGATCGCGTTGCTGTTGGCGATGAGAAGGTTCGCACGGTTATGTAGCGTGTCATCACGCTGCTTCAACGCGTCGGGCTGCCGGTTCGCCGCAGTCGGGCCAACCCGGTCAAATGAGTTGATCGGGTCGAGCGCGGGGAACGACGGGTCACCCGATGCCTCCGTGGGTATAGGGTCAATCGCTGGAAGTGTCGCCATGTCTTACCCCTTTAAGGCGCAGGTGCCAACGTGATCGTATGGTCAAACTGAAGCGCCAACGCAGACGTCTTCGTGTGCGGCGTGTACGTAGTACGGGCAATCAGCTTACCGCTGTTGCTGAAGAGCCCCTCCTCAGTGAAGATCACGCCATCCTTCTCGGGCTGCGGAATGAGCCCGCTGAAACGAACTTGGCCGGTGCTCGGATACGTCACGGTCAAGAGCGAATCGCCTTCACCAACCTCCGCGTGGAAGTCCCACTCCGTCACGCCCTCCAAGGCCGAGTCGCCAGAAACCGGTGCGGAGGGGGAAACCTCAGCCGTAACGAGCATCTGCACAACAGCGAGGTCGCGGACAGTTGCTTCGTCAACCGCTGAGCCGCCAACAGTCGGATTCCCGCGCCCGCCCCCGAGGAGCGCCGCGAGTGTGTCGAGCCCGATGTTCACCACGAGATTGTCAGAGCGGAAGACCGGCATGGCGAGCCCGTTCACAATGGCCACAGCAAGCTCAGCCGGGGAAAGGAGCCGGTTAAGCTTGAGTGCAGTCACGCGTAGCACGCCGGTCGCCCTGAGGTCGTCACGCACGCTTGTCTCCTCTTAAACGTCAGTGAGGACGATTGTATCCCCAACTGCTACTTCTTCGCCAGTACCAAATCCGTTTCCGACCTCAAGATCGGTCGCAAAGAAGCGGATGTCCACCTGTGCGGGGAGCACGTCCTCGCCAAGCTGTGCGGCAATGAACTGCTTGAAACGCGCCAACTCAGCCGCAGGGGTCAGCATGCTGATTGGCTGCCCGCCTGTTTGATTGATGTGCAACGCGATACGGCTGCTCGGAACGTAGTAGTTGTAAATACGCAGCGCGGCACACGCACTATTGAGCCGCCCCATGGTGAGCAGTAACTCAGGGTCGCCCTCAGGTGCCAGAGGCTTCGCGTCCAGCACCAAGGCGGAAGCGTCTATCGCAGCGACAAGATTATCACGCGTCTCGAAAGCATCAGCGCCTATCGGTACGGTCACGTCGCCGCCACTCCCGAAGCCGAATGTCACCTGCGTGATGTAGTCATCGACTGTCACCGTCTCGCCGTCGAATGGCTGCGCAGCGCCCACGAACTGAAGCCCAATGTGTGGTGCGCGATTACGCGAGCCATGAATCACTTCGATCCAATCGATGCCCTTCTCGCCTGTCAGGTCATCCTTGTAATTGGCGGGGTTGTCAGGATTCACCCATATCTCAAGGGGGTACCCAGAGTACCCAAGGCTTCGCAGCCGGATGGAGACTGCACGAGCAAGCCCCTTCTGCTTGAACGTGGGGATTGCGTCACCCACCGTGCGGCGCTGCACTTCCTCAGGCTCAGCCGCGTTGGTCTTGAGTCCGAAGTTCTGTCCGAGCAACGGCAGCAAGTCCAGCGGGCACAGGTTGGGGTCGATGAACTCGGTCAATGCACGAGCGTCAACCATCCACTCTGTCATCGTCGCGCCCATCAAGCGTGCGTAGTAATCATAGATGCCGTCTGGATCGAGTGCCGTGAAAGCGGCCTGACCTGCGACGGCACGCTCGGGCCACGTCTTGTACGCCTTCCACACACCGTCACGCCAGCGCTGGAAGCCTAGTTCAGTCGGAGCCCCCACGTCATCGAGAGCCACGTGCCAGACCACCTCGAATAGGTAAGGCTCGCGGAATACGTAGACAACCGCTGCTTCGTGGAGGGTCTTCGTACCAATGCTGCCCGGCTTCGCGCCCTGATCGTACAGGGGGTCGCCAGCAGTTCCCGCGAAGCTTGGAGACATGACGAAATGGCCGTCGATGGGAACGTTGGCTGCGGCAATTGACGTAAGGTTGAGCACGGACATTGAGTTCACAAGGAGGGGCGTACTCGGCCTATAGCCAATAGCCTCCTTGCGGTCCTCGGGCGTGTACCGGTTCGCACGCAGCACATGGATCGTGCCTGTGAGGGCCGGATTGATATCGATGGAACCAGACAGGGTGTAGGTAGCCACGTGACCCCCTAGAGCCTTAACACAGTGTTAAGCCTCAGACGAACCGTACCGCCAAGTCGTCAAGCTCCAATTGATCGCCAGATGCGAGCGTGATAGCGCCTGAAAGCTCCCACCACGCGAGGACGTTGCCACTGCCGTCCACAATGTAAGCGCCGCGCACGTTCTCTATTGAGCCACCACCGGCAGTCCACACTTGATCGACAAGCGTCACCTTCGAGTTTGTCGCCGCGTAGGTCCAGTTGGCCTCTGTGATCGCGTGGCCACCCGCCGTGTACCCGTTGCCTGTCGGGACTTCGTTGAAGCCGCTGCCATCCTTGGCCGGGGTGCTGTCGCCTTTGAAGAGCCGTATAGCCTCCGCAATGCGTGCGATACTGCCGAGGCTCGTGGGGCTCTTCAGCGTGGCCTCTTCACCCTTGTACGTCAGCGAGTTTGCCATCTGCGTCTCCTTACACGGTGATAGGTGTGAGGCTCAGCATCAGACGCCGCAAGTTGATCGCCTGCACCAGCGACGAGGACGGAATGCCCGAGTCGTAGTATATCTCGTTGTTGTACAGATACGTCTCGTCATAGTACCTGCGCGTCCCGCCAACAGACGGAATGTCAATGTCTTGAATGGGCTCGTATGGCGCAACACCACCGTCGCGGAAGAAGTCACCGCCAGTGCCGCCACCGCTCATACCAGCAACGGTGATGGACGCGCCGGTCGTCGTCGTGTCCACGTTCCCGACCGAGCCGTCAGTGTTGTTCACGAGGTCAAGTGTCGGGTCGGTAGCTGCGCCATTCACCGTCGCAGTGATATTCAGGTTGGCCTCAATGGCCGTCTTCAGGGTGGCGAGAGTGGTGTCAGCGTCACCGCCAATAAGAACAGCTATGTTACCCGGAGTCACCCCACCGCCATCGTCAAACTCGAATGTCTCAGCATTGACGCCGTCGCCTATCGCGATGGTCTCGCCGTCAGCAGGATTCGTGTCACCATCGAAGACAATGGTCCCTGACGCGGGCGATGATGGATCGTAAGGGCCTACTGGCCAGTGGTCATCCGAAGGGTCTTGGTCACGGCGGTAATCGATGATCTCAGCTTCAGCCGTGTCAAGCCCACCGGTCATACCGGTCACTGCCAGCACAGCGCCGGTCTTGAAAATCGCCTTATTCCCGTCAACGCCCGGCGTGTTGTTCAAGAGGTCCAGCGTCGGGTCAACGGCTGTAGTGTCGATAACAGCCACGACGTTCAGGTAACTGTTGATCGCGATGCGCAGGTTGTCCAGCGTGTCTGCCGCAGTGCCCAGCAAGGGCACAGCGATATTCCCCGGAATCACACCACCACCATCGTCAAACTCGAAGGTCTTTGCGCCGTTGCCGTCGTCAATGGTAACCGTGTCGCCATTTGCCGGATTCACGTCGCCGCTGAAGGTGACGGTACCCGTGGCCGACGCGATGATGAGGTGCTCGAAGACCACACGATCAATATAGAAATAGGAGACCCCGACAGCGTCACGCACAGCGTTGTACAGTTCCGCGATGCGAATGGTGAACCCGGTGCTCCCCTCGAAGACCGCGATAACGGCTGCGGTGATATTGGCATGCACTTCTGCCTCAGTGTAGCGTGAGTCGTACCGAACACTGCCCAAGTACACGTCAACAAACGCCATGTCGGGGCGCTCAATCGACGTGAGCGCGCTCGTCATCGTGCGGGGTGAGATGTATTCCTGAACCTCGCGGATTCGACCGGCGGGCATTGTCGCGTATCGATTGTAAGGCAGCGTGGTCGAGACCGTGTCGTCTTCAGTCTCGGAGGTGAACTCAAATTCCTCCTCTTCCCACACGTGCAACCGCACGACGTTCGCCGTATACGAAGCGAGCAAGACGTCCGCGTAAGCTAGGACGATGTCAGGGATGCGTAGCGCCGTTGTCTCGAAGTCCAACAGGCTGAGCGCCTTGTCAACCGTGCGGATGTACGCCGGGATGTTGACGCGAAGATCGTCGAGTGTTTCGCGGTCTGCGCCGCCCGAAGCGGTACCCGTGGAGTTCGCATAGGTGACGCCAACCGTGCCGAGACCGCCGCCAATGTCAACCTTGATGGAGCCACTGACTGCGAGGAGGGGCAGGTCACCCGCTTTCCCGCGCGTGGTCTGGTATTCGAGCGTGATCGTGTCCGCAGGTATTGACCCGGCAGCACCGTCACCGAAGACGATGTGCAACTTACCGTCGCCGTCGAAATAGACCTCGTATGTTTCGGTCGGGGCGACTTCAAAGGCGACTTTGTCAACCTGCACCCACTCGTTATCGGGGTTGCCCGCATCGCCCACGAATACGTGCCACGTGCCGTCCGCGACAACACCACTCGCCGAAGCAACCTCCTGACGGGGCTGACTTGAAGGATCGAAGGTCTCCACGTAGCTGGTGACTTCCACCAGCGGAAGGGTCGAGTTGGTGTCACCCGACACGATTGTCACGTCTTCCTGAAGCTCGTACCGCAGGTCACCTATCTCGATGGCGGAACCGGCGGGCACCGTGCCGCCGTTCGTTTGAAGGCTTGAGGGCAGGGGGTCGGCTATGACGAGCACACTCGATGGTGTCGCCGACCGTGGAACGTAGCCCACTGCGCGAGCGAAGCGGATTGCGGATTCGTATCGACGCATGGTGGAGAGGAAGAACTCACCCGCCCCGGCGTCCAAGCCGTATGTTATCATGTCGCCGATGAAGGCATTCAACTCAATCAGCATCTTGCCGAGGTTGCTCTCGAAGAAGTCGGACCACTCGCTGGGGCGCGTGGCCTTCACGAGAGCCTCTAGCTCAGAGCCTATCGTTGTGAGGTCTCTGGCCGTGAAGCTCAATTGAGGCGCTACTGTTACTGGCATGACTTACTCCCCACTGAGCAACCGAACCTCAGGACGATTGTTTACTCGCACAAGGCGAGTCTCGGCTGTTGCATCGCCCGTCAGGTGGAATGTAATACGTAGCTGCAAAACCTTCTCCACTGTCTGGACGATCACGCTCTGTACAACCACGTGCGGTACCCAAACTTTTGCGGTGTCAATGATGATGCTTTCCACGAGCGGCTGCTGGCCCTTAGGGTCGGGCTCAAAGAGCACCTTGCTGAGCGCGCTGCCAAAGTTACGCTTGCCCGGACGCGAGCCGATTGGCGTGAAGATAGCCAAAAGAAGATCGCCCCACGCGGTGTCATGGGCGCTCTTAGACGCGAAGTACCCGCCGACCGTGCGGATCGCGGGCAATGCGAGTCCTCTGCGTAACCTCTGTCCTGTGGTCGCGTTCGCCATGTAGCTATCCTACTCACTCGTAACACAATGTCAACTCATGAGAGCACGTGAACGTGTGCCGGACCGAACCCTGTCGCCGTTGCCGCGTTCGCCGTCAGATGATCCATGAGCGCCGTGGCGAATGCGTCCACAAACGGGTCTATCGCTGGCCCGTTCATGGACACCGCCCCTATGATCGCTGACTTCAACCCTGAACCGCTTCCGAACGTGAGCCCGTGTGCATGTGGCGCGATGCCGTCCTGCACGTCCATCACCGTCGAAGATATCAGATACGATGAAACTGAACCCGCTATGTCGGTTGCAAACTGTGTCGCCGCACCCGCGTACCCCAAACCCGCCACCGGAGCCGACATCAACGCCGCGACAAGCGTAGTTAGCACGTGAGTATGAGGATACGCTGGTGGCGGCGGGGGACCACCGAGGCCCGGTGCCATCACGCCCGCAGCCCACATGGACGCAAAGCCCTGACAGAGGGCGTCGATGTACGCGTAATTCGCTTGGCCCGACAGCCATTTCCAATCCCCCGGAAAGAGTACAATGGTCTCATCACGCAGGCCTGACGCGCTCACACCCATGGCTATACCTTCAAATTCTCAGCGCCGCTGAAGGGCGACCCTGCAAAGAGGCAGACAGGTATGATCTCATCCGTTAGCACCTTGCCTGAACCCCCGCCAACAACACACTTCGGGTCAATGCTCACCTGACTCGCTGCTTCAATCTTGACCGCGCCGCCTGACTTCACCGTGGCGTCACCGACTGCCTCCACGGTCGCAGTCCCACCAGCCTTCACGAGCGCATTGCCTTCAGCTTCTATCGTAGCCGGGCCACTCACGACCACTTTGAAGCTATTGTCCTCCTGTGAGATGACCAACTCGGCGTCACCAGACTTGATTCTTACGTGAAGCTCGCCTTCCTTCTCAGACACTTCAATCAGGTTGCCAGCCCGGTCCTTCTTGACCCAGCGCCTGCGGTCTTCAGTGTAATCCTCAGTCTGCTCACTCGGGAGGTCTGACTTGCCCTTTGGGGCAGCAATCCATCCGCCGACCAGCACCGGCAACTCGCGGTCGCCGCCCTCGAAGTCCACCCACACAAGGTCATCGATCTCGTAGTGCGGTACATCTCCCCAGCCTCGCCCGGCATGCGTTAGCATCTCAGCCCACGGAAGATGCGCCACAGGTATTGCCTCGTCATGCAGCCGAAGAATACGAACACGGTAACGTGCCCGCTCTTGGCTGTCGTCCACGGCAACGATAATGGCGCGTTCCAAGCCAACCATGGACATCAGGCACCCCCACGTTGTCGAGTAATTTCGCTTGACGACGGGATATTGCTTGTACGTATGGTCTTGTTGACAGTTGATCTGGTGGGGGCACGCTGACTCGCGGCTTTATCGGCCTGCGTCTCAGGCTCCTCAGTCGTCGCGTCTTTCTTGCCAGCGATGCTGCGCTCGCTCTCGTTACGTAGCGCCTTCGGTCCGCTCTGCCGGGTGCCCTCGCGGGTAAGCTCCATTGTGGTCTTCCAGCCGCCTGAGTCCACTGAATGCGTGATCTCGTACACCTTGAATGTGCCGGAAAGATAGTGAATCTTCCCATCGCTGTTGTAGTAGTTCACGGTCACATAGTCCATGGGGCTGACTGCGTGCGTGCCGACGACCTCAAGCGTTGCCTTGTACGATTCACGCCGCAGGCGTTGCAGCCGGTACGCTGCCTTCTGTACCAACTCCTCCTGATCGCGAGCGTAAATGGGCACCCACGCTTTCATGTCGCCGAGCTGCTCAGAGGTGTATCCCGCATCGGGATACGTTATCTTCTTCGCGCCGTCCAAGCCGCCAGTGTCGGTACCCTCGGTCTTGATGCTGGTGCCTTCAGCCGAATCGATGCCGACGAACTTCGAGTTGCCTGCGCCGAGCAACCGCTGCACGAGCGACTCGTCTGAAGGGGCGAAACTGATTACGTTGCCCATCGAGTTGCGCGCGAAGTTATAGACAACGCCAACGTGGTTCAAGAAGCTGTCGCTATGGAAGTGCGCCTTGTTCTCAGCGTCTATGAAAAAGACAAAGCTCTGCTTGTCAACATTTGCTGTCTTCGGGAGTAGTATCTTCCGTATGAAGGAGACATCACTTTCGCCGGTCTGCTGCATCTCGGGGAGCACGCCAACACTGTCTTCAACGACTTCAGCCGTGTCCCAATCACGTTTATCGGCAATGTCATTGAATATCTCAGTCGCGGTCATTCCGGCTGGCCACGAACGATTCCGCTTGTCGAGCACCTGCTGTACGACCTTCTCAGCTGCAAGCTCAAGCTGAAGCTCAACACCTTGCGCTGTGAACGTCGGGCTATACTTCACCAGCAGGAACGTGAACGAGCGGGAAGTGCTGCGATGATCGTCCCACTTCCACGAGAGCTTGATGAGCTTGGCCATACCCTGAACAATCAGGAGCTTCTCAAGGTACTCGCCAGCATGATCGAATAGCGAGAGTGTCGCCTGCGGTACGTCCTCATTGGAGAAGCGCACCTCAAACGATTGAAGGTAGTCTTGTGTTGGCACTTCGATGACTTCGCCGGTTGCCGACTCGAAGAGGAGCCGAATTGCCATCGATGCCAGAGACCCGTAAGGGCTAGACATTCGGAACCCTCGCAATATACTCTAGCACAGCCTCGCGAGGCGGTATGAGGATCACTTGACCGCCGCGCATCTCCATCTCAGAGTCAAGGATGCCATTGACAAGCGCAATCACCCACCAGAGTTCTTCGTACCCCGGCCCGAAATACTTCACGGCGAGCGCGTCGAGTGCTCCGATCTCGAAGTCACTGACGCGATGCTCCCGGTAACCAATGCGGTCCTCAGTGAACTCTATCGGGGCCTCGAAGAGCGCGAATTCCGGGGTACCGAGCACAGACTCGTAGACTGCGGTGTCCTTGTACCTGCTCAGTTCCGACATGGAGAACGTGGCCATTACCTTCTCATTCCATACGAGTAGTTGTCAATCCGCTCCCGAACAGCCTCGAACGTACACGCCACGTCTGCTGCGTGGGCCAGAAGCGTCTCAGGATCAAAGGGCGGTTGCCATGTTATCTGCACGTCCGTCGCGAGGACGCGGCCCTCAAAGAGACGCCCCAACGTGAGCATGCATGGGGGAGGAGCGTGCGAAATACCATCAGACCCGGCCCAAGGTTGCTTCAAGGCGTCCAGCCAAAGCGCCGGATGAAAGACCTCATTCTCCAATACAGCGATTAGCGCCTCACGTTCCGGGTCGTTCACGGGCCTGTCACGTGCGGCGAGCCGGTCAAAACGCTCCCAACGTTTCTCGCGTTCCGCAGTAAGGCTTAGGCCCTGCGCATGGAACTTGAACACGAGGGAGAACGTGCGATTCCCTGTTCCGGTGTAACTCTTGTACGCCTCAGCACGACCGATCACATCGAAGTCAGCGTAGTTCACTGCGCCGCCCTCTTCAAGACCACCTTCGAGGTCCAGCGACAGGAAGGACAGTTTTGTGGGGGCGACGTATGGCTTACTCGATATGCTCCCTGAAAAGGCACCAAAGCCCAAGTCCTTGTTAAGCTCGTACCACGTCGGGTCGATACGCAAGGAAATGAGCTTGTCCATCTCGGGAATGCTTCTGCGCTCACCCATTAGAGGCCCCCGTTTGCAATCGTGGCGACATCAGGGTCTATGCCCTTCGTGCGTGGCCCGGAACGCGTGCCTGCGCCAGCCACTCGCACCGGCCTGCCACCCTTAATGGCGGCGACGATCTCAGCAAGTAGCTCATTCGAGCGTATCAACGCATCGTGTACCGGCTTGTCTGAAGTGCTCGGGTCAAGTTCCATACGCGTCGTCTGTGAAATCTCACCGTGAGCAAGGACCGGTGAACTGAGTTCCTGCCTGAGATTCTTCGCGGTTGACACAGCGGCACGAATCGCCGCAGCCGTCTTACCGCGCTGCGTGATTATCGACTTGGCGTCCTCGCGAACGTTTCGCAGCATGCCAGCAAGAGCCTTGATGCCAGCCACAGGCTTGACAAGTCCTGACACCGCCTGCGTAGCTACATCGGAAGTCGTCTTCAGCGTCTCGGCAGTCATGCCGCCGATATTCTGCTTGAGCAACGCCATCTCACCCACGATTGAGACGATACCTTTGCGGAAGGGCTCCATGCCTGCCACAATCGTCGTGAGCGCGCCGCTGAATATCCAGCCGTCCTGAAGCGCGCCAATGTTCTCACCTGTTTCGGCCACAGCAAGCGCGAGCGGGTTAAGCCCACGCACAACCTCTGCGGACACCTTGATCGCATGGATCGCTGCGTCGGCCCCGCCGAGGCCCTTGTCGAGGAAGAAGAACTCTGCCACGAGGCTGCGAATAACACCCGTTATGCCTGAGGCCTTGCCTGCCAGCGCCGCCATCGGTGAATCGACGCCGAAGAAGTCCATGATCGACTCCGTGGCCCGGCCAAGGTAAGTCGGCGAGATACTGCGGAGGCTCTGCGTTATCTTGTTGTAGTTGACCGTGAACTCAGCCACCGCCTTGACGGTCCCACTCACATTGTCCAGCGCCTTAATCTCCGAGTTGCTGAAGTTGAACTTGGACACGAGCTTGTTCACAGTCCGCTTGATGGACGTCGTTTGGTCTGAAAGGCTTTCCAGCGGTGACTTCGCACCGAAGCCCCAGAGGATGAGGTCAACTGCTTTGCCAACCATAGCGCCAGCCGCGAGACCCGTGATCGTGGCGGCAACCACAGCCAAGCCCGTAATGAACCTTACCGAACCTGTCATCGCCTTGAGCGCCGCGTCGAGCTTCGCCTGATCCACGTTGAACGTGTCGAGAAGCGTACTGATTATGTTGCCCACGCTACCTGACACACCCGTGGGATTGAGCACCTTCATGGCCCCGGCGAAGAGCATGAAGCCCGGCACTGACAGTGCGAGCCCTGCGCTGAGGCCGACCACACCCACCCCGATGCCAAGGAACGCTGGACCGATGAGAAGCAGCGATGCTGCCGTAGCGGCAATCTGCCCGGCGCTCATCGACTTGAACGCGTCAAACATGGGTGTGACTGCTTTACCTATGGCTTCGCCTATCGCCACGATTGCAGGGGCGGCAATACGCGCCATCGCGGCAACCGAGAACCCGACACCCACGAGCGCGAGAAGCCCGAGGCCACCCGGACCCATCATGGCTGCGCCGAACGTGGTGAGCGCGGGCGCGAGAGCCGTCAGACCAGCGGCAAAGCCCGTCAGGAAGCCGCCACCACCCACAGCGCCACCAGCAGCGCCTGCCCCGGTTGCGAGCGTGGTAACGCCAGCGCTCGCCTTCTTGAAGACGCCCATCGACGACATCAGATTCTTGCCCACCTTGAGGACGCTGCTGCCAATACCGAATATGAGCCGCTTGCCCGCAATGAGTGACTCAACACCCATCTTGGCGAGGTATCCCGTAGATACGATCACCTGCGGGTTGAAGTCGTCGAAGAATTCCCCGAGGCGTATCCCGAACTTCTCGGAGAACCAGAGCCCCACGGAATCCTTGAATCCGGTCCACGAACCGCGCGTGGCTTGTGACCGCTCAGACAACTCAGCCATACCCTCAGCGACAGGGGCTATCGAGGCACGGAGCTTCTTAGCCGTGGCGACAATCTGGTCACCGTTCCTCGCGAGGTTCACGAACTGCTCTGCGGTACCCTCAAAATTCAGTGCTTCGAGCACAGGCTTCATGTTCTGCGTTGTGTCGCCCGCGAACTTGGCCATCCGCTGCGTCATGGCCTCTATGACCTCGACGCCTTGCCCGGAGGCCAGACTGTTACGTAGCTGGTCAACTGTGAGGCCGGTCAGCTTCGTGAACTGCGGACCGTACTCAGCCGGGTCAGTGAGCGCCTGCGACATTATCTGCGCCATCTCACCGCCGAGTTCACCCCAGTTTTGCGCGAGCGAGCCTGAGATAAGGGCGAACTGCTCGATCACGCCCTTCTTCATCGCGGGGTCTTTTAGCTCGGACAGGAATGCACCCAAGCCGCCCTCATTGATCTGCGACATCATCTTCTCGCGGAACTGCTCGAAGTCGAGTGGCGTCTGCTGCGCGAACCTCCCGAAGGTCGTGAAGGTAGCAGCAATCTCATCGCGCGAAAGGCCGAAGGCATCGTTGAGCCGGTACATGCTTTCGGCCACACCACCAGCGTCGGTACCAAAGGCCTTGGCGGTCATGGCAGCGAGTGGTGCCATTTCCTTGAGCACGTCAACGTTTGTCTCACCGGCTTCGGTCATGGCGAGGTACGCACGGCCAACCTCGTCGGCGTTGACCGCGTTACCGTACAGCGCACGAGTATTTGCGATGAGCGCTTCCGTGGTGCTGTACAGCGTTTCGCGTGTCATGCCAAGCTTCGTGTTGGCTTCAAACATGCTCTCCGACAGGCTCTGCGTAGCATCGGTGCTTATGCCCACTTGGTCAGCGACTTCCCCGGCGGCGGAACGCACCCCACCAAAAGCCTGTTGCATGGACCCGAGTGCCCGGTGTATCGCCGCGAAGCGTGTCGGGCCAAGGATTTTCTTGAAGAGGTTACTGAACGTGTCTTCAGCCTCTTCGCCTTCCTCCTGAAACGCCTTGACCTGACCGGTCGCCTTCTTGAGCGCCGGGAGGAGCATCTTCTGCATCGACTGCGGCATCTTGGTGAAGTGCTCGCGGGCACCCACGAGGTGAACGTTGAGTGCGTCCATGGCCACGTTGTACTTCGACTGCGCCTTGGGGTCGAGCCCAAGCTCCGCGAGGTCTTTGAGCTTCTCGGACGCCGTGGCGATGTTCTCAATGTTGGCCATGGCCTCCGCGAGACCCTTACTGACGAACTTCCCCTTCGCCATCGTCTGCAATTCTTTGACGACATCAACAGGCAAGACAGCTTCGCCGGGCGTCAGTAGTGCGAGCACGTCGTCAATCCCACCGGCACCGGGGACGATACCACCCTTCGCGAACTTGGGGAGCCCCTGAAAGACGCCACGCATGTCGGGTGGCTGCGTCATGTCTTTGTACGCGGACCTGAGCGCGATGCTCGTGTCGAAAAACTTGTTCCGCTTGAGCGGAATCGTTGCACTGAGCCGAAGGGTTGTCTTGCGGAGAGCTTTCGTGACGGCCATCGTAACAGCCCTGCCGATGGACTTCGCGCCCTTCGGCGACAACTCAAGAATGAGCGGTTGCGTGATGGGCTTGACGACTTTCCTGATCTTCGCGAGCGCCTTGCGATAGCTCGCAGCGGCGGTATTAGGCAGGGCCTCGAAGCTCTTCACCAATCTGGTGAGAGCCCCGAAGCCCTTGTTTGCGGAAGTGTATGCCTGTGCGTTCCACTTCGTGAGCGACTTGGTGAAACGCTCGTAGTCATTCGACGCACGCTGAAGCTCTGGCGACAGCGTGTTATCCAGCTGTAGGTAGAAGCCGATGGCGTCCGCAGCGAAGCTCATCGCTCATCCCCGTAACACAGTGTCAACGCTTCCGCATACTCTGCCTGACCCGCTGATTGTGCTGTTGCTGTGCCTGATGCTTCTCCTTCAGTTCGTCATTCAGGCGATTCACATGCCAATTCAGCGTGTCGAGCGTCATTTCACCGATGAAGTCACCGGTGTAGCCATTCCCACAGTTTAGCAGGAAGTACGTATAGACCCGAAGCGTCTCGGCATCACAGACTGCTTGGCCGAAAGAACTCGGCGGTGAACGGCATCGCCATCTTGTTGACCGCGCCACAACCCCGACACTCAGGGTAGACGGTCAAGTCGATGCCGGGCTCAACGCCCTCCACTTCGATTCTGATCTTCGCGGTATCCGTCGCCGACAACTTGCGGACAAACTGCTCGCGCTTATTGAGCTTCACTTCCTCTTCGTCTATCGACACGATCTGAAGCGCGATGCGCAGCAGGTACGACGGGTCAGCTGCGTCCACGGACTGAAGCAGCAGACGCTTCGTCCGCTTGACGATGCGCTCCTCGTCGCTGCCCCGCAGGAACCTGAGCTTCAGTTCACTCCCAGAGTCGGGCAGTGTGATCGCAATGGGCTCTTCGAGAGTCCAATCCTCAACGTCTTCCCCGGCCTTATCCGCCTTCTCCGCACGCGCGTCGGCGATGGTATCCGGGGTGTTTTCTTCGAGGTCTTCGAGAATGTTGACCGGCGTGCGCTGCATCTGGCCGCAGTACGCACACTTGTAATCGAAGTTGTAGTTGGGGCCAAACGTGATCGTCCTGAGCGCCAGCATGGTCGCCATGCGGTCCGTCAGCAGCAGGTCTTCATGCTTGAAGCCGCCGGGAAGCTGGACGCAACTCTTCAGGGTGAGGTTCATCCTGTCGAGGCCTTGAGCACCCTGCCCAAGCAAAAGTGCCTCCTCGGTGGCCTTGAGCTTCCTGATGCCTATGACACCATCAGGAATGCTGTCCCCGTAGAGGACGCCGCGAGAAGGCAAATTTGCCGTCGTGTAACCCAATTGCTTCGTATCAGACTGTGCTTCGCCCATCTTAATACCCCTTCGCTGAAAGAGGGCCTATACCAACTCCGACACAATGCCGGAACACACACACATGCATCGTCTCACCTGATTAGGCGAGGACGTTTCCGCCTGCGACCGGGATCGCCTTGTCGATGGTGAGCGTCAACGTGATGTTGATCGTGTCCTCACCCGCGAGGTCAACGTCGCCCGGATCGAAGCCCGAAGGCCAGCAACCGATGAGGTCGTACTGGCGGATGAACTCGCCGTTGGGCGCGTAGAGTTCCGCCCAACCGTTCTTCGCGTACTCCCACTTGAGGCCAATCTTGCCGGTCTCAGGATCATACACGAGCTTGCGCCACGCGTGCAGGATCGAGGACGTGTTCACAGGGACGTAGTCCTTGTAAAGCACGGACAGGTCGTCGAACGTCGGCAGGCCCGCGAACTTGCGCTTCTCGTTCACGTGCCCAATCTCGACGATACCGTTCGTCACCTTCGGGAGAGGGAATGACGCCAGCGAGAGCGACAACTCCTCGTCACCCGGAAGATCGGCGAAGTGCAACACAGCGTTGTTTACGCGCTGCGGCTCCCAGCCCTGCGAACCGACATGGTCTGCTACAAGGGAAATCGGCATGTGAGCCTCCCAACCTTCACCGCATCCAGAAGCCTAAAGGCTTCGCCTCATCGCGTCGTTACTCCGAGAATTCTACCCCGGAGGCGAAGACCGCGAAGTCCATCTCAATGCCCTCAGCGCCGGGCGTCGGCGTAAGGTAAAGCTTGCCCTTCATCGACCGCCTGCGCCGCAACGTCGGCGGGTTCGTAGTGCCGTCACACACGACCTTGAACGACTCCAAACCCCGCTGGGCCGCGATGTCCCCGAGGTGCTTGTTGCAGACCGTCTGGAACTTCTTCCACGTCGTCGGGTCATTCGGCTCGAAGACCAGATACTTCACGGACGTGGCGCAGAGCTTCTCGGCGCGCAGGAGCAAGCGGCGCACATGCACGTCGGTCAGCTGAGACCACTTCCTCTGAAGCGTCCGGTTGCCGAAGAGCGTCGGCCCCTGCCCCACGAAGTCCACGATGGGGTTGACGCGGTTGTCGCCCGTGAAGATCGGGCACATCTCGTCGCGGTCGTCCTGCGACGGACTGTACTCGACGGCATCCGAATCGATGATACCCCGGTTGTGTCCGGCGGCGGGGAACCATGGCGCGGCCACGCGGTCGGTGTACGCGAACCGTGCAGCGACGTAGCCGGATGTCGGCAGCCAGATGTTCTGCTTGTTGTACTCGTCGTACACACGCGACCACGACCACGTGAAGGTACCGTAACTCGTGTCGAGCGCGACGAGCGGTGCCTCCGGGTCAGTGGCGAGATCGCCGTTGTGCCAGTCAATCGCCTCGGCCTTGGTGAGCCCGAAGGGGGCGTCCACAAGGCAGATGCTGTCGAGGCGCTTTTCCGCCGTGGCAATCATCTCGTTCACCACGTCGCGATGGCTGACGCCCGGCACCGCGAGGACGTTGAACTCGATGGACTCGTTGTTCTGCACGGCCTTGAGGCCGGTCGCAGACGTGCCCGAGATCGTGCCGACGTAGTCGGCGGTCGTGAGGCCGGTGATACCATTGCGACCCTCAGTTGCGGGTGACGTGCCGAGTTGGTACGTGGCATTCGTCGGGGTACCATCGGTGATGACGTCCAGAGTGATGTACTCCGACGGATCGACCTCGTTCAAGATGCCTTCCTCGATGACCTTCTCGGCGTAGCGTTCTGAGGCCGGGTCGAGTACGAGGTTCACGAAACGCTCGACAATCGCGCGGGCACCACTCTTGTCCACCACGGCCTCGACGACGAGGTCGAAGGCGTCCACGGGCGCATTGAGGGCGCTCGTGTCGCTGATGATAACGGAAACGTTGTTATTCGCCCACGTCCCCGGCGTTGCCGCAACTGCGTCCATCAACGGAATGACGCCGCCCGGTATGGCGTCCACACCACCGGTCAGACCGACCGTCCCGATGTTCACGCCGTCAGTGACGAGCACTGCATTGCCGTCGATGCCGCCGGTCTTGTGCGTCACGTCCATCTGAGGAATCGTGACAGTGCCGTCCGCAACGTTCACGTCAACGCTCGTGAGCGCAATGGCGGCGATGAGGTTGGTCAGCGTCTCGGCAGCATCCGTGCCAATGAGGACGGGCACGTTGCCGGGGAGATAGCTGGCGTTGTCGTCGAACTCGAAGGTGTACTTGTGTGTATTCGCGTAGTTCACGCTGCTGACGTTGAACGCCTCGCCGTTGATCGCAGCGTGGAGCGCGGCCATCGCCTCGTAAGGATCGGTGATGCCCGTGATGTCCACCCACACCTCGGTGACGGGGTCAACCGTGTTGAACTCGAAGGTGGTCGGCGTCACGCCATCGGAGACAATGACTTGGTCACCAGACAGAGGCATGGCGCTGCCAATGAGCTTGAGCGTGCCGACCGCAGGATGTGTCGGGTCGCCACCGTCCATGCCAGTTGCGGCGATGCGCGCACCACCGACAGGCACCGAGAGCGCCACGTTACCGAGCGCACCGTCGTTGTCATTCTCAAGGTTAAGCTGCGGCACCGTGTCGTGGATGGTGACGGTCTCACCGTCACTCGGGTTCGTGGACGCGGTGAACGAAACGTTACCGCTGGCGTCAACTGCTGCCACGCCCGCCGAAGGCCCGTTGATCTCTACCTCAGCGCTCGCCACGCCGGTGACAGGAGTCTTGTCGGCGACACGCGTGTAGATCAGCTGGTCGCCCTCCTTGAGGTATTGAATCGCGGCCTGAAGGCCGTAGTCAGTCACGAGGGGTGCGCCGAACTTTTCGATGAGTTCCGGCTCATTGGTAACGAGCGTCGGGGTATCGACTGGCCCCTTCGTCGCGCCGCCAAGAGCACAGAAGCGCGTGAGGCCCAGCTGCGCAGCGTACTCGGAGAAGTCCAACTCATTAACACGAACGCCTGCACTCAGGATAGCCATCGGTCACCAACCTTCTTTCACATTAGCCGCCGAACCACGTCCGGTAGCCAACCCTCCGATGCGCCCCTGTTACGCAGGGCGGATTTTGATGTGATGCCGGTCAGCGAGGTGCTTCGTGCGCTTCGTCTGACAGGATGCATCCACCGGTCCATGCTTGCCGCGTGGCCCAAGGTTTACCGTCTCATCCTCGCCTGCCGCGTTGCGGAGCACGAGCTTGACGGACTGATTGAGCTTGTTATGGATTGTTATCATGTCGGCCACGGTCAACCCAACCTTCCTTGCAGATACGCCGCCTATATTGAATGGCCCCGATAGGGACCGTCAAACCTTTGAATATAGACCGCAGAAAGCGCGGTTGTCTTCGGAACGCGCAGCGCGAGGGTATCGCCCTTCGGTTGCACGAGGAAGACAGCGCCCACGTTCACGGAGGAATCTACAACACGCTGCGCCGAGTAGGCGGGGGCGGCAGCATCATCCTCAACCGTGACAATGTTGGGGCCACCGGTAGTGGCCGAAACGACAATTATGCACAGCCATGGTTCCCGTGCAAGTGAAAACCACTCATATTTTATCTCCTCGCCGAGGTCAGTTTGGGCGTCGGGAGCGACCTTTGTTTGCTCATATACCCGGCGAACCTCGATTGCAGACACGAGCACGTCCTGCGCGGCCTGATTACCGATGCCAGCGATGCGCGCGATATAAGAATCTTCATCGACAACGCTGAAGTAATGTACCTTCTGCCACAGGTCGCTCGCGGGAAGGATCAAACTGTCAGCGCTTGACAGTGTGTCAACATCGAACTTGCGCTGCACGACTTCGAGTTCAACCCGTCCTGACGCCGTATACTGGAATGACGTGGCGAAGACGTTAAGGCCGTCGTCATCGAGAAGCGTTGGGCTCTCGATCAATGGCACCTTGTCTGCCTGAACTGCCACGCCTATACGCAGGGTCAATGGCACGCCGCCAGCAAAGGCGTCCTTGGGGAACTCAACACTCGCTTTTACCGTAGCGTCACCCTCGACAGGCCACAACTCTGAGAAGCGGTTCTCAGGGAACTTGACGCGAAAGAGGTTCCACGACTGCACTGAAAGGTCAGCGGTGTCCAGAAGCACCCCGTCGTCGCCTACCTCCGCGTATACATCAGTGCCACCAACCTCGACAGGGTATCCGCCTTCAGTCGAGGGCTTGAACACCCACGTGCGCAGACTGAACGTGTATTCCTTGCGCATGTACCGCGCGCCTTCGCCTTCGAGGTCGGAAAGGTCACTGCTGCCGGTCATCTTGAGGGAATGCATGATCTCACCGAACGGCTCTTTGTGAACCACGGGGATGAAGAGTTCGTTCTCAGCGGCTCCGCGATTCCCGAGCTGTCCGTATATCCATTCGCGCATATAGACTTCGGTATACTTCTTGATGCACCACAGGGTGACGCGGTAATCAGTGCGGTAGTGCGACGGGAATGGATGCCGCTCATACTGCCCGGTCGCCTCATTGAAATACTTGGTCCTGAACTCCTTCGTCGGCGAACCGGGAAGCTCAGGATCGAGGACCGGCTCATCGCGTTCCAGCGTGGCGATGGGGAGGGGAAGTATCGTGAAGTCCTTCTTCGCCTCTTTGCGCATCTCTTCCGCGTCGGCACCCTTTACAAAATCCAGCCCCACGAGGAGGTCAACCACGGTCGCATACGCGCGTTGAGGGGTGCTGTACACACGCAAGATAGGGAACTGCGGCTTGGCCTCACCACCGAGATCGCCGTAATCGACAAGAAGCCCGCTAATCCAGTTGTAGAAGGCCACGTCGTGGACCCGCATGCTGTCTTCAAATGTCTCAGGGACCGCCATGGTTACGCGCGTCCGTTTCCATTCAGTATGTTCTTGACAAGAACGATGTCAAAACCCTGATCCTTCAGCCATGCGTAGAAGGTACTCACTTCGAGTCGCGGCTCGTCGAGACCGAACGGCTTTATCAGCCCTTCGGGGTCACCGAAGACTTTCTGGTCGAGGAACACGCGCCCGTAAAGATGCCCGTCCTTCTGCTCGTCGTCGATATGTATCAGGATATTCTTGCCACCCAGCAGGACCACAAGACAATGCTTCGCCTTGCTAACGAGTGTCTTTGGGATGTCTGCACGGTCGATACCTTCGAGGACAACGGTCTTCTTCACGGATATCCCGAAGCCGAGGTCAATGTCAACTTCAACGCAATTGACAGAGCGCACACGGAACGTGCGCCCACGATAAAGACGTGTCGGAAGCACCGTGTTCATGCTCCGTGCCTCCTGTGTTCACAGTTGATTGCCATGTACAGCCTCACGTTCGTGTTCTTCCAATAGCCCACACGGTCGATCTGAAGGAAGGTGTACTCGTCACCGTCCCATGACACGTAGTCACCCTGCTGCATCGTAACCCCCGCCTTGTCGAGGAGCGTGAGCGGGATGAAAAGCAGGAGGTCACGTATCTTGTCGAATCCGTACTTCTTCAATTCAAGCTCATGTGCCTCACGCTGAACACGGAAGTTAAGCTTCACGGGGTCGCGGAAAAGCTCCGTGTCCGCAGCGTCCGCAACGCCATCGCCGTGGGGTTGCTTCCACCCCGTTACCGCCATGCTCTCCGGTACCGACTCGCCCCACACGGGGTCAAACTGCGTATTGCCCGGCTCGCCGGTTGGCTGGTCGGGGTCAGTCATGGGCGTCGTGGCTTTCTTGAGCCCGTAGTAATCAAGCTCTGGGAAGTGCCGAAGCCACTTGGACTCGATCTGCCGCAACACGTTGACAATATCTTTGCCATAGGCCTTGGGCCATGTGGCAGAGATCAACGGGTCAGGTGGAAGATAGCTCATTTGAACACCGCCGGGAACCTCTTCTTCATGCGAGTGCGCACGCGCTTCATCACACGCTTGCGCACTCCGGGGGCCTGCCCTCGCATCACGTCATAATAGGGCTTCCAGTGCCTGCGCCTTGGAATGTGCATCTTGACCGACCCGTATTCGTGTACGCGGGCCAGCTTCCACAGCGGATACGGAACCTTCTTGCCCTTACTGTTCTGAGCCATCGTCAGCCGGTCGAAGCCCACACGGAACCGCATGCGATACTTCGACTGATGCTCGCGGAAGACCTGTATCGAATCAAGGTAGTGACGCGTGCGAATCATCACGCGCGGGTCGAGTCCTGCCTTGATCTTCGCGGCCCTGTACTCCGGGTTGAGGGGTGCGGCGTTGAAGTCCTCGAAGCCCTGTCGCTTGACACGATTGACAAAGCCTACCCGCGAGCTATCCGCGAAGCTTGACACCTCCGCTTCCGTCTCCTGCACAGCAACTTCAGCCAGCACCGTCACAATGCGACGGAAATTCGGTATGTGCGGTTTCTTCGGCCCACCCACAGCGCACCTCGTAACACAGTGTTACCCAATAATCGGGTTGATGGGGACCATTCGCAGCTTGATCTCCTCGATCAGCTTCTCCTGATCCGTGCGACCCTCCTCCTGAAGCTCAGCGTAGTCATTGTCCTCAACGCTGCCGTCAGGCATGTTGACGCCGTGGTACTTGCCACGAATGCGCCCGAGTATCTGCTTCACGAGCGCGGTGACGAACTGCAATATCCAATCCACGTCGCCATTCGGGACGAACTGCATCCCGGTGTCCTTGTCGTTGTCAGGCGTCACGTGCCACGTGTACGTGTAAGAGCACAGGTAATTCACGTTCGGCGAAACGTCGAGGAAGAGGTACAGCTTGTTGTCGCGCTCCCACTCGACGTGGAACTCGGGCTCTGAACTCGTCACCTGCCGCGCCTGTTCGAGGTAATCCAGCTGCTGCGCGAAGGCACCGTATGTGTCCCCGGAGCCTAGCAGCTGCCCGAATCGATATGAGTACGGGTTAAATGGATCGATGTCGCCTGTGTGGACGGTCGCGTTGACGAACTGAACGCGCGTGATCCCAGCGATACCCGCGTGATCGATGGGGCCATACTTCTTCTGCGCGGAAGTAATCGGGATGGCTTGGTTGGCGTGCTGAGGCCTGTAGCGATTGTATTCGCCAATGGCCTCGTCTAGACAGGAAAGCACGTCCTCATCGTCGGTCTCGACGTCAACGCCCGTGCAACTGGACGCGCCGAGCCGACGATTCACATGCTCCGTTATCTTGGACCGCTTGAGTCGATTGTTCGGCACAGTACACCTCCCGGTTAGCCGTCAGCGGGAAGCGCCCTACGCCTCGGGGTCGCCCTCGCCACCCTCGCCCGCAGCGGCTTCCTCAATATCGGCGATGCGCTTCTCGATGGCGTCGAGTGCGCCCTTGCGGGCTTCACCCTCAAGCTCGATGGAGAGCCACGAGTTGAGTTCCTCGACGTCGTCCATCTTGGCGACCATCTCCTTGATGAGAGGGATGGTGTAGTCGCTCACCGTCTCGACTTCGGGAGCGCCAGAGCCGCCGTCACCTGTGCCTTTACCATCCGCTTCACCCTTGTCAGAAGCCTCCGGGGCAGGCTTGGCTTCTTGGGGACAGGGAAACAAGGGGCCTTGCGAGCTGACGAACTGCTCGTAGTGCGCTCCCGTCACGGAGTAGATGCCATCGCCACCGGCCTTGCGCTTCTCCCATGGGGCAACTCTGACAGGACGCCGCTCTTCATTGAATATCTGGACGGGAGCGTCTTGCAGGTTGACGAACACTTGGTCCGACATGGTAAGACCCCTTTCACAGACTGCCGATAGCAGTTGTCCTCGACTTGACAACCCTCACATCAGAGGGTCGCCAAGGCGAGGGGGTGGTTTCCCACCCCCTGCCAAGGAACGCGGAGCTTACACTCCGAGGTCGATCCTGACGTACATCAGGTTGTTGACCATCTTGGTGGCGTACCGGGACGCCATGCCCTTCTGCGTGATGAAGTCCGCAGTCTGCAAGGACTCGGTGCTGTAGAGCAGCTGGTACGGGCTCCACACCATCCCGGCCTCGAAGAACTGCGAGCCCTTGAAGCCCATGAGGATGTTGCCGTAATCCGAGGCACCGACTTCCTTGTCGAGGTGCAAGTCCTTGTAGACCCTGTACTTCTTCAGGAGCGTCCCGATGAAGTGCAGACCCTGCACGTTCGACGGGCGAGGTGCCGCGACGAACATGCCCTGAGGGAGCGACTCGATGACGTTCGACGCGCCCTCATCGACGACCAGCCAGTTGCCGTAGCCCTTCTGCGTCCGTGCCCAGATGCGGTTGGACGCCTGATGGAGGACATAGCCGATGTCCTTGAAGTGGTCCTGCTGGTTGTATCCGGGCGTCGAGGGCGGCGTGATGGGGAACGACGCGACGACCGGCGCGACGACCCACATCTCGTGGATGATCTGCCGGGCGATCTCGAAGTTCATCTGCTCTGCCGCGCCGGAAACGAGGTTGGGCTCAAGGCTCACCCCGAACTCGGCCATGATGTCCTGCATGGACTCCATGCTGTAGTTGATGAGGATCGCACGACGCTCTGTCTCGACGGTGGAGGTGATAATCTGCACGTCCACCTGAGGCGTGAGCTTCGACCCTTCCGAGTCCCAGCGGTACGTTGCGGTCGCCGGGGTCGTGGTGAAGGTCGTCGTGTCGATGACGATCTCCCAGACGCCGGTCTTGTAGTCGATGACGCTGGACACGATGGAGAAGCCAGTGCCGCCGGAAAGAATGAAGGCACCCTGCGAGTTGTCATTGAACGTGACAGTTGCAGCACCTGCGGTGATCTGTGCGGTGAGCTTCACGGTGCCGGGGCGAACGCCGCCGCCGTCGTGCTGCTTGAGCGTGCCACCGATGGTCGTGCCAGCGCTGCCGAGCGTGGCGACGGTCTCGATGTCGATGACTTCGTTGGAGAAGTTGAAGCCAGCGTCCTGCTTACCGGTCTGCGCGTCGAAGAGGCGCATGCCCTGATGGTACGAGCCCTTGCCCTTGCCGACGATCCAGTTCCAGTACACGATGGTCGCGTTCCGGCGAGTCGTGGGCTGGACCGACACGAGGTCGTTGATCGGGTTCGTCGGGAAGGCGGCGCGGATGATGGGGAAGATGTAGTCGGAGAAGCCGCCGACCATTGCGGAGCGGGTGACCTCGTCGATCACGAACCGACCCTGAGGGTCGAGCCTCTTCCGGCACTTCGTCGCCATCCAGCGCTTCGCGTTTTCGAGCATCAGCGCCGTCTGCGAACGCAGGTTGTCGTCGGGGATGCGGAGGTCCGCGTCGTCGGACTCGGAGAAATACTCCTGCCAACCGCCCTCTGCTTCCGGCGTATCCGCGAGGCGAAGACCCGCCTCGATCATGCCCTCGTAAAGTCCGTCATTTCCCAGAATCATAGCCTAACTCCCTTTTCCTTGACGTTTCTTAGCTACTCGGTGCCGCCATCTTTCTGACGGCCCCACCAGCCATACGTGCCCCACGGCTCGGGTTGACTCCTTGACGCTGCGGACCACCGCTAACGTCAGACTCGACAACCATACCGCGCGCGGGTAGCGCACGACTCACAACAGGTTTCGGCGGCGTCACAGAATTCCGGGCCGCTTGCCTCTTGGCGGCGACCGCAGGAAGAAGCTCTTCAGCAAGCTCAATGACCGCGTCGGCATCCACTGCCTTTTCAAGCGCAGAGCGGAAGTCTTCAAGGCCAGCGACCTCATTGATTGCTTCGTCCACGGCTTTCTGCTTCGCGTCATCAACCTCTACAGTGGATTGCGAGGATATCACATCCCGCGCAATGGAAAGCATCCCACGAACACGCTCAAGTTCGGCCTTCGCGTCTTCAAGGTCTTCCTCAAACGTGTCGTCGTCGGACATGCGTGCGGCTTCGAGTTCCTCTTGCGTAGTCTCCAATTCGGCCCGGAGACTCTCAACTTCCTCAGAGGCGCTTTCGACTTGGCCCTGAAGGTCATTGATCACGCTTTGGGCTGCCTCATCCTGCTCGGGGTCACCGTCTGCAACGATGTTGGCGAGGACTTCGTCAATGTCCGTCAACGCAGTGTCCGGGCTGGCCTCATGTGATTCCTTCAGCGTTCGGACCAACCAGTCCTGAAGCTCGGTGACATCTTCGTCCGACATGCCGTTCGAGCGTCCGAGGCTGTTGACTCGGCTGAGTTGACCCATGAGATCAGACATGAACTTGCGCCGGGTGGACTCGTCAAGGCCCTCCACGTCAATCTCGCGCAAACTTGTGACTTCCGCAAGACAGGACTTCGCATCCTCAGTGAGGCTACTCGGTCCGTTCGCACTCTCCGTGGTACGCTTCCCCTTTCCTCCGGTAGGTTGCGGATAAGCTCCGGGTGTGGAAGGGCGCATCACAGCGTCAAAGGTAACGAGTTGGAAATCAGACTCATTCACCTTGCCGCCGTCGTCAACAGAGCCATTGCCCCGCGACGATACACCCCACCTGACCTTCTTACGTGTGTACTCCTGAAGAATGAGACCGTTGGGGGTGTCCAAAAGCTCGGAGGCACCCCATACCACGCCGTCTTCTCGAAGGCGTAGGCTCCGGGTGACAATCGCGCCTTCCTTGCCATCCATGCGGCCATCCGCAGGATGCTCAAGGTGCCCGACCATGCCACCGGCTTTGATATTCTGCTGAGCGTCACTCGACTCGTTGCCGACGATGCGCTCCCATATCTTGCGTGAGTAGGTTCGACCATTCGCGTTCTTGGTATCGGAGCGCTGGTACGGACCTTCGACGATCCAGACGCCGTCCTTCACCGTCTTGATGGGCTTGCCGCCGACCACGCGCTCGACAAGCTCAAGGTCTTCAAAGTTCTCGACGATGTCAACCGACTCGTCAATTGACTCAATGAGAAGTTGCGTAGATTCGCCTAGCGCGAACCACGCCTTCTTGCCCTGCTTAACGCAGATGACTTCGGGGATAGAAAAAACGCAGGCTCCTGCATCGCCGAAGCCTGAGTCAAGGCCTTCACATATGGGACCGAAGGCTTGGGAGATTTTGGGGTCCATCCGTCTCCTCCTCAAAGCTCACTCTCGCAGTGCGGTCACCCCCGCGAGGGAACACTGCAACTGCACGGCCAGTGACGAGTGAAGCCTTAACGGCTCCGAACTCTTTCGCTATGTCAATGGCCCGGTCACCAAGTTCGCTGCAACCCCACCGCCTGAAACATGCACGCGCGGCAGGGATATCGCCACTGAGGTTGTAGCTGCTCGCGTCCGCGTCTTGGATGTGGAGGATGAAAACATGCTTGTCCCGATTCCACTCCAAGGCGAAGACCTCACCGGGTAACTTATCCGGCAGAGGTGCTTCAGCCACGTACAGCCTCCCTCACTCGTCGTCAGGCTTCGCGCCCCTCGGTGTCTCGCACGAAGGACACGCTGAGGGATAGCGACCCGGATAGATCGGCAGCGGAAAACCGCAACCGCAAATTTCTCGGTTGCGGTTGCGGTTCAACGCCTTCAAGACTCCGTTTGTCAGTTTCACGCTTCTGCCCTCGACTCCCACCGCTGAAGGTCGTCAGTCCATGACACGATGGCGAGCCTGCCATGCTGCGCTTTGCTCACCGCGTCGGCCTTGAAGCGGAGGTAGCTGTCGCCAGCTGTGAGTTCGCCGGGCTCGATGGCAAAGACAACGCGGGCACCGGGGACCACGACCACGCTTGTGACCTCGCTGCCGAGGTTACGTATTTCGATGCCCGAGTACGCGTCAACCTTACCATCGTCGTCTGACTCCTCCACAGAGAAAGTGAAGGGTTCATCACCGAGGTTATCGACCATGCCGAAGAGGGGCGCAACAAGCCCGTCCGCTTCAGCCCGGCCAAGCAACTTGAGCCCGCCGATGACCGGCTCCAACGCTGCGGGGGTACCGGCGACCTCACCGACTTCAAAGGTCTCTATTCTCGGTAGCAACTCGGTCGGCACAGTCATGATTCATCCCCTCGCGTTACAAGCGCACGCAGAAGCCAGACACTACACCTGAAACGCGCTTAAATCTTCAGCGTTTCGAGGTTCATGTCGGCACGAATCTGCACCTGCAAGCGCGTCTCGCCGAGGCCGACGACCCGCATGTGCGTGTCCACGCCCTCGCGGAGGAGGAGCGTATAGTCGCGATGCTCGACCTGCGGAATCACCTCGTCAACCACGCCCTTGAGGTTGTCGGCGTCCGTGGTGTCGGCCCACGTGCTGCCATCGGGAGAAACCTGCACGGAGACGGTGCCGTCGTAAAGGCCCTCTGCGTTCTCGAATCGCATCGAGACCTTTCCGCCATGGACGACGCGGAACTTGAGGACTTCACCCTCGGTGGCCGGAAGGCCAACGTCGAAATTCTGCACCGCAGCAACCTGACTCTTCGGCATGACCGACCTCCTTCTTCCCGTGACACAGTGTTACCTAACTACGAGTCCGAATAATAGGTGGGGGGTAGTAGTTTGTCCAGCGTATTTTCGCCATTTTGTTGACGCTATGTCACGAGGATTTAGCGCTGACGATTGACAATGTCATCGACATAGCCGGTTGTCATCTCGATCTTTCCGGCCTCAAGTGACGCGGGGATGGGAAGGCGCTGCTCGATCAACCACGCGAAGAAGTCTTCCATGTCTGGCCTGTCTTCGTTGGAACTCCACTGCTCCGCGAAGACCTGAAGCCACTCACTGGAACCGCCCACAGCAGCATTCCCATACTCGTCTATGGCGAGCACAGCCTTGGACCCCTGCACGGAATTCAGGAAGATTCGACCAACCTTGCGAAGGCCGCTATTGCGCTCCTGTAGTTCCTTCACGACGTCAATCTCAGGTCGTGCGTTGACTGCCTCGATCCATGGGCTGATGTCAATGCCATCGCCGAGTGACTCCTGAAGATTCGCCAACGCAGTCAGGTACTCACTGCGATGCAGGTCTGTGTTTTCGCGTGCGCTCACGATACGTGCGGCCATATCGGCATCCGCAGCCCCGGCCAACACAATGTCCTTCGCGTCACCCATTGCCCAGCTATACGGCTCTTCCCCGACAAGTGGAGGTATGGGCTCGAACTCGTCATACGCGACTTCCAAGCCCTCACCCAACGCCCACGAAATTGTCCACCAATGTGCCCACAGAACCACAGACACGCCCTCGGAGGAGAGCGCGAAGTCAACCGGAACATCTTCCTCGTAGTACGGGGAGTGCAATTGGAGCCCACGCATGCTCGCCTGAACAAGGTCTATCACAGCTTCTCCTTGCCAACCAACACAAACACTTTCTCAGGGGGTTGCTTCTGCGGTCCGAAAGCTGTCCAGCCACGCTCTGCACACATGTCAAGAATAGCGTCTATATCACTTTGATTCGCGCACGTGGCACGGTAAAGGTAATCGAGAAGGTTAATGCCGTGTCGAACGTTCACTTGATACCGTGACATCGTGTTAAGCGCGCCAGAAGAACTGCCGTAGCCTTCGTCAAAATCCCTTTTCCATTGCTCGGGCGTCATCAAGCGCTCTTTGACGTCACTGCCAAATTCGTCACCACGACCGACAACGACGCAATCAGTGCGCAGAGCAAGAGACTTATCAAAGTAAAGCACGTGATCCTGCTTCGTGGCTGCCTTACGGAAGCCCAAGAATACACCCTGCGTACCGCCATAACCGTAGTCTGACTCAACCGAAGCGCCTGTGTTGCCTGCGCCCCAGAACGACCTGACATTATGCGCCATGAGAATTGGCAATTCACCCAGCGACTTGATATACGACTTGGTGGTGCTGTTCAAACCATGCCCTACATAGAAGTGCTTGCCAAAGAGCTTTTCCAGCTTTGCCCTGTCCCAGCCAAGGCGTTCGTGGCGCATGTACCCCACACTGCCTTCGTCGTACCGCCCGGCGAGCAATGGTTTGGCCTCAGCCTTAGCCTTGGTCACAGAGATTCCAAGAGCTTTTGCCGTTTGCTTCTGCAAGGCAGACAACGCCAGATCGTCGGCACCCTTACGGTACAGCTCCATGGCAGTCGTATACTCAGGGGTCACAACGCCAGTACCGTCCGACTTTGGCTTAATTTCGCCACCACTCTGATTCAAGTAGGCCTGCTTGGACCAGAATAGAATCTCTTTATCCTTCTCCGTAGCCACAGACATATCGATGCCGGTTGCCTGCGCAAAGAGCGTGAACAACGTTGCAATAGTTGCTGCGGACGCCGTCCCCTCAATGTACCCCCAAGACTGCCCTTGATGGCCTTTAACGCCCGTCTGCAATCCGGGCAGATTGGAGTCCATACCCGTGGAGTTCACGAAGAGTTTTGCGCCCAACGCCTTGGCCACGATCACAAACTGGTCCTGATTAGCGCCTGCGTAAACGTCATGGCTATCGTGCTGAAGAAGCAACGTGCCGTCCGCCTCCTGAACTACCTTTGGCCACTTGGCGTGGCTGTTCCCCTTCACGTCGAAAGCCTTCGGCACGTCGGGTTGCTCGTCAGATTCATCGACCTCAGGGGCTTGCCACAGGAACTCGCCCAGCTTCGGCGTGTGCTTACCCTTATGCGCAAGGAGGTCAGCCATGATAGGCTCAATGTACAAAGTGAGGTATTCAAGGTACATCCCGGCCATCGAGTTCACGATAGCGTTGGGCTCGTCCATCGGGCCATAAGTTCCAGCCGTCTTACCAGTAGCCTTTATGATCGCTATCAGGTCGGGCTTGATAGCAAAACAGGCCGCCATGGTCTTCTCGTTTACCGCCATATCCTGATTAGCCCCGCCGCCATCCTCTTCAGGGGCGAGGTGGTAGTTGATCGACTTGATCGCGGCTTGGATTTTGGACCAGAAACCGTTCTGCGAGTCCACGGCCAATAGGTGCGGCCCCCCACTCCCCGTCACTTGCTTGATAACACCGGACTGCTTGAGCAACTTCGGAACAGCAAGCATCCCGGCGTGGCGTGCCATACGGAAATGAATGAGTGTTGCCGGAACCTTCTTACCCGGCGACTTCTCCCACATCACCGCCTTGACCATCACCTCCTGCTGCTCTATGGAATCACGGTCCACCTTCATCGCTCGCCCGCGTATCGGATACGCGGAGGCTATCGCTATGTCTTCCGCCTGCGCCTTGCCAAAACCCAAGGTCTTCGGATCAATGCGCAGCCGTGGTGCCTTCATCGACATCTTGATCTTGCCGATCTTCGGCCACTTGAAGTCGCTCTGAAGCTTCTTCAGCACCTTGGTCCAATCCTTCAGGTAGTTCTTCTGCCGTTTGTACAGCGTGTCAAGAATCTTGGTGCGCTTAGCCCCCGTGATATCCTCAGACGCGAAGATGGGCGCGAGGAGCCCCTGAATATGCTTCTCCGTTAGCTTCCTGATCTTCTCGATCATTTCCCGAGCGGCCTTCCAAGCCAACTCAGGTATCTCAGCCGTGGAGGCACCCCAATCATTCAGAAGCTTCTTTGCGTAGCCCTCCCCAACATTGCCCTTCGGATGCCAATGGGGGTCGAGACTCTCCGTAAGGCCCTTGAGTACGAACTTGAAGGCCTGTCCTCGATCAACAGGAACAAGACGCCCGGCCTTGAGTCGCATCCAGTTCCCGCGATGCCCGTCATGGTCACCCATGAACATGTCGAGCATATGCTGTGTAAGGATTTCACCCTTGTCTTCATCCGGCAGGTCATTGGGGTCTGACTCAGGCGGCGAGCCTTCAAGCAATGGCTGGAAACTCCCGAGCTTCCCGTTGAACTCCATTTTCCCGACAGGTACCGTTGGCGTCTTGTCAACAAGCTGCGCCAGTTTGAAGGCTGCAACCTCAACGTGTACCCGAACCTCAGCTTGGTCCTTTGGCGTCTTGAAGAACCATTGAAAGCCACCCGGCGAGGAGAGGACAGCGCAAGGATTGCTCCCACCGCTAATTGTGCCGCCCGTGTCCTTGAAGAGTCCGGGCTCAGGCGCACTGACCTGCTGTAGTATCGCGGGTGAATCGAACGCGATTTTAGCTGTGCCGATCTTCACGACAGGGGCAATGACGGGCTTCCACGCGGGCACAGCTGCGTATGACTTCTGCACCATTCCCGTCGCCGTGGGCGGCGCACCCACCGGAGCTTTCGTCTTCTTCGCGAGCTTGTTCTTGCCCTTGTGTGAGGCCTTCATGCGCGCCTTGAGCATACCGATGACAGCTTCGTACACAGGCTTCGTTGCAGCACCGGGTATGAACAAAGACGCCACGTCCTGCACAACTATCTTCGTCATAATCGACCATGCAGGAAACTTGACCTTCTTCATCCACGCCGTGCTGAACGTCGTCATGTTTGTACCGACGGCCTTCAAATTTCCGCCGTTAGCGTAGAGTTGCTGAATCAACTTATTAGTCTTGGGGTCAGGGTGAGTGAACCACGCGTCGGGATTGCCAAAGCCTTCGTCACCGGACACCGGGAGGTACGCCCCCATTGCGGTGTCGGTCGCGGACAAAACGATATACTGTCCGGCCTTATTCTGTGAGAACATAAGCTTGTGCTGCTTCTTCATTGTGTCCGTGACAGCGAGGTAGCCAAGACACACAAGAGGTGCCCCGTGCAGCAGGAACACGTCACCAAACGAGACACCCGGAACACTGGCGTGCTGACGTGAGCAATTGAAGGCGGCAGGAGCATACCCCTCTTCTGCTACGACGTCCTTCAGCACCGTGAGCATTTCTTCGTTGACCGGATACGGGCACTTGAACAAGAGCGCGCGCCATATGTCAGCCTTGCTGGTGTCCGCAGGGATCGTCTTAGTCTTTGCCATGACCGGTGAGACGACGGGGTAGAAGTCTTTAGCCTTCGTGGCGTATTCCTTCTTGCCGGTCGGCCCTTCAGCCTCCATCTGCCAATACAGCGTGCGCCAATCGAAATCAGTACCCGACTGCATTACAATCGCAGTCGTGACAAAGCCCCCGGTGGTCACGTACCGCATGTAACCAATAACAGTCTGTTGTAGCTTTTCAATTTTGACGGTGACCTTAACGCCGGGCGGAGGATAGCCCTGATCCAACATCGACAGCGCTGGAATCCATGCCCACGTCTTTGCGTCCGGTAAACTCAATGAAGCAGACACCCACGCCACTGCACCCGCTGGGACAGCGTAGTCAACAATACTGGCCTGCTGGTCTGTGCCGGTGGCCGCTATCGTGTGCATGTCATTCGGATTGAACGCCACAACGCCGGTCTGCCCCTCGACGTCCTGCGGACCAGTGACCTGACTATACGCGTCGGCCTTCTCACCCGTGAAGAGGTGCGGCCAACCCTTGTCAAGAAGCCACTTGACCGTGGCGTCGGTGACCAGCTGATCACGCTTGTGCAGTTCCCCGTACCACGGCAGCTTCTGGTACGAAAGGGGCACTGGCTTGAATGTCACAGCGTCAGTCTCACTGCCCGCCTTCAGGGGGTCGCCGCCCGTGATATAGCCAATGAAGAATCGCGTGACTGAGTCGTTGCCCTTGAAATCGCCTAGATAACCCACGGGCTTCACGGCGAGGCCTGTCTCCTCGTACACTTCCCTGACAGCCGTCTGCTCAAGTGACTCGCCCTTGTCCACGGTCCCCTTCGGGTACGTGAGCGTGTACCCGCCGTAGTCGTTCATCGGGTTGACCAAGAGGAAGAGCGTGCTCGGTGCGGGTGCCATGGACTCGCCGTCGCTCATCATCGCCAGCGGAGGCATGACGGCAATGATACCTGCTGAGATGTGTCCTCCCGTGGGGAGCTTCGCCATGGGGGGCTGCTCCACTGGGTCGGGGTCATCCCAGCCGTATGGCAGAGGAACACCCGCCCCGATATTGGCGTCATAGGGGGTCTTCAGCGTCAAGCCTTGGCCGTTCATCTTGCTGAAGACCATCTCACCGGTAACCGAATTCATGTCGGCGCTGTGCTTGAACGCGATGGTGTAGCTGTTCGCAAGGTCTTCGACTTCGACGAGGTACGTGGCATCGTCGTCCTTGTGCCGCAGGACCGCCAACTTTTCACCTGTTGGCTCGCCCATCTTCGTCTGGTCTACCCACGCAATCAACTTGATCTTCTGGGGCTCAGTGGCGGGCTTGTACACCAGCTTAGCACCGACAGGGAATGGCGCGTCGTCTGGCGACGGGACGTAAATCAGTTTGTCTTCCAGCGCCACCTTCTTCGCGGTGCTGCTCAGCGCATAGTTAAGCTTCGGGAACGCAACCACCTCCTTGCCGGGGGCCGGGAGGAGTTCGTCCACCACGTCCTGCAAAATCTCGATCATGGGGCCATACGCCATGTTCCCTGAGAGCGCCTGCTTAAAATTGATGTTCCCCTTCTCAGTCATGATGATGTAGTAGTGCTTCGGCGAATCGCCATCTGGTTGTCGCGCGTACCCGATGATCGTGCGCGTCTTGGCGTGCCCGTAAGCAAGCTTCCCCCCAAGATCAAACATGAAGATGGGGCTGTCGCCCTTCGTGAGGGGTACAAAGCCCTTCTTCGCGATGAACTGAAGTGCCTCCGGGGTGCCTGACATCTTCGACGGGCCAGCCTCCGAGTCCAGCGCGTCTTCAGCACCTCGCTCGGGTCGCGGACCTTCGGGCTCATAGCTGGACGTGACCGGCTTGCCTATGGACGCGTAATCGATGACGTAGTAATTGGGGTACGTGATTGTGTTGCCGCTCAGCGTGATGGTGTCGAACGCATATGCCAAGACAACCTTGCCGTCGTCTGTATCGAAGGCACTGACAAGGGTGTAATCCTTGTCGCCGAGCGCAACAGGGCCACCGGCAGAAAAGCCCGGCGGCAGGCTAATCGCAGACGCCGTTGTCCAATTCGGTATGGTCACGTACTTCTCGCCGGTCATCGTGCCGTCAACGTGCGTGGCAATGTCTACACCACTGTCCTCAATCGACTCCTTCAACTGAGTCTCGACATTGCACCCTGTCGCTGACGCATGCAGGCGCAACAGCTGATACATACCGTCGTCAAAGCCAAGGACCAAGTAGTTCCCCAGACCTTGCCGCTTAACGATGGTGCCGATCTCGAACTTCATCGGAGGCCCGCCTTCAGTGGCGGTCGTGGGCGTGCCAGCTATTTCCGGCGTTTGCGAGGCCACGTTCAAGACATTCGGGTCTTTCCAGCCCGACAACTTGATGTTGCCCTCCGAAATGATATCAGCGAAGTCACCGTCATCCTGCCAGATTAGCTCGCCGTCAGGATTGCGGATGATGATGATCAAACCCTCGGGCGTCGTATACACCGCGAGGAACACGAACACGTCGCCGTTCTTGTCTGTGAGCGTCATGCCCTCTGAGAGGTGCCCGCTAAAACGATTGTAAGCCGCCATTGACGAGTCTGTGTCATTGAACGACGCCTTCTCAAATGTCGTGTAGTGGTTGGGGAAGTCAGCCGCGAGAAGCTCGTCGATCTCGCCTTCCTGCGTCGTAACAGGCTCCTGCACAGCCGCAGGTGCCACCACAGTCTGGCCATACAGAGTTCCGGGCATGTCCTTGTGCGCCTGCTTGACGACAGTCGTGCCTCCGGTCAGATCGCTGGTAAAATTGTGGTCCAAGATACCTACCACTTTGCCCTGCGGATTCTCGACCATGTGTACGACCGTACCTGACGCGTTCTTCCACGCGCCAAGATACACGTAGTCCACGCCAGCCAACGTTATTATGGAGTAAACACCCAAGGGCGTCTTCTTACCCAACGCCACGAACGCCGCCTTGGTGCTCTTGACCGGGGTGGTCTTTGAGTTCTTCCAAGCAGGGCCGCTGAGATACTTGGCGACCTTCGCCTTTTCCGACTTCTTCGCAAGCGTCTGCTGAAGCTTGATGCCGTCCTTGGGTATCGGGTTGCCCTTCACGAACTGCTCGAAGTATGGGCGCACGTCAGCGTCACGTGGGATGTTCTCTAGAATGTGCTGCCAGTTGCCCTTCTTCCAATCGGCGATGAAGATATGAAAGAGGTTACCGGCAAGCTTGTTCTGTGCTGTCCATCGCCGAGCGGAGCCGAGAAGCTTCTTGGCAAATGGCGGCGGAATGTTCTTGCCGTAGTACGCCTTCCATACGAGCGAGATCACCTCGGCCTCAACGCCGCTGAACTTCGGATCGCCAGCTGAGGAGACGTACCGACCGCCGTCAGGATGGAAGTAGGAGATGCACGTGTTGATCGTGTCATTGTACGATAACCACGACAGCGGATTCTGGCCATACTTCGGCGGCTTCGCCGATAGCTCGTTGTACTCCTTGACGATATCAGGCGCTTCCGTGGCGAGGATGAAGTACGCCACGAATGGAGCCCACACAAGCTTCGCAGCCTGCTTCGGGTTCATGCCCGTGAAGACATACTTCTTGAACGCCTCCAAGACCAGCTTATCGTCAGGCGGCGTGTTGCGCTTGAGGAACGCAAGGTCACGTGAGGCGGCAATGCGATACTCAACGTCTTCCGCCATCATCGCACGATACAGCGTTCGGAACGGGTTCGGTGTGTGATAGCGCCTGTACACCGCGTTCCCGACAGCCTCAGCGCTCTGACCGAATGCCTGCCTGAGGTCCAGTGGCCATCCTGTTGCACGCATGTAGTTCTCAGTGAAACGCGCTGCCTTGCGTGGGTTCAGATCGTACTCGTAACGCCACGCGCCGAGTGCGAAGCGATTGTACACACCTTCCGGGCGAAGGGTCATGAGTTCCGTCACGGGATCAGCCGGAATGATGCCCTGCTCAACTGACTCCTTGAAGACCCGGTCGGACCACGCACGCCCGCTGGCTGAACCGTGTAGGTACCACGATTGAATCAGCGCGGAGTCCTGAAGGGTCTTGAAGGATTGCACCTCTTCGAGATACGGCTTCGCGTTGACCGCGAAGAAGCGGTGCAGCTTGGCAACAACATCGAGAGTCACGTGACCGCTGGCGAGAGCCTCAGCCATACTGAAACCAGCGACACCGGGTAGCTTCCCCTCGGGATCACTGTGGGCGTCTAGGCCCTTCTGGGCGGCACGCTGAACAATCGCTGGAACGATGAAGGTCATTGGCATAATTAGCCCTCGTAACACTGTGTTAAGCGGTTGCGGACATTATGCACTTTAGATGGCAGGCGTCAAGGCCTGCCAATCGGCATCTTCTCCATGAACCTGCTCGACCCAACGCATACGAATCGTGTCAACGTGAGTTGGGCTCATCTCAGCCATGTAGCAGACACGACCGAGCGCCTCAGCTGCGGCGAGCGCGGTACCCGATCCACCGAAGGGATCGAAGACAATTTGGCCTTCCGAGGTCGAGTCCTCAACCATCTGGGTAATCAATTCCACGGGTTTCTGGCAGGGGTGCAGCTTGTTGACCTTGGGCTGCGGGTACTCAAAGACATTCGAGCAAATCCGGTTCGGCTTCGGCAACGCAACGCCAGCACGACCGCCGTAAAGGAGGAGGTCGAACTGATGCATGTAGTCACCCTGCGTGAGGTTCCACGAGTCCTTCGCCCACATGAGCCACTGGTGTACCTCGCCCTTGTTCATTAGCCATGACTCGAAGAGGTTGGGCAGGAAGCGACTCGCGCAAAAGACATACGACGCGCCCTTCGTGACAGACAGGATGGTCTTGCACATGGCAGTCAGGAACATCGCCCACGAATCGCTGTCCATGTCGTCGTTATCAATGCCCTCCCACGAGTAGTTCTCGTAATCGACATTGTACGGCGGGTCGGTGATGCAGACGTGCGCCTTCTTGCGCCCGAAGAGGTCGAGCACTGCGCCGGGTTGCATGATGTCGCAGCACGCGAGACGGTGCTTGCCCAACTTATAAATGGTGTCCTTCTTCGACGCGGCTTTGTCTGGTGCCTCGGGTGTCTTGTCCTTCGCCCTGTTCTGAAGCTTCTTATCCTTCGGCAACAGCGCGTGAATGGACTCCTGTAGCTCAGCGAAACCCATCACGTCAAGCTGCGGCAATGACTTGCGTATCGACTCAAGCTGAGGGAGCGCCTTCTCCGCGTCCCAATGGCCCTGCACCGCTGGGTTATTCATCACGAGGTTCGCCGTCTTCTCAGTCACCTCATCGAACTCGACGACGATGCAGTCCACGAACTCAAAGCCCTCCTCAACGAGGCCTCTGATTCGCTGATGCCCCGAAATGCAGCGCGGAGGATCGACGGCAACGTTGACCACCGGTACTTCGAGAAGGGTCAGCGCGCGGAGGGATTCCTTGAGCCCGCGAAGAGCGTCGGGCGTGATGTCTCGCGGGTTGTAGTCGGCAAGCTCGATGTCAGCTAGGCGAAGCTTCCGGGTCTCCGGCTGAAGCGCTGCGGGCATTTTTGGTCTCCTTCACAACTTGCGCGAGCGCGTGTGCGCGTGCGCCGTTACTCGACATGGCTCTCAGCCGGGTGTAAAGCCTGTGCGCTGATTCAGCGGTCTCGCGCACGATCTTACTGGTTTCAGACTCAGGGTCATCAAGTTCCTTGAGCCTTTGCGCCGCCCTCTCTGCAATAGCCTTGCGCAACTCAGGTGACAACGCGCTGAGCGCCGCGTGTAGTTTGTTCTTTGAAGCCGTCAATCGATCATTGGTGTCACGGCCTGCCACTTCGCCCCCTCGCCATGTACGAACGTGGCCCATCGCTTCCGCACGATGTCGCAGAGCCGGGGCGTTCGCACGTATCCGATGAGCCGACGACCTGTCTTCTCAGCTGCAATGACCGTGGCCCCTGTGCCCATGTTCGGATCAAGCACGGTGTCGCCGATCTTCGAGGAGTCCATGATCGCGCGAGTCACGATCTCGACCGGCAACTTCGTCGTGGGCTTACGCTTCAAGCGGAACAGATTGCCAACGCTGCGCTCGCCCTTCACCGCATTCCTCGCACGGAAGTATCGAGGAGAGCCTTCGCGCCAACCGTAGAGGACCGGAATCGTCGCCTCCCGGTAAGGGTACTTGGAGCTTGCCTTGAGCGAAGGGATCATCCACGCAAGCGTGTTGGACCAATGCCCCCCGAGCGCCACGAACCTTTGGTGGAGTCGCGGCAGCGTGAGAAGATTACTCGCTACGTAGACGTTGCCGTCAGTGTTATCGAGCGTGTGCTGAAGCATGACGTTCAAGAAGTCTTCGTTCACGTGCTTGGTCTCAGCGATGCACGTGAAAGCCATATCGGCGACCTTGACAGGAAAGCCTTCAAGGCTCCCCGGCTTCTCAATGGCGGCGCAAGCAATGACGTGCTCGCCCAGCTGATAGAGCCGTCCCCGTACTGACTCGGGTGATGTGCGCGCCACGGAGGGCTCAATATCCTCGTCAACCTTGCCGTGATTCTCGACGTCGTCAACGCCAGCCACAGCGCGAAGACTCCGCAAGGTGGTCTTGAGAAGTGAGTCCAGCCGCAGTGACTTGAGTTGCTTCTGTGCCTTGTCCCCGAGGGTCGAGCCGATGTCAGCGAGTAGTCGCTTCGTGAGTTCCGGTATGAAGTGCCCCCGGATGGTGCCGTTGTTGAGCGCGAAGTTGGCCCGGCGCTCCGTGGCATCATCGAAGCGGACGACAATGCAGCTAACCTCCTCCACGCCATGAGCGATAAGCTGCCGGATGCGCTGGTGACCGCCGACGATACGCGCGCTGCCCTTGCGTAGGTTCACGACAGGGAAGGCGAGCAACCCCAGCTGCTGAAGGCTATTCGAGAGCCCGGTGAGCGCGTCCTGCGTAATGGACCTCGCGTTGTACGGGGCCTCTTCGAGCGCTGCTATGTTGAGGGTCTTCAGGGTGACGCTGGCGTACTTCGGGTCGGCCTTCGGCTTCTTCACCGCAGACTTGCTCTTCTTCTTGGCGCTCTTCTTCTTCTTACGGGCAACCATGCTGCCCTCCCTCTCGTTGTAAAGGGGTACGGGCGTGTGAAACACAACGTAGTCTCAACTCACCCAATCAGCGAAATTCACAGCACTCTGTCGAGCTTCGGCGTCGGTCTTGATCTTACCGGCCTTCGCTCGCTGTTCCTTCTCCCAATCGTCCTGCTTGCCCATCTCCCAATCGCCGTGGTACGTCAGCTTCGGAAAGAACTTGTCGCCGACACCAAAGCCACTGAAGGCACGGTGCGACCAGCCATACCACTTGCCGGTCTTCGCGCCCTTGCCGATGCTGGCCACCTCGTGACTCGAATGTGATTTCTCAGGCGTGATCTTGTACCGATTTCGGAAGTCCTTCGGATTGTCACGCCAATGCTTCTCGTCCAACGCGATGGGGAACATCACGTCTGCGCGCTCGGAAATGAAGCGTGAGCCCCGAAAGCGAAACTGCTCAGTCGGGACGTATACGCCGTCCTGTTCGCGCTCGAAGAGGATGGACAAGTCGGGACGTGCATGGATGTAGTATTCGGTCGCAGGCTGCACTGACTCAACGATGAAATTAGACTGACCGGGGCGCAGGAAGAGCGGGCCTTCGACCACGGAACGATCCATCGCCTCGATGATCGCCTCGGTGGTCCCATGCTTCTTCCCGGTCTTCTTGGCCTTGTACTTCTTGGCGTTGAACGGGGGCGGTACCTTAGGCTTGGGCCATTCGTTCTTCCCCGGCTTGTCGAACGTTCGCGTGGCGGGGTTTTGCTGCTTCTTGAGCCACGCCTTCCCGATAGGATTCTTCAACGGGCGCTTGAGGATACGCTGCCCAAGGTTATGTAGCTGCGGCTTGATAACCGCGACCCAATCGTCAACGCTCACGTCCACGTTGTTATCGACAATGCGCATGTTCTTCGGGCCGAAGAGCTTGGCGTACTTCTCCATATTCCGGTGCGCGCCACGCCACGCATCTTCCACGAAGCTGTCGGGCACGAAACGTCCACCGGCTTCTTTGCGCACGCGGTTGCGTTCGAGCGCCTTCTCAAGTGACGTGGTCACGAAGACCATGAAGATGTCATAGCCGAGCGCCCTGAGTTTCCGGGCGGGTTTGGCAACGCGGTCATAGGCCCATGCGGTACCGTCGATGATGAGCCCGAGGCGTCGTTGAGCGTAGTGGCGCAACTCCATCTTCATGGCATCACGCGCCTTGGTGAAGAGCCCGTATTCTTTGCCGACCTCGGCGGGGGGTATACCGGCGAATTTCATGTAACGCTCAAGGTGCTTGTCTGCGTTGATGATCTTGAGGCCCGCACCGCCGAAGAGCGCCGTGGATACCAGCGACTTGCCTGCGCCACCAGCACCGGCGAGGAAGACGGCGCGTAGGGTATGCGAGTCGCGAAGCCCCTCAGAAACCACAGAGTCTTCGGACACGAACGCCTCACTCAGACTCATGCGTCCTCCTCAGGGAGCCGAGTAACCGGCGCGTCCTCGATGAGGCCCTCTGCGCCAATGAGAAGATACGCACGCGCGATGGTCTCCGTCGTGAAGCCCAACGAGACAGCAGCATGTTGCGCGGCGTCAACTGCGTAAGCACCGTACTGGTCAGCAAGGTCGTGCGCGGCCACGATTGATGGCCCGCGCTCAACTGCGCCCTCTTCGCCCTGAACTTGGTGGCAACAGTCGAGCATACGCTTGACGAGCCGATGCGTAGTGATGGACTCGCGGACCACGCGCAGGTCGTCGCCTTCGAGGTCAGTCAACTCCACTGACTCCCCCGAAAGCACGTTGACGGCGAACCACTGGCCGTCCTTCTCCGACTTGACCGGCGTAAGTCCATTTTCTTGCTCAGCAACTTCGCAGTCGGATATCTGTCGCATGATATGGGCGTGGGGATCATAAATGCGAAGGCTCATGTGAGCTTCCTCATCCGGCCAAGTGCAGCACTGGCCAAGGACGCACCGGTCTTCTGCTCGACAACTGGCGAACGCTCTCGCAGGAATGCACCGGGGTCGAAGGGCTGATCACCTTCATCCTCGGCCAAGTCACCCGCCAGACCAGCTGCGAGCGCGCCAAGCGTAGTCACGACAGGGCGCTTCGGAGCGGTCGGCTTTACCGGCGGCTTGGCTTGGAAGTCCTCCTGCGCCGATTCATCCGCGTGTTTGGTGATGCCTCGATACGTGGATGCGTCAGCTTGTAAGTGTCCGACAGGGGGGAGTACGCCGGAAGGTGCGTTGTCTGGTACAGGGTTCATCATGGCCTCCTCGGTAGTAGGAGGATTGGGGGCGACCACCCTGCCCGAAGTGGTCGCCCCCGTTCCCGCCGCGCAGGAAGGAGGAAGAATATCAGGCGTCGTCGCCTGCCTTGTCCTTCTTGGTTTCGTCTGGGGCACGCCCGTTGGTCACGTGCTCGCAAAGGCTGCCTGCGAGCGATGCGCCTTCGAGGATGCGCTTGGGCCTCGGCTGGCCTTCGACGGATGCGGCAATGCCCTTCTTGCCCTTTTGCGCGCCCTTCTTGGCGAGCTTCTTGGCCGCGCCCTTCTTGGCCTTCGCCTTCTTCTTGACCGTCTTGCCGCCCGCAGCGTCGGCGGTCGCCTGCCCCATCTTCGCCTTCTTGGCGGTACGGGCAATCGCGCCCTTGTGCGCCTTCTTGTACTTCTGCCACTTCTTGACGCCCGCCGGGGTGCCATCGGCGTAACCGGCAGGGTCTTTCTTGTAGTCGCCCGACTTGTAACCCTTGCCCGACGGAACGCGCTTGATGACCGACTTGTGGAGCATGGCGAGGAGCATGCGCGTGACCCTGTCCTTGCCCTTGTCGCTGCGGTTGCGAATCTTGCGGAACTCGCCCTTCTTGAACGGCCCCTTCGCCTCATCGACCTCGTAGCCCGCGAACTCCAAGGCCGCTGCGAGACGCGCCTTCTCTTCGAGCGTGTCGCCGCCGAGTTCGTTCTCAAGGTGGTACTCGAACATGGCGAGGAGGTCATCGACGTCGATGATCTTCGCGAGCGCCTCGGGGTCGAGGGTCTCGACAGGATACAGAGTCGCGCCCTCTTCGCCTTCCTTGGAGGCCTCGAACACACCGTCCTTCTCGGTGAGCCAGAGTTCCTCGAAGGTCACGATACCGGACTCGCGAACCTCGGGGTCAGCGAAGACCTCCTGAAAATCCACGCCATCGAGGAAGTCGCTGATGATTTCGCCTTCGAGGGTGAGGGTCTCCCCGTCATCCTTGAAAAGCAGGCCCATTACGTCCTGAGGATCACTGCTCGCTGCTTCGCCAACGCTAATCTCGACCGGCATGTTACGCCTCCTTCCGAATCCCATTCGTAGTACCCGGAAGCTTAGCGCCGGGTGACGCGCTTGTCCAGCATATTTTTGCTCACTCGTGACACAGTGTCACGAGCTACTCAGCGTCGGAATCGTCTTCATCGTCTTCGACTGTCTCGTATGTGACCTCGTCGCCCTTGAAGAACATCTTGACAGCGGACGCGACTGACTCGTCAAGGGTGACCTCGTAGCTGTCGCCAGTCTTGACGACCTCCGCGCTGTCGCCCGCACCGGCCTTCTGCGCGACCTCGATGAACTCCTCAATGCGCGTTGCGGGGAGGGTGACAACGACCTCACCGACACCACCGGCATCGTGTGGCTTGCGTGACTTGAACAGGCCCTTGAATTCGCCACGGTATTCCCGTGCGCCGACCTTGAGCTTGCGAATGACCATGTCCACCGCGCGGAAGTCAACATTCCACGTACCGTCCTTCTGCTTGGTGGGGGGGTGAATGTCCGAGACGCCGCCCTCGTAGTCGTCCAAGATAGCTTCTTTGAACTTCTTGGCGTCTGCCTGCGACTTGAAAATAACCCGAGCGCCGCGCCACTTGCCACCGGCTGCCTTCTTGCGCTCATCGACGGACTCGCCAGTGTTCTTGCCCGGCCCCGGACCGACATCGAGGGGTTTCTTCGGCTTGGGTGCAGCCTTCGTGGGAACGCCTACCCTTGGGCTGCCCTTGCCGCCTGCGCCAGTGCTCTTGCCCGGACCCGGACCGACATCGACCGGCTTCTTCGGGGCGGGAAGCGACTTGCCAACGGCCTCGGCGATGGCGTTGGCCGCGACGAGTGCCTCGTCGTAGTTGCCCTCTGCCTTGGCGTCGTCGAAGATGCGGAGAGCCTCCATCAGCTTCTCCTGCGCGAAGTCGGCCCCGTCGAGGATTTCTTCGACCCGCTCTTGCAGTCCATCGAGGGTGCTCTCGGGCTTGAGCTTACCGTCCTCGGTCTCGTCTTCGAGGACGTAGCAGAGCGAAAGGCCCTCGGCCTCGAATGCCTCTGACTTCTCAGTGGCATCCTCGGCGGTAAGGCTGCACGCGTCGGAAATGACCACACCGGTTTCCATCTGGACGAGCACGTATTCCTCAGTGTCGCCCTCGTTGGTGTCATCATCGTCATCATCGTCATCGTCGAAGGTTTCGCCCGATGCGGGAAGGTCAGCAATCTCGAAGGCACCGCCGTGGCCCATGAAGATCGCATGGCCGGGACTCGCGATTGCGAAGCCGTCATGCATCTCGTAGACGTCACCGGGCTCCTCGTCGAACTCCTCGAAGAGCGATACCGACGCTTCACGCGCAAGCAGCTGCGGTGACTCACCGGATTCATCGATTTGATCGGCGGAATGAACTTCGATAACCGTCCTGCCAAAAGCAGCCTCGACCTGAGCCTTGGACATTCGATTCTCCCCTCGTAGCCTGAAGACCACATCATGCACGGAGCGAATACTAAGTCAAGCCCTTTCGAGCGGAATTTATGACCTTCCGCAGGGTGCCGCTGGACTTGGATTTCGTTACGCGTTTTCGCGCCTCCGCGCATCGCTGAGAAAGCGTGTCTGCCTCTAGAAGTGAATTCAAATTGGTGGCCAACTCCGCAACAAACGCCGCACGGTCTTTACGACTCGTGTCGATACACCACGAAATGAATTCTCCATACTCCAACCTGCCCTTCCCTTCTCCCCCCGTAGCTTAACAACCCCCGGCCTTCCGCATACGCTCGCGAATACTCATGCGAGATTTCTTGCGCACACCTCCGCTCGATTTCTTGCGAACGCCCGCACTTGGCTTCTTGGTGGTCAGGCCTGCATGCTGCTTCAGCACCGTGAGCGCTTTCAACGTGTGGAGATTGACGTCTACTTCGTTGAGCAACTCCGTATCGAACCGCTCGATTGTGCGCACGATACCGGCGAGGGTGGAAGCTTCCATTGGCTCACTGCCGAAGAGCAACTCGGAGGCGAGGTATCGCGTTTGCTGTTGCGGGAAATACATAAGCACGGCTAGAAGCGCGTCTTCAAGGTCTTGCGGCAGCTTCGATGTTGACGTATGTGTAGGTGTGCTGCGCAGAGGCGGGGCAGACGAGGCGCGCTTGCGCAGCTTCACGCCCTCATTGGGCTTTACGCGCTTGCGGAGGCGTACACCCGAGTTTGCCGTCGCACGTGCATTCGTGCTGCATTTCGCCGACGAGGTTGCGGAGCCGCTTTTCATTCATTGCCTTCTCTCGAACCGTTCTCCTGAGTCGCCAGTTCTGTACTGCCTGCACGACAACCAACACGTACAGCACAATGATTACGGCTGCGCAGGGTATTGACATAACGCCTCCTCCCCCTGTAGCAGAATAGCAATCGGTAACACAGTGTCAAGGTCATCTGCTCCCATGGAGTAATCGCCAAAACTTCCTCAAGCTCTTCTTCCCATACAGGTGCTTCGGAAGAAGCGCGTGTATCGGGAAGCTCGGAACAACGTGATTGTACACCTGCACATTCCGCAGTGCGCCTGTCCGGGGAGCGTAGCCGTCTGTCGAATCAAACCAGCGCAGCAACCATTCCTTCCAGCCCTCCCGCAAACCGCGAAGCTGGTGCGGCCTGATCCGGCGGAAGTCGCCACGCCATTGCGCGCCGTCCTCAAGGCGACACTGCGCAAGAATGGCTAGGACCACGGCGAAGTCGAGCACGTAACATTCGTTGACATGCTGCGCGAGCGCGTACTGAAGCTCGCTCTGATACTCAAAGTCGCCAACCTTCTCCTTGATGCCGTGGACCCAGAAGACGAAGAGCATCGCGGGGTTCGGGTCGAGCCCCCGATGCACGGGTTCATACGCCTCCGTCAATTGCATGTAGTTATCTATCGCCCGTTCATGCAGGAAGAAGTGTCGGCCCCGTGGCCCGGTCGCCTTACACTCAATGAAGAATTCACCGTTGGCCTCAATGTGATCGGGGCACAGGTCTGCGTTGGAATCGTTGACGTATCGATTAGCGCCATTCACGCCGAAGAGGTGGCTCGTGAGTTCCTCGAAGAAGTCGCCGACAATCACGGAGCCATGCCAAGACCCGCGCACCTCGGGGTCGTCCCACGGGTCACCCCCGTCGTCTTTACCGCCAGCAGACGTGAGGGACATTTGATCGAAGCGCGCCCTGTTCCGAGGCAGCTTCTTCGGTGGAGTCTCAGGTTCTTTTGCCACGGTACCTCTGGGGGGTCAATGTTTAGAATGCGCGCTGAACCTCAGCGTCACTCGGTAATGGGCCATCAGCACCTACGAGCGGGACTGACACTTCAATGGACCCGAAGACTGTAGTAAAGAACGTGATGTGATCCTCGTGTACGCGACTTATCACCTTGAGGCTCGGGTCGTCCACGATCTTTTCCATCGCCTTGCAGAGCGTCTCAGACACCTTCATGCGTGCCTCGACGATCTCAGAGGGTGTCGGAGAATCCCCAAGTTGCTTCGTCAGTTCCTCCGTGAGTTCCTCGCTGAGTGCTGCGCCAGCACGGCATAAGAGCGCCAGTGTGTTCTCAGTCATCATGCCTCCATTATCCTGCGAGTACCGCGCCGAAGCGCTGTAGTGTTTCCATGGCTTCCGCTGAGATAGCAAGCTTTGGCTTGCCGCCATAGAGCGCCGCGAACTTCTCCTGCTTCGTGAGCTTGAACTCCTTCATGAGCTTCACCACCATTGACTCGCCGTACTCTGACGGCGGAAGACTCTGCACAAGCCCCATACCGTGGGGAGGCTCCATACCAGCGCATGAATCCCAGACCACCCCGGCTGCCTGCTGCTGTATACCGAAGTTCTTCACATTCGTGACTATCGCCGCCATCATCTTGTCCTCGGCCTCGGCGAAGTCGATACCGCCCATGTGCGCCACGTCCTTGGGGAAGTGAACCTGCTTGAGCCCCGGCAGGATAGACTTCGGCAGGGACTTAACCGCAGACGCGTTACCGTACAAAACATCGTGTAGCTGCCCCTTGAAAGCTGAGGGATGATGCTGGCCGACGATCACCCCGGACGCTGTCTCCAACGCTTTCGCTTCCAGCCATGCCTTGGCAGCGGACTCAGTCATTTCCAGACACATCTGGTCATACGCGTGGTCGGTGATTGCGAAAAGCTCCGCGAGGCACTTGCCACCACAGTACAACCGATACTGCAAGGTACAGAGGGACATGCTGCCCACACACATGATATCGTAGCTGTTCCCCTGAAACACGAATGACTTCACAGACGTGCCCGGAAGCAGCTTGGAATGTGTCATGAGTCGTCCTCCGATAGAACTGCACCGAAACGATTGAGCGTGCGCATGGCCATGGGCGTCAGGGCCTTGACGATCACAGCCTTCTCCTTCACCGTGACGTCCTTCTTGAAATCAATATCGCCCGGCGTGAACGTGAAGTCACCGGTAAAGGACACACGCACGTGCTCGTTGCCATGCATGAACTCGTACTGTGTCGGCCACAGTTTCATCAGACCACGCTCAGCAAGCACCTCACCCGCAGCATCGAGGTAGCAGAGCGTACCGTCCTGCTTGTGGCCTCCGCTGAGAATGGGCGGGTCGAATACTGTCTGCCGCCACTCCATGAGCTTCTGAAACTCCATCGAATCCGCAGGGACTATGACGCTAAGCTCAACGTCGGGGTCACGCTCTATGTACCCGCCGAGCGGATAAGGACAACCGGCGTAATTGGCCGGTGTGACCTCGAACACGTTGACGTCCAGCATCATCGGGACGCCAGCCACGTCGGGCAACAGTAGTTTCAGTCCACTCGGCATGACGGCTCCTAGCTTTCGAGGTACGCGCGCGCGTCGGTGCGCGGCTTGTTACTCCTGCGCGGCTTGCGAGTCTCGCGCCGCTTGTTCCGCTCCCGGCTCTTCTTCCGTTTCTCCCGGCAGGTCCGACAGTGCCTCGGGGGCACGAAATCATTCGTCGCGTAAAACGCCTGATCCTTCTTGGACCATATGAAGGTGTTGTCGCAGGACTCGCACGTCATCCGCTTGCCGTCACCCTTCTGACTCTCGAAGGTAGTCTTGCGCACCTCGCGACAGGCCTTGCAACGCTTGGGCGTCTTGAACTTCTTCAGCGCGAAGAATGTCTGCTCGCTCTCGGTGTGTACGAATGCCTCCTGACAGTCCTCGCAAAAAATGGTTTGGTCCGGCACGGTCAATTGTCCTTTCCGGCGCATACCTCATGTATGAACCTTTGAAGAAATGGCACGCCGTCACGGTTCCATTTGCGCACCTTGCGCATCCACTTCCGCTGGCGACGGCCCGCGCGCATTCGCTCGATGCCGCTCTCTCGAAGCTGTTCTGTGAGTGACTTCATTCTGAATCCTTCGGGGTCACGCCAAAGCGCTTGAGCGTAGCAAGGGCCTCCGGGCTCAGTGTGGCCTTGCTCGATATAGACATGGGTTGATGCGCTGGCGGTATGTGTACCCCCATGAACGCGTCCGCTTTGAAGCCCATCAATTGCCCGCTGATAATACTCGCAATCGCGGGAGCATGCACGTCCTTGTTCTTGTCCGGTTCTCCGAACACCTTGATAAGCTCCTCGGTCGTCTTAATGACCTTCGTAGCTTTCAGCGGGAAGACGGTGTTGAAGTCGCTTTCCATCCCCGAGTCGAAATTACCATACGTCTGTTCCAGCGCCACCCGCAGCTTCGCAGCTATGCGAAACACCATGCGGGCCTTGAACTTTTCGTAGTCCTCCGGTGACGCTGTGTCAAGGTCGTCGAAGTCTGACGCTATCTTTGCGTTGATCAAGATGTGCGCGGCGTAAAACGCTGACTTGCTCAGCGTGTCCATAAAGCCGAAGGCCGTATCCATGACGAACTCAGCACACGCCACAGCCCACTTCTCACGCTCCATCGCCTCATTGAACACGTCGGGGGGCGTTGCATACGCGAACTCAGGCGACCACGGCACATTAACATAGCCCGGAGCCAAGTGCTTGAGCCCGACGACCTCGCCCGCCTTGTACCCCTTCGGCTCCACCCCAATCGCGCGCGCCTTCGCAGCGAGCATCGGGAATGACTTGTGTACGGCAATCCACCAACTCGCGAGACGATCACGGTAGTCCTCGGCTATCTCCCCGTCGTACCGCTTCGGCACGAACTCAACGAAGTCCTTGAGCGATGTCTCACCCAGCGCGTGTACCATCAAGTCATAGTGAACCTGCGCCACCTTACCGGCTGTGTGAACATAGGAGCCACAGCCTGTCAGCAGCGCATCCGGTACCGGCGTGTTCTTCACCTGATCTTCCAGCAACGACAGTGTTATATGGTCCGTGGTTGCGTCAGCAAGCATGAGGTACGCCTGCTCGGTCGGCGCAACCGTCAGCTTCGACGTCACCACACCAGCTGCTGCGTCAAGCATCTCCTCGGTGACAAAATCCGAAAGGTGCCCCACGAGCGCTCCCTTGGTGATGGACCCCCCAGACTCCGTAACAAAATCCGAGATTAGTTCCACGGGAATCTTCAGGGCGTTCGCCACTGCCTGTAGCTGCTTGGCGTTAAAGTGAAGGAAGTTATCCTGACCCTTCAGCGTGTTGCTGTAAATCTCCTGCGCACCTGCCTTGAGCTTCTCGTGAAAATACGCCTCATCCGCCTTGACGGCCTCGGAACTCGACAGCAGCTTCTTGTGCTTGCCCTTGGACCAGTGCTTCGCCACATGCTTCTTCCACGCCGCAATCGCCTGCGCCACGTCAGGGTCAAGCTCCGACACGTCGGTTTCCGTGACATGAACACCGGGCTTGAGGGATAGATTCTTCACCAACTCCGCATTGCACTCGACGTGATGGAAGTCGTCCGCAATCCCCACGCCCGGCGGTAAGTTGGTAGCATCAAAGCCGCCACCGAATACACCGTCGAACTCGGGGAAGCCGGTCGGAATCGCTGTTTGGATAATCGCCTTCAGGTCAGCAAGTGAGGCAGGCTCCCCAACGCATCCCTTGAGCGCCTGCCCCACCACTTTCTTGACCTTGGTGAGATTCGACTGTACGAACGCCTTGCCGCTGGCCTTCTTGAGCTTGGCCTTGAGACTCTTCGATGACTTCGGCTTCTTTGGCGGCACGACGGTTCCCGTCTAGTTCTCGTCGGTGCCTTCAGGCTCGTTCTCGTCGTCGTCGTCGGTGCGGCTCTTGCAGACCTTGTGGCAACCGGAGCAAACGACTCTCTCGGCCCGCGCGAACTCGTCGGAGGACACGCCAAGGCCCGTCCCGCAGTTGCCGCAGACGAGCTTCGGGGCGATGCGAACCACCATCTCCGCTGGGTCTTTATAGTAGTCGCACTCGGTCGTCCGCGTCTTGCGGAACTTCGCGTTGCAGCGGCTGCACTTGAGCTTGATCGTCTTGGGCGTCCCTCTGGAACGCCGCCGGTATTCGAGGTCAACACCGCCACAGAGCGGGCACTTCGCCTTCTCGTCGTCGAAGTAATACTCCAACCCCGGTCGCGTGAGAACCACGCCCTTCATGCCCTTCACCTCGGCACCGCTCGTCAACTTGTCCTCAGACATTCTGTGCGCCTCCTTCTCTGGGGGCCGCGTTGTCGGCCCGTGTTCACTGCCATAAGGTACGTGCTCGCGGGCTTGTACGCAAGGACTTTTTTCGCATGGCACGCGACTTTCTTTGTATGCGAATAGTGTGCAAGTAGTGTGCGAATAGTGTGTCTGCTTACAGACCCTTTACTTCCAAAGGGCGCGTTACTGCGCAGGTATCAGTTTGTAAGGTTGCGAATTCGTAAGGCCTCAGCCTGCTGTAGTGGTTCTATGAGCACATCGCCCAGATGGGTGTCACGCTGCCCTTAGAAGTAAAGGGGTGCGTGACAAAGGCAATACAAAGAGCATACAAAGACCATACAGACCGTAACCAATGGACAGACCATAGCCAATGGTTACTCGTCGCTGGGTCCGGGCGAACCCTTTGGACCTTGTGGTCCCGTGGGGCCTTTCGGACCTTCGGGGAACTTGCCGCCGGTCGGAGGAGGTGCCCCACCACCGCCAGCTGGTGCGGGCTCGGGTTCAGGCTCGGGTTCAGGCTCAGGCGGCGGGGCCAACGCTGCTTCCTTCTTCCGCAGCCCTGTCGGGTCGGGGACTTGGGGAGCCAAGATGGTTCCGATGGGGCTCACCTTGATGCGCCTCAGCTTGAACTTCCGCTTCGTCTTGATGAGCGCGGCACCTTGGTCGAGACCGGAAGCGATCTGCATGTCGTAGTAGGCCTGCACATCCTTGAGTTCATACCCGATCTTCTCGGCCTGCTCCTCTGCCGTCTCAAGGTCGGACATCTCGTCCTCTTCGTCCTCGGGAGGCGGCGGGGGAGCTTTCTTCTTGGCCTTCTTCTTCTTCGCAACCTTCTTCACGGCGGGCTTCTTCTCAGGCTTTTCCTTCGGCTCATCCTCGGGCGGCTCGTCGTCTTCCTTCTCGACGAACATACCCTGAAGCGTCTCGACCACCTTGGGCTTCCCCTTCAGCGCGACGACCTCGCTCGGAACATTGCGCCGCACAGTCACGATGCCGTCGTAGCCGTCCTTGATAAGCGCGCGCGTGAGTGCCTTACCCTTCTTGCCGTACTTCTCCCAGAGCGCGTGCTTCCAGCTGGACTTGTCATACCCCATGCCGAATTCGAGCACGAGAGGGTTCTTGAACGTGGCGACCCCGTGCGCGAAGTCTTTCCCCGCACGCTTCCACGTCTTAATGCCCTGCTTCTCCGCGATGATCATGTAGTAACCGGCAGGCTCGATGTCCTGCTGGAAGCGCCCACCCATATTCGGGGCGCTCTCGTTGCTGTGCATGAACGGGAACGACACCTTCTTGCCGGTGCTGAACGATGCACCGTTGGTGTATGCGTTGGTCAGCCGAAGTCGCTCGTGAGGTTCTCGCGTGTCCAGCTTGGCCGGGGCAGCATCCGGTCGGGTCTCGTCTACGAACGCGGCACTGAGCGTATCCTCGTCGGTGCTGGGGGAGCTTCCCACGAACCACTTGATGAACTCCGCACGACTGATTTGACCGACAGGCTTATCGACCATGCCCTCTGCACGCTTGACCTTGGCCGTCATGCTCGCCTTGCCCCACCGACTGAAGGCAGCCATCATGAGCTTCGCGGCAGCCGCACGTGTCGCCGGGTTGTATCCCTTGCCGCCAGCGCCCGAGTGTGTCAGTTCCCAATAGAAGAGTTTCCATGCCTGCTTCGGGTCGTAGTTCTTCTTGATGTACTTGTGTCGCCAGAGTTGCCGGTACGAGAGTGCGAGGGCCGACTTGTTTGCGAGGCCCTGCTTGGCGAGTTGCTTCGCGAGTTTGCTGTCGGCGGGTTGCTCACCTGCTCCGGGCTCGCCTTCACTCACGCTTTTGTGCTCAACAAACAGGTCGGTAAGAGGCATGGCACACCCTTCTCATGGCAGGCTGACGTCACCTTTGTAGTCATTCGCCTCAGAATCGTCAAGCTCTTTCAGCAGGCAGTAACACCCGCCTTTGAGGATGCCTGAGGCAGTCCGATACTTGACGTCGTGGACGATGTTGTGAAACGTGAAGTCTAGAAGACCGCAATCGTCACAGTCAGGATCGGGTGTCGTAAGGGGGCAATTGGATATGTCATGGCAGGGCGGTAGTGCGTTCACATGAGCGGCACCCACGCCCTCCGTCCCAGCTGTGATAACCTCTAGCTTGGAAATTCCTTCTTCGTCCCATACGATGAACCTGTCGCCCTCTTGGAGGGCCTGTACACCGTTCGGGATTGCGGGGGTACCGTCATCCACGGGTCTGTCCTCCGCATTAAAGGGGTGGGCGATACCGCGTATACGCACCTTGGTGGGGGGACTCCACGGAGACACGCCCACCCCTCATGACGGTAACACAATGCCACCGCCATATGCCTAGTAGTCTACAGCCATGATGCTCGATGTCAACCGAGGCGACCGAGGGTGCCCAGCGAAACGTTATCGTGGATGAACATGGCGATGTTCCCGACGTGCGCGGTACGCTTCGTAACCTCCGCGTCCACGCGCGCGAGGTCTTCCTCAGACTTGACGTGAGGGCGCTCCTCCAACGCAGTCCGCAGCAGGTGTGCCTGAGCTTCCAGCTGCGCGAGGTGGTCACGCAACGGAACGTCCTTGTACGGTACCGCCTTCTTCTCCTCCTCGTGTGAAACGAGTTCTGCTTCCATCCTGTCAGCGAATCGAGTTACTGCCGGTCGCATCACTTCCTCCTTCGTAGCTATCGGTGCTGCTTCAGATGTACGTCCACGCGGGCTGCCGAGAAGCAACCCTCCTCGCAGACAGCACAGTGACCGTGCGCGCCCTTCCACGTCTTCGCGCACCGTGCAAAGCCTTTCGTTCGACTGTCGGCAACGCCTGCCGGGGCGAGCACGAGTTGGTCGAGGTTGTTGTCCCCGGCGAAGAGCATCGACCAACCAGACTCACGTAGTACAAGCTCCTCACGCGGCGTGGTGGTCGGGTCAATCGAGGCCATGACCCGGCTATTGCACAGGCGCATGATCTGCATCTCGATCTCAAGCCGCAGCTTCCCGCGCCACGCTCGCGTTGGTATCCAGAAGAGCGTGTCAGGACAGCGTGACATAATGTCACGGACCTTCCCGACGTCCCGCACGCGCGTCCATATCTCGCCCCGCACTGCGAACCGGAAGCGCTTGACGTCGAGGTCACGGATTATCTTGACGATCTCCGAAACTGAACGCCCCTGCCAGAAGGCCTCGTCAAGGACGTCGCGGTCAGGGAGCTTGGGGTTCACGCTGTAGAACTTCTTGTTGAAGCATCGATGCGAACACCAGCGGGTCGTCCAGAGGCACGTGTCCCGGCCCCGGCTGAATGAGAAGAGCCCCGTGGCTTTGACGAAGCGGATGGGGTCAGCGGGAGGCATCAGTCCTCGCCTTCGATAATGACCTGCGTGACCTTGCACCACTCAGGCTTCTCGTCAGCCGGGAGCAGGTGATCCTCGATGCCCCTGTCGTAGTAACCGCAGCGCGGATCATCAAGGCGGTCAACGTACCCGAGCGGGCAGCGCATGCAATTCTCTACTTTGGTGCAGACGTCCATGGCGTCCTCTCAGTACGGGCTCTTACACGCCTTCTCATAGAGCCCGTCAATGTACTTCTGCTGCGGCAGGGTCAGGCGGAAGGTCGAGTCCTTTAGCTTCCGCTCCATGTCGCGCAGGAACTGAATGTTCTGCGCATTGAAGAGACCCTCCCCGATGATCTCAATACACTCTGCAACCTTCTTGGCATTCGAGTCTGGCACTGCTCACCTCCTTGACACCATCAAACGTGGTGCCGAGTCTTCTTGAGTGGTCGCCGAAGCGACTCCATTGAGATACCTTCACGAAGCGCTGCCACAGCACCCGCCGCTTCCATGTAGCTGTCCACCTGAATGCACGGCCCCACGAGGTCCGGGCGATTCTGCATCCAGTTGCGGTTCTTCACGAGAATCAACGGAATGCCCTGCGCGAAACACGCGAGTGTCGGCAGACCGAAGCACGTGTCAGGCATCACAACGCAGTCCACGTCGCTGGCATTGAGCACACCGGGGTCGTGGTATATGTGATCGCCCATTGCAATCTGGGGAGCCTTGGCGAGCCCCTTCACAGTACAGTACGTGTAGTCGCCGACCGCTGCTTCAGAAGCCTTCCGAGGATCGACGACCCCGTACAGCGCATCGGCTTCTTCCAACGTCGCCATGAGAGGTGCGTGGGCGACAGGCTTCCCGAGGAGCATCGTCATGGTGTGTGTCAACATCGCTTCGACACCACCCCACGGATTCACCATCTCAGCCGCCACCGTCATGTACGAATGCGCGCCGCCTTCAGGCATCGTAATCGGCGAGGAGATAGCAACCGTGTCGAAGTCGGACAGGAGTGGCTTGATGTGATCGCAGAGAACCCCAAGACCGTTGACCTCCCCGACCGCCGCACCGCTCTCCGTGTAGTCACTGCGCATCTTGAAGCCAATGTCCTTCGGGAGCACGAGAATCTCGGCCTCAATGCCGAGGACAGCGCGAGCGGCAGCAACCATGTTCCTACAGATATCAAGCACCCCGCCCTCCACGCCGCCGTCGAGGACGACCAGCACCTTGTTCGAGCGCACCGGAGTAAGCCCGCACGTCCCCATCAGGAAGCGCGTGAGAATGGAGCCCTCGACGTAAAGGGCATTCGACGGCATCTCATTGATCGCGGAGGAGTTCACGACGTTCGGATGCAGGATGAGGTTGTCGCAGATACTCCCGAGGAGGCGCGCGGCAGGCGTAGCGTCACCAGCGTGGCCCCCGACCTCAGCACCCACGCCGGTCGGTACGATCATCACCGCGTTGAAGCTGTTCGCCCTCGCGCCCATGCAGTGCTCGAACTCGAAGATGGAACTGAGGTGTCGGGGTGTCTCGCCATCATCCGGTGCCAGCGCACTGACGGAGTATTCGTAGCCGTCAACGTGCGGGTGGGAGCGGGTCACGAAGAAGCGGACAGGAGTACAGTCGCTCCCAACTGCCGCCTGCGCGCTCGCCGCCAACCGTTGCAGGATAGACGCTGAGGCCCTGCCCCACTTGCTGTCCATATAACTGCTGCACTCAAAGACCTTCATCCTGCCCCCTGTCAGCTTAGCTTTCCGTGCTTACGTAGTTCCTCGCGGGCTTCCTCGAAGTCCACCTTGCGATGCGCCTTGCACACCCAGAAGCGCCAATCCCAGCCGAGCAACCCTGTGAGGAACCAGCTGAGCCAGTGCATCTTGGGGCTCTTCTTCTTGCAGCCGTGGAACCAGCACTTGATCTTCATCAGGCCTCCAACATCTTGTGCCACATGATCGCCGCGACGATGATGCCGAGCGGCAGGAATTCCCAACTCCCTCGGGAGAGCATGTACGCCGTCAGGCCGAGTTCAACGAACGCCAAGCAGCCATACCGAAGGCGCTGCCCCCATTGCTTCGTCATGGCTATATCTTCCCGAGGAGCCAGAGACCCACAACGATGAGCCCGATCACCGCGACACCCCCGGCGACGATGAGCTTCTCACCCAAGGGCATGGACTCGTCGCGGCACTCCGGGCATCGCGTGTAGTACGGACCGCGTCTGTGCTCATGGTATTCCTTCTTGCACACACGGCACTTCTGATACGGACTCCCATACGCTGCCATTGCGATAACCCTCTCAAGGCATACACTAGCGAGCCATTGATGGCGGGATTCCCCACCCCGCACCTGCACCCATAGGGCGCGAACCGTTACTCCGGTAGTCTATATACCGCTGAATCGGCAGACGTCAGCGGACCGGCGGTGCATTTTCCTCTTCAACCACGGCGCTGCCGCGCGCGCATCAATGGCACGACTCCTGTCTTGTCGGCGTCCAGCACAAGCATGCTTACGTCGGTCCAAGCCCCGCCAAGCCAAAGTAGTGCGCGGCGATATATCGCGGGTTATACGCGGCGAATCGCAATGCTTAGACCAACTTTCTCGAATTATTCTGCTTCCCATCCCTGAGCCTCTAGGAGCACTCCTATGGCAGGCGGCTTGTGGCTTGCAGGCTTAATCCACTTGCCGTCATTTCGGCGATAACCCGAGCGGAACTCGACGTCACAGTCCTGACAATGACGATCACCCGGCACTTTTCCGCCCCCGACAAATGGCCCACCCGGCTTACCGCACTCCGGGCAGTGATGCTCGAACTTGGCGAGGTTGTTCTTGTCCACCTCCTGTAGTATCGCCACGTCGGTGATGCCGCAGGCGATGAGCATGCCCGCGTTGACCACGCTTATGTCAGCGAAGCCGTCAACGATGGCTTCAAGGTCCGGGCGGATGATGGAAGGCACGATCTCAACGGTGTCCTTGTTCACCTCCACCATCTCACCGTTCGATGAGCGCACCCGCACGCACGTGCCGAGCGCCAGCGTGGTCTCTAGCACTTCCTCGACCGAGAGCTTGGCCCTGAGGACGCGCGTCTCCTCGTCGGGGACGCAGGGCTTGTCAGGTGTGTCCTGATTCGCGTGCTCCATGAACTTCTTGACGCGGTCGTAGTGCGGAGTCGTCTTCGACTGAGGAGCGAGCAACCACGCGCAACTGCGCATGGCCTCTTCGACCTCGATCTCCTGCACGATCATCTCGTCAGGCGCGCAGGTGAGCTTACCGTCCCACATGTTCAGCACATTCAAGACCGGGTTCAGGTCATCGCTGACCGGCTCGATCTTCTTGCCAGCGGTGTGCGGCTCCGCACCCGCAACGTTGTAGAAGTATGCTCCGACAGACAACTCATCGAAGCGACACGTCGGCTTCCCGCGACTCGGGAAGTGCTCCTTTACCTCATCCACGGCGTCCGTCCTTCCTTGTTTGAATTGGCTGTCCCACTTGCGGCGGTCTTCCTCGCTAAGCCCGTAGTAGAAGCTCCCGATACCGCGAACGATTTCTTCCGTCTCTATGTCAAAGCACTTTTGCCGAAGCGCCTCTGCAAAGTCTTTCATCAAGCCTCCACGAAAGAGTCAGGGGGCGGGGTCCACCAGAAGCAGACCGCAAGAGGAAAAGAGAGCATGCACGCAGCAGCTAGTTCCCGCCAGTTGTCACGTCACGCCCGGACCCAAGCCCGATGCCGCCCCCCGATTACTAACGCGACGAATCGCTGTGCGACGGGTCACCGCGTCGAGTCACGTCACCCGGCCCGCCGGGCTTCTTCTCAACGTCGAGCTTTGTGGGTGCGTCCTGATTAGGCACGAGGACCGCGCGGTTCACGTCGATCCAGTGCTCCTTGATCTCACCCTTGTGGATGTACTCAAGGCAGACGCGGTTGCAGCCGGTGAACCAGAGCGAAACGCATATCGCAACGCCCTCGATCTTCTCACCATGCACCTTGTCATGGTAGCGCCACCCCAGACTGATCCCCGTGTCGCCAATGGTCACCGGCTCAGGCGACCCCTCTTTCTTCACGCCCACATCACCGTCCATGAGTCTCCTCCTTCTTTCTGGTACGTCACAAGCCTCACCCGCTCAGGTGAGGGTAGTCAGGTTCCGTTGTACCGACCGAAGCCCATGCCGCGACGACCGCGATTGCAGGGGACGCCCGCCGGTTCGTGAGCACAGCGCGGCTCTTGATCGCCCTCCTGCACCTTGGCGATGGCAGCCTCCACGAGCCCCACGACTTCATTGGGCCGGTAACCACCACGACTCGACTTGCGCATGTCTGCCTCAAGCTGTCGCAGCACTTTCTCAGTATCCATCGGGCCTCCCTCTTTCTGTAGTCTACTCGTCCGTCCGGTCGCGCACCGGCAGGTCGCCAGCCATCGCTTCATGTCTGCTCGTGAAGACGTCTGCCCTTTTGTAAAAGCGTATGGCGTGCTTCGTCGGACGACCCCGGCCCTTGGAGTACACGCACACCTTCGCGTCGTCGAATGAAATGACGCGCGCCTGTATGACGGACACATACGTCTTGAACGCCAGCCTGATGAAGACACGTACACCGACGCCCATGCTCGGCACCAGACCGGCAGGCAACTCACCGCTCATCGTGTCGCTCCATCCTTCTTGTCAACGCCCCCGGCAGCGTGGGAATGCACGTCGAAGAAGACCGGGTTGTCCTGCTGGCAGCGCGTGCAGATGTCCCCGATCCATCCTTCTGTGCAATCTTCGCAGCACTCCTTCACACCACATTCGATACACACGCGTAGTTCCCTGATCTCCCGACACGAGCGACAGAGTTCTTTGCTCATGACTTCTCCACAAATGCCTCAAGCCGGTCAGCGTAATCATTGGCGAGCTTGATGTAATACCCTCGTGCTTCCTTCGCCCCCTTGAAGACCTCGTGCTCCTCGCCCCCGGAAAGCGTCATCACCGGGCACGCTTCTGCGCGCTCAAGGGCCTGCTGGCGCGCGTCGGCCAGCCACAATCCTGTTACGACCTTGGGTTCTTTCGGGCGCTCCATCTGACCCCCACTCATCGCTTCGGCACATACAGCACAACCTCAGCCACGAACTTCCCGGCGGTGGCCGTGCCGAGGATTCCATCGCGCCCCACGGCGAAGCACTTCGGCAAAGCCAGCACGTGCGAAAGGCGGTAGTCGAGTATGAAGAGGGGGGCAACGCGCCCGGAAGTCCTGATACCCAAGCGCACCTTCTTTACGTACCGTTGGTCTATGCCATCCGCTTCGATCTCGAAGAGGTGCGAGGCCACACTGCGCGTGAGCGGCAGTACCGGTTGGCCCGACTTGTCGAGCAACTTGATCTTCACGTCAGCGAGGTGGAAGTGCTTCGTCTCCACCACGTCACGCTCGAACTCAGGGATATCAGCAGCGCGAAGCAGCGGACGTGACGCAGGTGAGAAGTCAGGCTTCTCCATGTGCGCGTCCTTGTCGAAGACCCAGCCGAGCCAGCCCTCGAAGTCACACGCGCACTTAACCGCGAACTCAGGCTTGCTCGTGTAACGCCCGACGCCCGTGTACTGCAAGTCGGGCTTGAGGCACTTCGGACAGGGGGTCTGAATCAGCTTCGCCACAGACTCCGCGCCCGGCATCTTCATTTCTTTGTCATTCGGCATCGCTGTAGTTCCCTTCTCGAACCCGCTTCCGAAGCTCACGCGCCGCCTTGCCAAAGCTCACGCCACGCCCCGGCACAATCGTCATGCCGTGCGGGCCTTTCCTTTGCATGCCATCATACTTATTCATCAGGACACGCTCAGCCTTGTTGATCGCTGCTAACGTCGCCACTGGTCGGCCTTTCAAAGCGGCGCATGTCAGCCGCATTCTTCGGACAACTGCCACTGTAATGCCCGGCCCCACCACAGTACCGACAGGGCCTCTCCTCCGTAGCCGGGTCAGCCCACTCAGGGCGCTCGATCTCCGAAGGCTTCGCAGTCACTGCCTCGCGAAGCGCTTCAAAGCAGCTGCCCCGAGCGTCTATAGCTGGCGTCGATTCCATCGGACCGAGCTTTCGGACGCGCCAACTCTGCCCGAGTATGTGCGCAAGTACGCGCTCCGCAGCCATGCGGACCTTGTGATCCATCGTGCTATTGACGCACGAGTCTCCCTGTAGTTTCCAGCCGGTCGCCACGGCTTCCTTGGGGGATTCCATCGCACGCTGCGCATCGCCCATGCCCCGGCAGAACTTGTATTGAAGCGCGCGCCTCTCGTCTGGGGTGACCTGCTCTGTGGCGACCATCTCATCCAAGGCCTTGATGCCGCCCTCTGTGAGATGCTTGATCATGTTCGCTATGCACTTGCGGAATTCGTCGGACATCAAAACTCCTTACCCGCGCAGCCTGAAACGGCCCTTGTATTCAGGTAACACGCGACAAAGATTGCAGAGCAATCGAATATCGTCCGGGTTGTACGTGCTGGCCGTGCCAGAAACCTTCATTTGAACCTTACGAATACCGTACCGGATACCCGAACGCTGGCACCCGGCACAGGGCTTCGTCTTTGGCTGCTCGCCCTCGTAGTGCGGCCCCATATCAAACATACGCCGCTCGATCTCAGTCAACGAAGTTGCCAGAGCGATAGCCGCGTTCTCTATTCTGTCCCGCTCAGGCTGGTCCACCCTATGCAGATTCCGTTCGCACCATGTGTCGAGCTTAGTCGATACCCAACCAAGGCCCGCTATGCGCTTCTTACTTTTCAGCATCAGGCACCAAACCTTCCGTAGACCTCCCGCTGGAACTGTGCTTCGTTACCGCAGTTGTCAATGACCAGAAAGACACGAGCGTGCCCGCCTTCAATACCCAACTCTGCAAGTATCGCCTGACAACGGCGCATCGTCTTCACGCACCCCTCAGCCGACGTGAATTCGTTTAGCCAACGCTCAGGGATATGCACGCGCACGACGATGAAGAAGCTGTACTTGATGGCGTCCATGATATCGTCGGCTGTCGGTCGGGCAATGAAGCGGAGAAGCGCGCGCACCACCGCAGGCGTTGACCCAAGTAGTAATCTGTCATACTCAGCTTGCTGCTGGACACACGCCTTTGAGAGCCCCCACCCATCGCCATCGTCAGACTCAGTTGCACGAGCCACGGTGGGCATTGGCGTTATCGCCCCCGGCATCGTGGCCATGCGCTGTACGCGCTCACCCCACGCCGGTCCTCTGGGTTCATCGGTCATGCGCAGAATCCCGCGCGAACCTTCTCCTTGAACTCGTCGGCGGCAGTGCAGCTGTCGGCCATGAGGAAGACACGCGGATTTCCACCCACGATGTCCAACTCCTGTAGCATGGCCCGGCAGAGCTTGAACACCCGCAGCATGCCCTCTTCGGGCGTGAGTTCCTTGCGCCAATGTGACGGGATGCGGATGCGCACGACGATGAACGTGTCGTCGGTAGTTGCGCGCTCGATGTCCTGCTTGGTTGGCCGGTCGATGAAGTGAACCCGCTTCGCGACGGCGGCAGCACTGGCCACCGGTGAGAGCGACTTGAATACCTGTATGAACTCGTGCTGCTGCTGGATGCATTCTAAGGACATGCCCATGCCCTCGTCATGATCGCCCTTGCACGTCGCGCGAGCCATCCCACGCAGTGTTCCCACGGCAGGTGCTTCCTTACGGTCCTCTTGGCTTGACACAGTGTTACCATCCAAACATGCTGAACATCTCACGCATCTCCTTGAACGCATCGCGCAACAGTTTGCGCACGACACAATAGGCAGCCACAGCCACCGCAGCGACTGCACAGACAATGTATAGGGTAGTCATATGCGCCTCCCTCAATGAACACGGGCATCCTTACGCATGCCTGTGCCCTTGTCAAGATGTTTTTTCGCATGGAGCGTAAACTTATTTAGGGCGAGTTCTCAGGGAGGAGCGCGAAATTGATGTTGTCAATATCAGGGATAATGTACTCGCACATGGAGACGCCACCCACCTTGAACGAATACTTGACGTTCTCTGCGGTGTACTCCCCGGAGCGATTAAGGACCAGTTCCCAATAGCCGTCAGGCCCGGCGGTGACAGTCTTCGCACTCTTGATGACCTGAATGCCACCCGTAGTGAAGAACTTGTAATCGACGAGGTTCGCCACGACGTCGCGCGCCGCAGGGTCGTCACTGATGTCGTGGAGGAAGCCCCACACAACACAGGTTCCCGGCGAGGGCGGCGAGGAGGGATTGAACGGGGCACCTTCGTAAAGAACCGGTGTTGCGCCGCTCACCACGAGGTCTTTCGGAAGCGGGTCGAAGGTGTACTGCCCGAGCTTCTTGAGCATCACCTTGTAGTTACCGTCGTCCAGATTCCTCAGGAGTTGGCCTGCCGCATCCGTGAGCCCGAAGGCGTACAGCGTCGTCAGCGTTGCGTCGAATATCTGAACAGTGCAGTCAGGAATAAGCGGTCCGCTGCCGACCTCTTGCACGGTGAAGGTCACGATGTTCGAGCCCGAACCCGCGCCGTCGATGTCGTCGAAGAGTTGGTTGTACACGTCGTAGTCATTCCGCTTGCCCTCGGGGAAGAAGGTCGCGTGCGTAATGATGATGAGCCAGCGGCCCGTGAGGTTAGGGGTGAAGACCGTGGCGTAATCGCCGTTGCCAAGCTCGGTGATCGTGACAGGGATGCTGCCCGAGACCTCTGCCCCGGCGGGGTTCCACAGGCGCACCCCGAACGTGGCGGGGAGGACGCCCGTCTTCAGGTTGCCGAGGGCATCGTCGCATACAAAGGTGTCGTGAAGCGGCGTGGCCTTCTTGCCGAGCAGCATCGTAGTCCCCTATGGTGTTTGCTTGATCTTCTCGACCTTTTCGGCGAGGTCATCAAGAGTCTTACAGATACGCTCGTCTGTATCCTTGAATGATGTGTGTTCCGCGCGCATGTCGCGGAGTATAAGGCTCGTATCACGCGCGTCCTTCTCGCGTTGCTTGGCACCATCTTGGAGGGTCTGCTGAATGGTACTTACATGCTCTAGGCGCTTGGCAGTTTCCAGATTCATCGTAGTTTGCACGCCCCGGTCTGCATGGATGGCGTCGAACTTCTTGTCTGATTCCTCGACGTGCTTCTGGACAATGGTGAGGGTCTTCTCGATCTGCGTGCTCTGCTTTCCGATCACGCGATACTGGACTATCTCGGCCACGAAATAGGTGGTTACGAGAAACGCGACGAAAGCCAACGCCCTGAGCACATTCGTGACCGTCAGGAACTTGCCTTCTTTAGGCATCGTTTTTGCGTCCTTCCATTCGAGGTCCAGCGTAGTTACCCAACGGCCAGTACCACGGTGCCCCACTCGGCTTGAAACAGGACGCGCACGCTATTATCCCGGCACAATACGCTCCGGGTGTTGCAACAAGCATTCCTATCACCAATCCGAGGAGCCACCACATTTCGCCCCCTTACGAACCGACTTCATCTCGATATTGAGGCCACATGAAGTGACCCACAGGGAACCCGAGCGCGAACACGACATGCGGATGATTGCACAAGTAGTCGATTGGCGCAAGTGAAGGACACGTCAATGCGAGACCGGTGAGGAGAATGCCGAGGAGAGCGACGACGATCAACCGTTGCTTCAATGTGGAGTTGTCGCGGGGTCCATCCTTGTGCCAGAAGATGTGCCCGGCGAGGACGCCGAACACATACGGGAAGCCCAACAGGCGAGACGTGATCCGCAGGACTGCGCTGATCGTAGTGTCCTCCAACCCATCGTGTAATAGTACCACATCCCACACGATCAAGCCAGCAGCGAGCGCTAGAATTCCGTACAGCGTCTTTCGCCCGTCAGATGTCAGCAGACCCATGTTACCTACCGCTCATCTTCGACGGCGACGACCTCTGCGACTGTCTCGCAGGCAGCCACCAGCATCTTGAGCGCGCGTCCGCTGTCGGTGTGCGTCTTGACCGTGCCGAGCGCGGTCAGATAGAACGTGTTGTACGCGGCTTCGTCCGCAAGCGCATGCTCAATGTCAGCGTCACTCGTGGATACCTTGTGCGGGAACGTGATCTGACCCATGTCGATGGCAGCCTTCACCCCGACGATGTTCATCTGCGCTTGGTCAGACAAGCTGAACTGATGCCCGTCATAGGTGAAGCCCTCGCCGATCTTCACACGCGTAGTCACGTCGATCTCCGCACCCTTGGCGACCTTGACAACATCCAGCGGGCGCTCGTCGAGCGTCTTGGGGCGCACCGCCGTCTTGGCGTCGAGGTCGTAGGTCCAGTCATTCAACCGGACGGTGTGCGTGAGCGGGTTGAGTGCTGGCGTCGAGACAGTCGTCTCCGCGAGGAACACGATGTTCTCCGCGAGTCCCGGTATCTCCCCGGTGCCCTCTTCCGTCGTGGGCCACGGCCTGCCATGCGCGACGGCCTCGCCCGCGTCGGTGTCATAGATCGTATACAGCATATCGTCCTCCTAGATCGTTGGTGCTGCATCCTTGTACGGATGTCCACCGGGGAGCTTGCTTTCCTGCCCCCACTTCCAAGCGAAGTAGCCTTCCATCCGCTGCCGATCAGCTTCGGTGAGTTCACCATCGACAATGACGATCTCACCGATCATACCATCCGCCGCGTGCGCGTACTGGTTGTCCGCGATGGCATTCATACCGAGCGTCCTCGGATAGCGGTATAGTCCCGCGTTGTCGGTCAGTACACCATCGACACTGAACTGCTTCTGCGACGTGCGGATGTGCGAGAGGAAGCCGAGGATGTAGTCGGTGGCGATGACCGCAGTCTGAGCCGCCTTCGTGTCGGTCGGACTCCACGGCGAGGCGCTTCCCCAGTTCCGAATCAAGCCGGTCGTGAGGACCGTGTTCTGCGTGTTGCTGCCTCCGATGCAGGTGAAGTCAGCGACCAGCGCGTCGATGTTGATGACGCACCACATCTCCTTGCCGATCATGTCGATGGCTGAACCGAAGTCGAGGTGCTGACTCGACGCGCCCACGTAGTCGAAGACGTTCTCGCCGCCGATGGTGCGCGTCCCGGTCGTCGGCCTGTTCCCGCCCGACTGCGTGGCGTCGTTTTCCCTGCCGCTCTTGTCGTCAATCTGATCGACCGCGCCAGCCGTGTCGGAGATCGTCGCGGAGTCGGCGGTATCCCACCACGCTTCGAGGGGTTCCCCGGCGTCCTTCGGCGTCCACGCCCGCGTCGCACGAGTCGGAGCGTGGCCCTTGTACGGGTGCCCGATGGGGAGTAGTGCTTGGATGCCCCACTTCCACGCGAGGTATCCCTCGATCTTCTGAATGTTGGCAAGCGTCAGGTCCGTGATGACAATGAACTCAGCCATCGCGCCGTCAGGAATAGCCGTGCCCGCGCGGTCAGCGAACATCCTGAGAGTCTGCGAGGCCGAGAGCTTGGTCGAGTACGTCTGCGGCGTCCCGTTCACTTCCCCATCGACCCGCGCACTGATCTCTGTGTCGCCGGTGAAATCGAAGATGGACGCGAACATGTGCGCGCCCGTGTAAGGGCCACCCGTTAGCGCGACGTTGGTGCCTCCCGTGGCGTCAATCTCACCGTCGAACTGACTCGCGTTCGCAGCGTCTAGCTGGTAGTCCTCCGCAGCGTCCGCGCTCCACAGTGAATCGTTCGCGTCGTCCACCGAGTCGATCAACACGACGCCGATGACCGCGTGGTCTCCCGAGGCGTCGATGGGGAAGGCGGTCTTCGCCATGAAGTCGCCGCCGTCGCAGTCGAGGACGTTCAAACCGTTCTGTGTGCGTGCGCCCGAGGTCGGCTGCGCTGCCACAGTCGCTTGAACCAGATCGCGCTGCTGGTTCGCCTTGTCCTGCCACAAGCTCACGTCTGCGGCTTCAACCGTCAGGAGTGGCGATATTCCGTAGATCGGAAGATCGTAGGTGTCAGTATTGACGCCACGATCAATCCAGAACTGTTGCTCGGCCCGTGCAAGACCCAAGTTGGTGTTGCCACCGTTGCCAAGAGGATTTTCGGCAGTGCCGTCCCAACGAGTACCCGTCCAGACAGCACACCACGATGTCCAAATAGGAGTGTCATTCGGACGCAGGTTTCCGTCTTCGTCCAAGTCTATATTGACTCTGGCCCAACTACTGCTAGGCCACATATCTGAGAGCTTGAGGAAAGCCACCTGTGCGCCGTCCATCAGGATAACCGCACTGTCCGTGTCGGAGCCGGGATCGGTGTTAGTATTATCTTTCGCGTCTACAGTGGCCGTGGACACAACAGCCGTCCATCCCGTACCGAGTCCAGCCGCAGTCGCTAGGTTCTGAATGAACGTGTTGTAGTCCGCTATCGTTGCAGACGACCCATCCCGCACGCCACTCGACACGAACATCAGTCGGTACTTGTCCCCGACCTGCCACGGCTTCCCTGTGTTGGGATTGATCGGGAGCGCGTCAACGTCGAGGACGCCAAGCTCGCCAGCCGCACCGAGGATCGTCGCCTCGTCGGCGGCGTCATACCACGCGTCGAGGTCGATCTCAGACGGGAGCCACGGCGTAGACGGGATACCAAATGTCCTGAATGGGTTGATGATCTCCATTATGGCTGCGCTCCGATCAGCGCAATCTTCAATCCCAAGCCCGCGACGGAGGCACCTACGGCGTCGATGTCCACTGTGATCTCCACGTCGCCCCCGAGATTCGGGTCGTCGATGACAGGAGGCGTCACTGCGGTCACGGAGGTCTTCTCCCCGGCGTCAATCGTGATCTCCGTAGTGAGAATGGAGACGCCACCCACATTGATGTCCACCGTGATAGCAGAGCCGGTGGGCGCGGTCTTCACGTTCGCACGCACCCCCGAGAGTACGAACGCGTAAGGCATTCGGAACGTGAGCTTGTCCGTTCCCGTAGTCAGCGGAGTAAACTCGTTGCTCACCGCAGCGACGATGGCCTCGACGGGGTTGCCAGCGTGACCAATCAACTCGATCTTCAAGCCCGCCCCGGCGATGGTCGAGCCTATAGCGTCGATGTCCACGGTGATCTCTGCATCGTCCACGAGGTTCACGTCGTCGAGCACAGGAGGATTCACTGAGTCGAGCGAGGTCTTGGTCCCCGCGTCAATGCTGATCTTCGTCGAGAGGATGCTTACGGGACCGCCGCCTGTGTCCTGATTGATGTCCACCACGAGGGCCGACCCCGTGGGAGCCGTCTTCGAGTTCGCGCGGACGCCGGTCAGTGTGAATCCATAGGGGACGCGGAACGTGAGCTTGGCGCTCCCTGTAGTCAGGATCGAATCTTCGTCGCCCACCGCAGCCATGATCGACTGCCTGACGTTGCCGCCGGGCACACCGGGATCGCCCTTCGGCCCTTGGAGTAGCTCAATCGCTGATTCATCAGCCATGACTCACCCTATCCTGCTTGCGCCAGCTTCGCCTTTATGCCAAGGCACTTGATGCTGCCTTCTTTGAACTTGCGACACGTCGCCGGACGATCTTCGTAGATGGTACATAACATTGTGTCAAGGTCCAGCGCCACGCACGTCTCGTCAGCCCGCTGTTGCATGTACCTTACGCCGCCAAGGGTGAACGTCATCTCCTCGGGGACGTTGTTGAAGCGACCCACATCCGTGAGCATCTTGTGACAACACGCCCCGCAGCCCATGCAGCCCATGATTCACCTACTCATTGAGAGTACCCACCTGCCACTCCCGAATACCATAGAAGAAGTTCTCCAACACGACGTCGGCTACAAGATCGTCACTCCCATGATTGGCGGGGCGCTGTAGTCTACACCAGATGATATCGCCCGTCTTCCGGTCAGAGATGTCTATTCGCTTAGCGAGTACGTATCGTTGCGACCTGCCCGCAGGCCAAAGGTTAGTGAACGTGATGAGATTCACCTGCGTGGGCTCCTCAAGCGCAGAGCCATTGAACGTCGCACCCGGACCTGTCTTCGCTGCGTAGAGGTTCATCACAGCGACCTTGTCGCCCCCGGCAATTGGAGCATCAGCGGACAACTCGAAGACCACCTGTATACCGGACGACGTGTCCATGTCTGCCGTGATGAGAATGCGGAAGTACATGTCATCGTCTTTTGTGTCCTCGAACTTGTTCTCCTTGAGCCCGAACGCAGGGATGTTGGCCGATATGTCAATGGACTGATCGCCAGCGCCACCCTTGAACACACCCGACTCGGAAAGCTGAGGGCGGGCCGTGCGCGCGTCACCATGATGTGAGACCGTCCCGTTGGGGCGTATCTCGAAGTAACTTCCCTTCATGCGGGGCGACCTGAGTATCGGCGACGTAGTGATCGCAGTCACGATGCGACAGCGCATCCAGTAACCGGTGTCGCCATCCACAGCAACCGTCGCCCAACCCGCCGCACTCGGGCTGGCCTCAGTGACCCCATCGTGGATGCGCTGGTCCCAACGGATCGTATAGCCCTTGTCGCTCGCGCCGCCGAAGCTCACGTCGGCAGTCGAGTTGGAGAAGCCCGACCGCGTGTTCAGTGAATTGATCGCCAGCCAACTCGCCGAACCGCCGTCGTAGTATTCCCACACGATAGAGCCCGCCCCGAGATTGATCGGGGTGATGCCCATGATGTACCCAATGGCGTGAAAGATGAATGGGCTCAGGTCACCGAAATAGATCGCCGCGTCGGCGTTCACATTCGGGAAGCTGATATCATTACCATCGGCCACGTCGGCATAGGTGGCGCTGCCATCGAACGTCTTGACCTTCGTCCCGAAGAAGTACGGGCCACCCTGCCCTGCGCGGAGGAAGTTGCCACCCGTTTGTCCGTGAGAGCCGACCGCCATGTCTTCGAGGAAGCGGTACACGTTCACATCGGTATCGAATCCACCAATGTTGACCGTAGCACCCGCAGCGATGCTCACACGGTCCCGCGAGAAGGAGACGGTCTGCGCCTCGATGACACCCGACGCCGTCTCGACAAGTATGTCAAAGATGGTTGACTCGATCTGAATACCCTGCGCGGAAATCTGACCTCCGCTGCCGCCTGTACGGAAACCGTAGTCCCCTCCGCTTAGTCGTCCACCGATTACAGCGATAACACCGCTGTCGGCGTATGCGCTATTGATGACCTGATTGCTTGTTGACGCGAAGCCGACTGCCGCCACCACAGCACCCGGCGCAGAGGCATGAAGGACTGTATCAACAGGCGCATTCCTGATAATCATCGACGTGTACGACAAGACCGTTCCGCCAGCAACCGACGACCTGAAGTACGTCCCAAGCGATGTTATCGGCGCAGCCGCGCAGTCATAGCAGAGGACGAGAGCGCCTGCTGCGGCACACTCGATGCCGACCAGCCCATCCTCAACACGAATGTCGCGGAGAACCCATGTACCATTACTGACGGACATCTTGGCGAGCGCAGCAGTCGTAGTGCCCCTCAGCGTGAAGCCCTCAAGCTCGCTGTTGTCTGCGCCAGCGAACAGGTCGGAACTCGACGTGTCAGCCTCGATGACTGTACTCGACGCGCCATTGCATGACACAATGTCAACATACGGGATGTTCACGAGCGGGTTGTCTTCAATGAAGACGCCGGGGCCGACCTTGATGATGTATCGGTTGGTCACGTCTGCATCCGTGATCGTGGACAACGCGTGCTTGAGCGTCAGGAACGGGGAGGTCATGTGCCCCAACCCGGTGAGGTCACTCCCGTTCTTCGCAACCCACAAGAGATTCTTGATTACGGTCTGAGGCTGCGCGGAGAGCTTGAGACCGATCAGGTCGAGTATCTCGCCCTTGTCTGTTGTCGAGGTGCGGAGGACGGGGAGGACGATCTGACCCACCGTTGTCGGCTTGGTCGTAGTGGGGACACCTGCCGACGTCGGGCTGAGGAAGTATGTCGTGTTGACAGTCAGCGCGCCACCATTCTGCCACCCCGTGATAACCACGTCACCGATCTTCTGCACGGTGAAGTTGTCCACGCCAGCAACAGCGATAACGACCCAACACGCCTCCGCGTTAAGCGACGAGTCAGCCTTCGCGCGGACCCAACCTGCGTTGGTCGGGCGAACCACGGTGACTGCCGTAGTCGGTGCAGTGAAACCATGCGCCACCTGATTGACGCTCAACGAACCGCCACCGAGGTCGAGGTCGTCAATCGTGTCAAGCGCCTTCTGCACATCGGTATCTGAGGCGGACAGGTTCTTGGTGAAGGCAGCCACGACTGTGGAGATAGCGCTCGCCGGGTGCGAGTCGGGTGCGGAGCGACCCGTCGTGCCAGCGTGTACTATCGAGCCCGCATCGACAGCCGGGCCAGTGCTGACGTTACGGTAGTCTACCGCTGAGATGAAGTCAGGCGTCCCGCCCACGTTCCGATACGTGACGCGGTACAGCAACTTCCACTCGGCCACGCCCATCAAGATAGCCGGGAAGCTCTCATTCTCTGCCCCGGACACAGTGGTGTATTGCGCCTGCCCGACGAGCGTCTGAATCGGTGAGCCCAAGACGCCTGCGCCATAGATGTAGTAGTTGATGTACCGATTGTTCGCCGCAGCGGTCAGCGTTCCCGCATCGTCAAACATGAGCGTGTCATCGACGCCCGCGTTGACAACACGATACGGTGTGGCGACGGCGTTCTCTACGCGCATCGACGTGAGGCCAGCATTCCGATACCAGATGTTACCGCTCGCCTGCGCGATGATGTTGTGCAGCAACTCCTCGTCGAAGACCACGCCCTGTTCGATGCTGAATGCCGCATCGAGGAACGCGCCCGCGAGGCCAGAGCCATAGCGCGTCCCGATAGAGAAATGGTCCAAGCGGTGCTGCACCCGGTTGCTGCTGTAGTCATGGCGCTCTTCGGTGATCTTGTAAATCGCGCCGTCTCGGAACACCGTCGCCACAGGCACAGTGGAGGCGAGCAAGTCCCACGGAGTCGTACTCTGCTGAAGCACGCCTGCGGGATCGAAATACACGAAGGTCAGGTCTTGGTCAGCCGCGATGGTGACGATATCCGTAGTCGTCTTTATTACGAGCACTCCCTCGACCCAATAAGTATAGGACGCCGCCGAAGGCGCAATCTCGAAGTCCCCACCGTTCATCACCATGGTGGAGTCGGTGAGGTTCGGGAAGCCATGGAAAATCTTCTTGCCAGCGAGCGCGGGCAGAAGACCGGCAACCTGTTTCTGTTCAACCGGACTTGACATCAGCGCCCCCTACTAGGCAGCGGTATCGTAGACAAGCGCAATCGAGTCAGTCGCGGCATCAAGCTGATAGCCCGCACTTGAACCGCGCCAGTGCAGCGTGTCGGCAGCGTCGATGGCGCTCAGGGCACGGGCTGTTATCCCGGCGTCATCTGAGAAGAAACAGTCCTTCGTCTTGTCGCCGCCAAGCTCCACGCGAACGCCGTTGACATACACGTTGACCGCTCTGTCCCCGGCGGGCCTCTTCGTGATGGCAACGCCGGTCGCGTCATCGTCAGTCGTCGTAGTGCTCACCGGAAGGTCTTTGTCAGCGGCGGTCGGGGTCGCGGCCTTGAGTTGACTGCCGCTCTCCTTCACGGTGTCATCGTCAATCTTGACCGCGACACCGTTCACGTTCACGTCGATAACCTTGGCGAGGTTCGCACCGCCCGTAGCGTCAGGAACCACTGCGAGAGGTGTACCGCCACCGCCCGAGATGCCGTTGCCCGCGACCGAAGTGTTCAGATGCGACTCGGTGATACCGGCTGCCTTGACCCGCACTTCACCGACTTGCCCTGCCACGTCCGAAACCTCAATGGTAGCGTTGTCAGGGTTGACAGCGATGTCGTCGGCGTTGGCAAGGATGCCGCCGCCTTCATTGCCGCCACCGTCACCGAGCTTCTCACCGACGCTAATCGTGTTGCCACTCTTGGTGAGGCCTGCGCCCGCGTCGATCTGTCCAGCGCCGGAGGTCTGCGTGAACGTGAGCGCGGTCGTGTCAACGGTGATTGTGTCTGGTGTGATGAGCGTCCACTGCGAGTCCTGATTCACCGTTCCCGCAGCAACCCACGCGTAGTCGCCGTGCTCGACTTCACCTGTGGGTGAACCGTCGAAGTCCTCGGCACGTGTGAATTCCGCCTGCACGCCGGTCGCGCCTTCGGTCGTACACTTGTAAATACCGTGATCGACGTGCGCGCCTTCTGCCCCCTGCGCACCATTCTCGTTCTTCACGATCAAGCGGTCATCGAGGAGCACCTTCACGCTATCCACGAAGAAGTCGCCGGTCGCGTCAATGGTGAGCGTGCGGCCCACGCCAGCCGGGCCACCCATCGTGTACGCGGGTAGTGCAGCAGCGGTCGCAAGGTTACAGGTCTGCTTGGGGTGAAGCCCATTGGCAATATCGTCAACGTACTTCTTGTTGACCGCAGACGAGTCACCCGCTGGGGTGTCGGCTACTTGGATGTCACCTCCCGAGAAGTCGTAGGTCTGCGTCTTATCGACCTTCGAGGGGATCACTGCATTGTTGGCGAGTTGTGTGGTATCGACCGCGCCGTCTTCGAGCTTCCCGCCGGGGATGCTCTGGTCCTGCATCTGCTTTCCGTGAATCGGCTTACTCATCGAACACCCCCTAGACCTCGTAAATAAGGTCGATCACATCCGTGGGATCAAGCTGGAAGCCCGCCGCCCCGCCGCCCCAATAGAGCTTACTGGCACCACCCGCGATGGAACCTATTGTAGTCACCGTGCCGCCGCCGTCATCTGAAAAAAAGCAGAATGATGTGAGTTTCTCAGCAGTGTCTCGTGCGGGCTTGTACTCCACCCCGTTCACACGCACGATCACGTCATGCTCGGGCGTCCGCGTGATGGCTGCTGTTGCAGCAAGCTGGTACACACCCGTCGTCGTGAGCGCAGGGATGTCGTAGTCACCGTTGAGCGCGGGGGCCGGTACCGAGTTCCACCGCTGTCCGTCATGGCGGCGTATGTCACCAACATTGGCAGTCGGTGCCTCCTTGAAGGTCACCGCATTCGTTCCGGCAATGACAAGCTCGACAGGGACAGGGCCGGGATAGATCGCTGAGTAGCAGTCCTTCCAGAAAGAGAAGGAACTCAGCGTACCGTCCACGATGATGTCCGCTGTTCCCCTGCGCCAGAATCCCACGCCACTCAATACCAGCAGGTTGTTCACAGTTCCGACGAGCACTTCGATCTCGCCGTTTATCACGCCCTTCCCAAGCCCCGGCGTACCCCTGCCTGCGTACATGAAGAATGCATTGCCAGACAAGCGGAACACTGTCCCTTGGAACGAACCTGCATACGCCGTGCAGTCGATGCCTGCGAAGCGGCCACCCGTAGTAATGTCCATCACAATGTAACCGACCTCGCTGGTGAGCGTACATCTCTCAGGTGCTATCGTGACACCACCCGAAGCCAGCGGTGCATATGTGATCGTGTCCGAGTCCGGCGAGCCCTTCACGTTGCAATCGAAGAGATAGATGCGCTTGCTGTAGTCGCCCCCTGCAACGTGGATCGCTGGACCCGTTGTTGGCAGAACAGCAATCCCGCGCAGCGTGATGTCGTTGGCTATCCCCGACAGGTTGACCGTATACGTCAGCGTTCCGAGGATGCTAACTCGCTGCCCGGTCGGGTAAACATCCACCACGCCCGTGAACACGTCCACAGCTTCGAGGTTGATCCACGGGCTCGGAATCGAAACGCTCTCAGCGTAATCCCCGTTCAGGATGCCGACGCGCGCTTGGATGTCCCTTGTCCAGCCCGCATCCGTGGCGGCTTGATCCACGGCGGATTGAATCGTCTGGAAGGGTGCCTTACCTACCGGCCCCACGAGGTAGTCGTAATCGAATAGCGGCGTGCGGTTGCGCCACACCGCTGCGCCGATTGAGTTGTCGAGGCACTGGAACACATTCTCAGTGGTAGTGTTCAGCCAGCCACCGCCCGCATTGAAGCCCGCGTTGGCATCATCGTTGACAGTCGGGTCGATGGCAGACACGTACACACCCGCGCCGCCTGACTCGGTCCATACTGCCGCGCCAATCGCAGCGTTCGTACACATGAAGGCTTCGTCAGTTGCCGTGTTGATCCAGAACGTGAAATACCCGAAGCCCAAGCTGCTGTCATCCGTGGGCAGCGGGTCGCGGGTATCAGTCCACAGCTTGATGCGTTGAACCGGACGCTCGATCATAGGTCAGTCCCCACGTAGTCGTGACACAGTGTTACGCTCTGGCCGGTCCGATCTTCGACATGCCATCGTACCAGATGAGTCCCTTCTTGCCGAGCGCTTTTGCGGCACTCATGAGTTTCTTGAAGTGAATACCGGTGAACTCAGGGCGCTTGGCGATTGCGGATAGCTTGTAGTCGCCCCCCTCGGCAGTCTTCTCCATGAACGCGAGCAACGCCGCCTGCGCCTTGCCCTTCGCGGCTGCCTCCTGAATGCCCTCCGCGACCTTCTCGGCACTCACAGAGTCCGTGCCATACATGGAGTCGTCAGCGGGCGTGAGGTACCGCTGAACCTGTCGCTTCGTGAAGCGGTCCGTGTTGCCGGTCAGCGTGGTGAGCGCCACGATGTCTGGCAGGATGTACTGGACGAACACGCGGCCTGCACCGATCCGCACGCCAGTGCCGCCCTTCATCTCCTTGTTCAGGATCGCATTGCCCTTGTAGTTGTCGTTGTCATCGATCACGAGCCCGAGCTTCGTGACAAGCTTGTCATTGGACCCGGCGACACCCTCGGCAATGCCCTTCTTCCAGAGGTCGCAGATATCATCCTGCTCGATCTTCCCGCGCACCAGCTGGCAGGCATCGGGGAGGACCACAGACGAGCAAGTTCCGCAGCGCTTGTCGCCGTCCTTGTCAGTCTGCGAATGGCGGTAGTTCACTTCCTCCTTGGGCTTCCGGTCCACCGCTTTGTTGCGGGTGGGGGCGGCTGCCTCATCGACGGGCTCCAAGACTTTCTCACCCACGTCCTTCGAGGTCATTGAAACGCGCCAACCCTTGCCATTCTTCTTTCGCCACTTACGCATCAACCTCGCAGAGCCGCGCTTGACCACAATACCCGCAGGGTCCACAAGCACATAGCCCACCATGGCTTCCTGTAGTTTGATGATATTGGCAATGCCTTTCCCCGCCGGAAGCGAGCGCTGTGACGCCGGGGTGACACCAAGCTCCTTCTTCAGCGCAGCCCGGAACGATGGACTCTTCATGGCGTCAGCAAAGGACACGCTGGCGAAGCCACCACTGAGCCTGACCTTCCCGCCGTACTTCTTGGCGAGCGCGCGAAGTGACTTCGTGAACGCACTGTCGGTCGCCTCATCGAGCTTGACGCGTGTGGTATTGAAGCCCGCGCCCTTGACTGCTCGAATGATGCGACTCACTGAGGCCACTGCTTCTGCTGCCGTCGCAGGCTTACGCCGTAGTGTTGCCATGAGTTTCTTCGCCCCCGTACCAATTGCCTTGAGCACCTTCACGAGCGTTGCGTCCGGTCGCTTGTCATCCACCGCGCGAATCGCATACGCCTTGATCTTATGCTTCCCCTTCGGACCGAAGTCAACAAGATACTCAGGATCAACGGTAGTGTCCTTCGCGACCAGTGACACAATGTTGCCCCGGAGGCTCGCAACCTTGACCTTCTGGCCGGGCTTGAAGAAGCTCTCCTCGTCGATGGATTCGCGCAGTGCTCTATGGGGCTCATCCGCGAGGCGATACTTCTGACCCTTGAGCGTGAACCAATGCTTCTTGCCGTGCGACACCATCACGCCCTTGAGTTGCTCATCCGACACAGCTTCAGCAACCCCCAGCTGAACGTAAACGCGGTAGACGTGCGAGCGGAAGCTGCTGTCCTCCTCGATGTCGTCCAACGCGAGGTAAATGCGCTTGGCTGCCTGCGTGTTCAGGGCGATACGGTAGTTGGCTCCCGCCTTCTTCGCCTCGCCTATCGCTTTGACGCCAGCCCGATCCAAGGCATCCTGCGGGTCGTCCACTTCGACGATCTTGTAACGCAACTCCTCGAACAGCTTCTTCGATACGACAATGTGCCGGGGCAGCTTGTACACTTCATCGATGGACTCGCGCGCGGACTTGAGTTCCTTGTACTCACTCCACCAACCGTCCAACGTCATGGCGTCCACTTGCGAGGTCATGACGCTCGCCGTGTACCATCCCGACGCACCCCCGCCAATGAAGTAGTAGTAACCCTTACCCTTTACCAGCTTCTCCTTGACGCCCTTCGCCTTGAGCATCTTGTTGACCGTGCCGAGGGTCACCTTGCCCTCATCGATGGATTCATTCTTCCTCTTGAGCCGCACCTCGTCAGCCTTCACGGTGATCTCATTCGGGGTCTGCGTCTTCGTGCCGGGTGCGACACGTGCGTAGTCCTTTGGATCGATCAGGACCACGAGTGTCGCTGGACCCTTCGGATAGAAGACATTGACATCGCGCTTGATGATCTTGCCGGGGACCGGAGGCTTGACTGCGATGGGCTTGTACCCGCGCTTCCATCCGAACCTGCGGACGACCACGATCTCATCGCCCACCTTGTACGTTGGGCCTTTGTAAATGCTCGGTATGAAGATGCGCTTCTCATCGATGGCAGCCGCCTCGAACACTTTCTTCGGACCGCAGTAGTCACATACACCACATTGCGCGGTGCCACGCCACTGAGTATCCGGGTCGTCCTTGGGGCCGAACCTGATGTGCTCCGTCGAACCGCACTCGGGGCAGAGCACCTCACTGATATCTTCAGTGGCAAGCAAGGTACCGCTAAGCGGAACCGTGAAGAATCCCTGCTTGCCAGAGCCGCTCGTCCCCGAAGGCCCGTGGCCGCTGTAGTGCATATGCACCTGAGCACCAGAGCGAGCGTACTTCGGGAAATACTTGGCGATGATCTTCTGCGTCTTCTCAGGGCTGTGATACAGGCGCGCGACCGTGAAGTCCTTCGCGTCCTGTGACTTCCCCTTGGTGGCGTCATCGAACTTCAGGTACCGGGCCTTCATGAACGTGTCGGAGTATGCGATGCGCCGTAGTTTGCTGGCCATCTCAGTGGTGACGAGCACCTCGTACACGCGCAGCTGCTTGCCGACCACCTCGATGGCAAGGTCGCCCCGATAGACTTGGCCCGCACGCTTCTCAGCTTCTAGGATGGCTGGCATGACTGCCCCTTCAGATGAGGTCTTCGATGGAATCGAGCACGCGCTCTGTATCCGGCGACAGCATGATCTCCATGACGACCAATGGTAGTGCAATGACGAGCACAACGAAAGCGCGAAGACTGAAGTTCAGCCGTGGCAGATCAGGATACATTAGAGCGCCCCCTTTGGCGTCGGTCCACACCACTTGATCTCACCCTTGGTCAGGAAGAAATGGCTCTTGCATTCGCAGGTTCGCTGTAGTGATGGTGTCAATGTCACGCGCTTGTCCTCGGCGACGGTCAAGTCCCAGCGTGGACCCTTGCCGGGCAGCACTGGAATGTTCACAGCGCGCCCGCACCCGCAGGGGCACACAAACGCAACACACCAAATGCAATCGTCCTCGCCACAGACATAGACGACGCCCGGCTTCATGTCTTGGAGATCAGGCCGATAGTGTGTACGCTCAGCGAGCCAGATCATGCGCCCTCCCGTGGAAGCTCACCGTGCTGGACCTTCTTCTCGAACAGCGCCGGGTTGCGGAAGAAGAGGCGCTTGGCCTCCTCGATCTTGTTGGGGTCCGTAGTGTTCCAGAGGAGGTGGGCCTTCGCTTGGTACACCTCGACCTCGACGTGTCGCCGACCCTTACCATCTTCGTCGGCGTCCCACTCGGTGATGTACAGGAAGTAATGGCCATCCTGCCACTCCTGCACACTGCCCTTGCGCCTCGGGGTGAACGGCATGGACTCGGGGATCGTAGTCTCCACGTTGGCCTCCTGCATGCAGCGGCTTCAGGCACCCCCTATGGTCCCAGCGTACCGCGATTCTGAAGGCGCAGAAGCCGGGGAGGGAAGGAGGTGCCGGGAGCGGCTGAAAGCTCCCTAACCCACTCGGGCAGCAGGGGTCACCCTTCGTGCTCTCGCGGCCATGGTATTATCGTTGTCGTCGCTGCGGGCTCCGTATCTAGAGCGCGTCAGGACAAGGCCCGTGTCCACAGGAAGGTCGCCGATGATCGTGCTCTCCGCTTGGTAGTCTTTAGGCGGATGTTTCAGCACTGTCCGTGACTCGTTGTCAGCATGGATGTCGGTGCCGTGTTGAGACTCACTGTTGGGCTCGGCATCTGGCGCACTGACCTGCGGAAGTTTCAGCGAGTAAACCCCGGTCGCTTGGACCTCGGCGTCGTAGTGCGCGGGTACCATGTTGTCCGTCACGTCCATCGTGCAGCCCGCGTGGAACGGGGCGTCGGCAAGAAGCACCGTGCCCTGCTCAACCACAGGAGCTGTGTTCGACGTGCCCGCAACGAACAGTGCGAGCATTACTGCGATGAGAATCCCTGCCATGCACATGCGCATTCGACTCCTCCTTTCAAGAGGTAAACCACTTACTCGTCAAGTGCCGGGTCGGCTGCCTCGATCTCCTCTTCCGTCGCAGGTCTGACCTCTCCCGTTGGTGACACAACGTCACTGCCGCACTCGACGCACTTCGCGACGGTAGTCAGATTGAGGAATGCAATCGATGCACTTGAGCAATGCTCGCACCGAACCTCAGCCATGATGGGGCCGACGTCCGCGCACTCCTCTTTGCCTAGCCCGAGCATGTTCTTGAACACTGCGGTGACAAGCTTGTAGTAACGCGAGCCATCACCACCCTCATCCTTGGACTTCTTGATATCCGGGTACTGCTTGTTGACCGCAGCCTGCGCCTTGCCCCACAGCTTGATCGCTTCATTCGCTGTCTTGCCCGCCTTGCGTGCGAGCGCCTTCATGTGCGTGGGCTCTTTCACCTTGCCCGCGCCGGGATAGGTCGTGGAAAGCTGGGCTTCGGTCACGCCCTCGACGGCTTCACCCAACGCCTTGAGCACCTTCGTGAGATGCCACAGGCCGATCTTGATATTGGACGCGGAGACGAACGTGTCACGTAGTGTTTTCCCGTCACCCTTGGCCGCAGCATCGAACTTATTCACGAGCGCGACAGGGAGCGACCTCGTGAACGTGAACACGAGACGACCCTTACTGTCCACGACCCACTTGTCCCACGCGACGTTGTTCTTCTTGAGCCACCCGATCATCTTGTTGATGACCTTCTTGGCAGCCGGGTGCTTGTCCAAGTCGTCCTGCGTGTAGCCCTTGTCAGCTTCGTCCACATCTTCCTTGACCGTGAAGCCCTTGCCCTTCTTGAGGCCGTGCTTGGCGAGCGCTGGCAGCAGGTACTTCATGTGCTTCTGCTGGACGATCACGTAGTGGGTTCCGTCCGTGTCCTTCCGCATCCCGCTCGCTGTCTGCGAACTGATGACCGCAGCGATGTCGTCGGCCTTCTGCTTCGAGAGCTTGCCGAACTCCAAGGTCACCGCAGCCTCATCGAGGTCTTCCGTCTTGATATCCTTCGCACGATCCGCCAGCCCCTTGGCACCCTTGAGCGTAGGGTGAGAGCCGATGTCCTTGATGACCTTCTTGCCCTTCAGGATGACAACCCCGAACTGGTCCTGATGCGGCACCGGCTTGGGGTATCGCAGGAACACAACGCCGCCGCCTGTCTTCGCCCGGTACACGATCTTCTTGCCGGGGGCGTAGTCCTCTTCGAGGTCTTCGGACTCGGCAACCTTCTTGATCACCGTGGCAGCCTTACGTGCGTTGTCGAACTTCTGGCCCTTCGCTTCGAGTTCGCCCTGCTTGCCACCCACCCACGCCTTGCCCGTCCACACCTCGCGCGGATTGGCAATCGACCCCGACTTCCGGCGCACGAGAATAACTTCAGCGTACCCGGTCGCGGAAAGCTTGAGCGTCATGTACTCGTAGTCGCCCTTGGTGAACGAGACTTCGTCGAGGCCCGCCGCCTCAAGCTCGTCGCCCCCATCGAAGTCCTCGTCGGTCTTCTTCTTGCTGATCTTATCAATGGTGACGATCTTGCCGCCGGGGAACTCAGTGAGCATTATCCGCGCGAGCTTCATGCTCTTCATGTAGAGGGGTTTGCCCGAACCCTTTTGAACGACGGCGTGCGTGTACCCGCGTGCCTGCAAGATGGCGGCGAGGCGCTTCTCTTGCACGTCCACAACTTCGTCGAGGTCCACGTCTTCCTTGACCACCTTGACGTCTGCCTTCAGGAACTTGCGCCCGTCTGCCACGACGACAATGTACTTGCCCTCGTCACGTAGTTTCGTCGGGTCCGCAACGCCCTCGCCCTTCTTCCAGACGCCGCCCTTCGATCCGTCCTTGTTGACCGGGACGGTGCCCCTCGGGTTAGAGATCGAGAAGGTGCCCTTGAAGGTCTTCGCCTCATCGAGGTCTTCCTTGAGCGCCGGGTCATTCAGGTTCACGACAATCGTGTTGCCACGGAACTGAATCGACTTCTTGTTGGTCTCCGGGTACTCGATGCTGAACGTGCGCATGAAACTGTCCCGGCGGTCCTCGCTTGGTAGTGTGATGACTGCGGTCTTACCGGAGACCTTCAGCTTGCCCTTGTCGTCCTTCGCCATGATCTTCAGGGAGGCGAGCGCAGCCTCATCGACAGACTCGTGGGCTTTCTTCTTGCGCCACTTCCAGCCCTTGTTCGCCACCTCGTTGGACTTGTTGAGCTTGGCAGCCTCCTTGGGAGTCATGGACTTGAAGACCTTCTTGACGCCGGTCTTCCTGACCGGGTTGTTCTGCGAGTCAACGAGTACGTAGTCTGCTTCGTCGATGCCTTCCCTCGGACCCGTCTTCTTGGCCTTCGCAATCGGGACAAGGACTTCCTCGTCGCCCTTCTTGGGGCGGGGGTTCGTCACCCTGACCTTGAGCGTGTTGTTGACATCGCTTATCACCGCACCCTGCATCAGCTTTCCATTGGGCGCAGTCCACGTGATGCGCTGGCCCTTCTTGAACACCTCGTCAAGGCCCTCGGTGGGATTCTTGTTGTAGTCGGCCCCGAAGACATACCCGTACTTCTTGAGCGCCTTGAGCATCTCCTTGTCCTTGAGGGCTTTCTTGTCACCGCGTCCAGCGGGCGTCATGGACAATACCGACAGGCCCATCAACCGCGCGGTCACGACGGCAACCTGCTCGTCGCCCTTAAACACGGGGCGCACGATCACCGAAAACCGATTCGGATACTTCCCTGCCTTATCCGTGTGGAAGCCGCCGAGCCCGTAGACGTCCCCGAGCGTCATCACGATGTGTCGGCCAACCTTGCGCGTAAGCTTCCCGTCACTGCCGGGGGTTGGCCCCTTCTCATCGAGGTCGTCATCGGACTCGTTCTTCTTCTTGTCGGCCACCCCGCGAGCGTAGCCTTTCTTGTATGCCTTGATCCGGGCGCGTGACCAATTCTTCTTGTCGAACTCCTTCTTCTCCTGCTCGCCCTTCGTCGCCGCGATGTGCCCGTGCATGAATGAAGCATGAGCCGCATCACCACGGGTGCCACTGCGACCGTACTCCTCGATGGCCGCTGCTTCCGCGAGGTCTTCGTAGTCATCCCCATCAATGGACTCTGCAACATAGGTCGCATTGAGGGCCTGAGCCACAACGTCTTTACCGGACCCCTTCTTGGTGAGCTTCACGTGACGATACATCTGAAGGAGCAGTAGTCCCGCTGAGACCTCAGGCTCCGAGAGCCCCGTGGCCTTCACGATGGCCTTGCCAGTGATAGGCTTCTTCGCCTTCTTCACCGCAGCGAGCATCGCCTTCTCACGCTTGTCCAGCGGCGCGCGCTCATCGAGGTCGTCCTCGGAGACAGTCTTCTTCTTGCACTTCACGCAGTACCCTGTCGCGGCGAGCACCTTGCTGCCGCAGCCCGGACACTTGACGGTCCCCGTAGTGGCCTTCTCATCGAGCATGGCTTCGGAGTGCAGGAGCAAGTCCTCCGCATCCTCATCCGCGATGTGCCCCATGTCCTCGCCGTCAATCACGAGCGAGTAGGTATCGTCGTCCTCCGTAACGATCTCGATCTCGCACTCCTTGACCTTGCGGTCAAGCTGGATCATGTGACCAAGCTTGGCCTCGTCATCGCGGAGCGGCCTGACCCACGTGCCCTTGCCCTTCACCTTCCACCCGGCGGCGGTCATACCGAGCGCGCGTGAAACAGCGCGGAGAATCGTCTTGATCTGGTTGTCGCCCTCAGCTGCCGGGGCACCCAACGTGACCTGCGCAGTCTTGCCAACAACCTTGCGCGTTGCGATGGGGTTGTCGGCACCGCGACGAACTGCAACAAGGGCGTCACCCTTGATGCCGATGGTCCTCGTAGTACGCCCCTTGCCATCGCCGCCGCGCACGAAGTCCGAGATAACTATCTTGGCCTTCATCGGGATGCTATAGCCCTTCACCTCATCGACTGACTCGATGATCGAGAGCCCCTCTGCCTTGGCTGCCTTGCGGATTGCGTTGACCCATGTCTGACTCACGTTGCCCTGCGGATCACCGAGCACAATCCGGTTGCCCTTGCGCGTAGCGAGCGGGTCTTTGCGACCGCGCGAAGGTCCGGTGAGGATGTCGCCCTCGATGTCAAGGTTCTTCGCCTTGACGCCCGAGCCATCCTTGCCCTGCACGAAGGCCTTGATCATCTTGCGGTCGCCCGCCTTCAGCTTGTAGCCCATGGACTCCCGTAGTCGTGACACAGTGTTATCATCTTCGCCGAGGGCGAGGAGACGCATGCGACAGGCGCTTTCGACCGCTACGTCCCGAGTCGCTATAAACTCGTGGCTTCTCCCACTTTTGATGCCTTCAAACAGGCTCGTAACACAACGTTCGCCCTCCACAACAGTACCATGCTCCTCAACGTACTCCTGAAAGAAGGCTTCAACCATGACGTCAAACTCGTTGGGAAGGTCCGCATAGAATTCAACCATCTTCTCAAGAAGGCTATGGACTTCCTGTAGTGTGATCGGAACCCTGTACGCCTGACCGCCAACCTGTACCAACGTCTTCCCATCATCCGTACCATCCCTGCGTGCGGTCCATGAAAGGAACTTGGACTGAAAGCCCTCCTCCCCCTCCATGTACAGCGGGCCTTGCTGTAGTTCAGGCTCGAAGCCCACGCACAGTACCTCACCGGGGTGGATCATCTTGTTCTCGCCTGAGCCCACCACGGGAGCGCCTATAAGATTGTGCGAACCCTCGGGGTCATCCTTACCCTTGTCTGACTCACTGACATCCTTGCTGAGGCTCTTGAGCATACGCAGGTCTGTTGCCACCGAAGCGTTCTTCTTCTTCTTGCCTGACTTGATATCCTTCCGCAGCTGCCTGAGGGCTTTCTTCATCCCGTCCGCTGTGGCCCGCACTCCATAGCCCTTGGCGTACTGCTTCAGTTCCCTGCTGTGACCGTAGGCTTCGTCGATACCTTCGTTGGGGGCCTTCGCGCTGAACTTCTTGACTTCCTTCTTGAGCACGTGTGTCTGGACTCCCGGTTCGAGTTCCACCTTGTACCCGGTCGCGGTCTTCTTGATAACCGTGACGGTCTTGCCCTTGGCGTACTTCTTGCCCTTGAGCTTCAGGTCCGTAGTGAGCATGTACGCCTCGTCGATAGACTCGAAGGGCTTCGTGAGTTTCGTCATGCGCGCATACGGGAGCTTGTCCCAATGCGCGTGGGCAGCCTTGACCACTTCAGCCTTCTCCTTCGGATCGCCGTAGTCACCGAAGGACATCGCAGCTTTCTTCCACCCTCTCGGGCTCAGCTTCTTCAGGCGCTTCTGAATCTTCTTGACCGTCTTCACCTCGTTGTCGGCGAAGCTCAGGATCATGAAGGCGACAAGGTCTTTGATGGTACCCTTGTCTGCTTCGTCGAGGTCTTCCACTTTGGGGAACCACAGCCCGCCGTTGCCATACCACCGCACGCCATTGGCATCCTCAACACAGAGGATACTGTTCTCGGCATCCTCATTGAGCGTGGAGTCGTGCAGGTCGGGGTACAGGAACTGGAACGCATTGTCAGTGACCCCACCCTCTTCGCAGATGGCTACGTAGTCTGCCTTGGTCTCGGGGCGCAGGCCCTCGGTCTTCATCGCGGGGTCTTCCTCTTTGGACTTCGCGGTTGCCTTGGCGAAGCCCGCACGCTTCGGGAAGCATTCGATGATCGTGAAGTCGCTGACCTGACCGGACTCGAAGTCGGTATCGCCAGCGGTGACGAGAGTGTCCAGCTTGCAGAAACCCCTCACACCTTCGTTGAGCTTCTGAAGAGGCTCGGCAGCAATCTTGCCTTGGAAGATCGCGAGGAACGTAGTGTCCGTTCCTTCGAGTTGTGTCTCAAGGAACTGCGTGATGAGGTCGCCGCACTTCTCCATGAGGTACGCCTCGAAGAGGATCGCGGCCATGCCCGTGTCGGTGTTGCTGAAGGCCGGGCTCTTGTCGGTGAAGTTCTTGGCGAACTCGCGGGCGCTCTGCTTCTCGTCCTGAAACCCGGAGGCGACTTCGAGGATGAGGTCAATGTACTCGTCGCGGTGTGAGATGCTGCCGGTGATGGTAGCGGGGAGGTCGAGGCTCGACCGGAGCTTGGCAACCTTCTTATAGAATCCGCTGGCCTTCTTCTGGCGAACCGATGCCTTCTGCTTGGCACTCAGGCGCTTGGGCTTCCTGAACTTCATGAGCCTGCGGCGCTTCTTGGCCTTGATGCCCTGTAGTCTGCGCTGGGAGGAAGACTGCCGACGAACGGTTGCCTCAAATACCATCGTTTACCCCTCTCGAAGCCTGTAGTGTCTTCACGAGGGATCAAGGATAGGTGAGCCTTAACACAGTGTCAAGCGACATGTTGCCACGATTTGCGCGTGACAACGGCACTGATTGCACCGAGACTTACAAGGTATTCCGCAGCAAGATCAGCGTATGTTACGCCACCAACGGCATAGAGCGCCCTGATTTCTTTGACGTCACACGCGGTCAACTTGGAGCCATAATTCTTTTCACCCACGTTGTTTTGCAAGACAATGGCGCTATGCCTTTGGTTGTCTTCGGGTGTCGCGTACTCAAGGTTCACCAAGCGACAGTCAGCCTTAATGCCGTTTATGTGGTTCACGTGGTAGCCCCAAGGGCATGGGCCGATGAACGCGGCGGCTACCTGTTGATGCACCTGAACTGTTTCAGCCATCCCGTCCACACTGAAGTCCAGATGCAAATAACCAGTGCTCAGATTAACATGCGTCTTTAGAATACCGCCGTTGGTCCTCTTGCGCGCGATACTGAAAATCCGACCTAAATCTGAAATACGGTAGTAGCCCACGTACCCTACAACGTCCTCCCAGAGTTCGACCAAGTGACGCCTCCCTTGTTGCTATCCCCGAGCTTGAACGATGCCGCCCGGTCCACCCCGCAGCTTACCACCCTCGCCGAGCATGCTGCCGGGGGCGGTCTGAATCTTGTCCTCCCTCAGCTGGTCCACCACGGCCTGCTTCAAGCCGTCACGGAGTTCCTTGGATGCCTTGGCCATCGCGGCGTCGTACTCCTTCTCGATCTCCGCGTAAGCTTCCTCCACGGTAGTGGCGGTCGGCAACGGTATGTCGAACTTCTTCGTCGCCTTGCCGCCCTCGAACTCGGCCTTGACCATCGCGCGGACGCTGAAGCGCACCCAACCCTCAGGAGCCTTACCGGAGATGATGATGCTCTCGTCGAGGACGCGCTTGTTGTTGTCGCGGTACGACACCTTGCGCTCGATGAACGTGACATCCTTGTGCTCGTACTTCGGTGCTTTCGCAGACATGGTACTTCCTTTCAGTAGGTGGGTGGGGGGCTGTCGCTATTGGCCAGCCCATGCTTGGTCGTCAGAGTTGTTTTGCTTCGCCCGTAAAAACCCTGAAGCAGCTTTCGCCGCACCGCCACGCGACCCAGCACCCAAAACGGCCCACCCGCTCATTTCCTCTTTCGTAGTGTCCCAGACTTCCCGCGCTTCGACAAGGGGGCTTTACGCCGCTGCTCCTTCGACCCCAACAGCTTCTTCGATACCGCTGGCACATGCACCGGCTTGGCCTCGACAGGTACCGGGTCACACACCATAGGGCCACATACCGGCGCGAGAAGCTCAGGCGTTATCAGCGACGTGAGGCTCGCCAGATTCTTGTCAATGTTCTCGGGGCTCAGGAACTCCTGCATGCGCCCACGTAGTTGACCGAGCCTCCGCGCGAACTCCTCAAGGCATTCCGTGTTGGCATCCGATGCGAGTACGAGCGCCCGCGTCGTACCCCGCGCACCCATCTCTTTCAGGTTGGGCCAGCCCTTGCGAATGTCTTGGCCCCGCCCACGGCTAGACTCCATGCGGTGTACAGTCTCACCCTCTGGCGTCTCCCCGACCTGAATGTAAGTCCAATCCAACTCGACGCCAGCACTGTTGCCCTTCCACGTCCTGAAGCTCTCCTCCACCTCGACGATCCAATACTCTTCCCACTTGATCGCGTAGTGGTCTGCCAGCGCATCCATGACTGCCCCGCGCAGCGCCTCGATATCCGTGGACCACAGATTGATCTTCAACTCGGGGATGTCAACGCCGAAGGTCGCGCTGAGGGTCTGCTGCGGTCCAGCATATCGCTTCGACTCGCGACCGGCAGGAGGCTCTGCCGTCTTGTGCAAGCGCACTGGCACCTTGAACGTTTCACCGTGGCGCTTGAACGTGAACGCGTCAACGATCTTACCTACTGGCATTCGGGTTCTCCATGACGTGTGCAACAGCGGCCTGCACTGAAGCAAATGTTCTAGGGCTGTAGTCGCCCATGCGGGCGATGACCCGAACGCGTTGCCCGGCCTGCTGAACCTGCCCGAGCAACTGCCTACCCTTGAACACCATGCGCAGTGTTGACGGTGGCGAAGGGTCGTGAAGCTCGATACCCTCAGGCACTTCGTAGTCGTCGAACAACGTCATCATGCGTGCATCCTACTTCGCAGGCTGCTGCTGCTGCGAGTCTTGCCGTTGGCGGGCTTCTTGTCCGGTGCCGGGGCATCGTGCATCAGCGCTGCAATGCTCGTGCGTACCGGGGCGTCCTCCTCGTGGAGCAACTCATCGATCTCCACGCTGGCATGCACGAGCGCCTCAGGCATGCACTCGTCCACCTGCACAGAAGGCTCAGCCGCCTTCGCCTCATTGGCCTCCTTGATCGCTGCCATCACGGCCTCCCGCTGCTCGTCGGCGTCAGCAACGTCTTCGTCGGTCGGCATGAATAGCTGCCCGTCAATCCACACGCACCCCTCGGGGCTTTCCTCCCACAGGTCGAGGAGCCATCGCGTGGCGTACCAGCGATTCTTCGTCTCGCCCATGCTGAGGGTACCATGCTCTATGGCGTCCTCAGGTTTACCGGTGCGCGAGAAGCTCAGGCGCGGCTGATTGTCGAAGTCGTGTTCGTAGTACAATGCTAGATTCCCCTCGCTATCCGTGCATCGACCGCTGCGACTATGTGCTCTGCAAGCGTCTCGGCACAGAAAACTTCAGCGTCCAACGCGGTGAGGTACGTGGGCACGAGTTCCGTGTACGCTTCGCGGAGCTTCTGCTGGAAGGGCAGACCCTGCATCTCGAAACGATCCTTGAACCCCTCCCCGGACATGTTTGCCGAGCGGCGCATCGCCACCTTGGGTGACACGTCGAGGAGGAAGCTGAGTTCCTTCTCGGTACGAAAATCAGACACGCGCGCGTTCGTCGTGACAATGAGGTCGGAGGGCACACCCTCTATGGATTGGTAGGCATAGGTGCTCATCCACCAGCGGTCAAGTATCACGATCCTCCCCGCCTTGAGCGAGTCGAGAAGATGCTCATGGATAAGCTGGACCCGAGCGGCGGTGAACATAAGCATCTGCGTCATGGGGCAGAGGTGTACCTCGGGGCGCTTGAGCATGCTCCGTAGTTCCTCCCCGATGGCCGTCGAACCGGGGTCGCGGTATGCGTCAACCGCATAGCCCTTGTCAGCGAGCATCTCGGTCAGGAGCACCATCACTGACGACTTGCCCGAACCGTTGAGACCCTCAAGCACAATCACTGGCATCGACATCACAACTTCCTTCCGGTGGTAGTTCAGGCATGCTCTTCCACATGCGGCGACGGTCAACAATCGCAATAGCCATCGTAACGAGCCCGGTCAGCAAACCTAGCCCCGCGACCACAACCACTGAACACGCCAAGAGCCGCGTGCTTAGGAAGCGTGGTATCTGCAAGGCAAGGCCACTGGCTATGATGAGTGCGAGGGGGCGGTTGGTCCTGCTGCGTATCGCTTCAAGGAGTTCCATGCGCTTGTGGCAAATCGCGATTACATCCTCGTGCGCCGAGTCCTGCTTCTTTCGTAACACAGTGTCAACCTCCCGCCGATGATTACGGCGTGCCCGATGCACAGCAAGGCGACCGCGTAGTGCCTTCAACTCCTTCTCATGTGCCTCGGGAGACTTGGCCCGGCGAGCATCGTCAGCTGCGTCCAACTCACCCGACACAAAAGATATGTGGCAACTCAGACCGAAGTAATGCTCACGCTCAACAAGAGACGCCGGGATAGCGCCAGCAAACAACGCGTCCTCAACACCGTCAGCGTCAAGCAGCATGTACCGTGCGCGACCATTTACGGTCATGGTTGTCGGGTCAAAGTCCATGATACGCGCGATACGCTTCATGTACTCCGCGTCACCAAACAGGAAGTTATTGTGTAAGTACGGGCCATCAGACCGCCCCAGATACTTCCGTTGCTTGGCCACCGTAGTCACCCTCTCAGCCAACCCGAATGAAGATGCCGGGCAGAGGGATTGAACCCCCCACGTACCGCCTTAGCTTTGCTCAACAATACGCCCTGCCCTTAAAGCCCTTGAGCTTCTTGCGCGCCGTCCACTGTCGGGCTCCGACAAACCCGGCCCCACTTACAGCTGGTACAACAAACGGAATAGGGTGAGAGCGACGGTGCTCCACAGGAGGGCTAGTCGATGCAAGCGTCACTCTCGACTCCCATTCGTGGGCCGCGATGTCCCACGGACTACGCCCCCACCCCTGCCGTGAGTCCCGACCTAGCAGCGGAAGTCCGACCGCACGAGTTGCTCCTGCCTCGCCTCGCGCTTCAACGCGTAGGCACCTTCAGACTTCTGCACCTTGGCGTTGCACTCGTCGATCTTCTCGGCGAGGTCACTGAAGACTGAAGGCCACCGCTCAGCGAAGACGCGGAGCACGTTCTGCGCGATGCCCCTGATCTCCCACTGCGCGCGCGGGTTCAGGCCCCGGTGCTCGAAGATGTGCCGCCACGTGTGGAAATTGAAGGTAGCGGCGACCTCTGTCTTCGTCTCGTTGGGGAGCTTGAAGCGGGCGTCCTCTGCCTTGAAGCCCGCCTTGTCGCGCCACCACAGGTACTTCAGGTACGCATCGCGACAGTCGGAGAGCCACTGGAACTTGAGAAGCTCCTGCGTGGGTGTGGTGTTGAGCGCGTATATCGACTCACCACTCTCATGGGACCACCTCGGTGAGCCCTCACAAGCGCCGTGCTCGATGGCACCGAACTCCCACCGTCCGGTCGCGAGCGGCATCGGCTGCGCGGGCACCACGGCAAAGCCCTTCTTGCCGTAGTCACAGTACCTCTGGGACTCCTGCGAGTACGCAGCAATCCGGTGCCTGACGAGTTGATGCGACATCGCACGCGAACCCGTCCAGACGACCGACGCCGTGGCATGCTCGATCATGGAGGTATGCCCCATGTCACGGCAGAAGCGCGCGACGAAGTCGGGTGCCGAGCCGGGTGCAATCTTGTGCTCCGACTTATAGCAGCGCCGCCCGGCGTTCTCGATAAGCTCGACCAGCCCGCTCGTCCAGCCATCCGGCGTGAGCACCTCAAACGTCGGCGCGTGTACCGTCAGCACATCACCCTTCTTGGGCTCCATCACTGCGTCTTGTTTCTCGTCCACGGCTATCTCCTCCCGTGTAGTCCTATGACCTCTTTAGGTCGATACCCACTGCGCCATCCAGCACGTCACTTACGTCACCACCCTCCGCACCAACGGAAAGCTTCCCATCCTTTATCGCGGCGGCGAGCACGACAGAGCCCTTGGGGTGGCACGCAAACACGGTGTGTATACCCTCGAAGATCAGCTTCTTGCCGTTCTCGTCGATCACTGTTACGACCATCACGGCCTCCCCCGTAGTCTTATATCGCCCCCGTCTTTCGCTCGACCTTGATGCGCGACTCAGCATCCGCGAGCAACTCCTTGAAGTCAGCCCCATGCACCTGAAAATTCACATGCTTCATGGGCTTCTGGTATGGATCACGGATGCTGAACGAGGCGCTGATAGGCCCCGTGACCTCAAGGCTCCACATATCCGCGCGCTTGCCGTCGTAGATACGTTTGGCCTGTGACGTGATGTGAAGGTTCTCAACGTGGTGCTCACCGAGCACGTACAACTGCCCGACGAACGTTGCCTCAGACATCACACCAAACACCGTGCGCATGTCCTTGCCATCGCCGGGTGCCCGCGCGGGGAGGAACGCCAACTCCCCCTGAGCAAGCCGACGCGTAATAACAGCGAGTGCCTTGCCGTAGTTGTATGGCTTCTTGTCAATGAGGATGAGCGGCACGTTGTCATCTATCATGGTGTGCGCAGCCATGACATCAACGGTACCGTCCTCACGCCATGTCTCGCACTGCGTGAGCGCCTGCTGAAGATCGCGGTTAAGGTACGGAACCTTGAGGAAGACGGCGAGCTTGGTCTTGAAGCCCTCGCACAGTTTGCAGCCCAGCTTGGAATACACGATGATCTCCACGTCACTCGCCTTTCAGTTCTTCCGCAGTGCCCTCAGTAGTGTGCTTACATTTGGCCTCACTGACCGCTTCCTCAGCCGACTTCACCGCCGACGTGGGGTCGAACACGGCGACCAGCCGCCGGTAAGGGTTGTGCTTGTGGAAGAAGATACGCAGGAACCAGCACACAGGATTGAGCCAGCACTTCCAGAAGAGCCAGCATAGAATCTGCCCGCGCAACGGATACGTCCACGGCGCGAGCGCCATGTCTGGCACGCCCTTATGTGGATCAGCCGGATCGTTCCGGTAAGCCCACACACCCTTTGACTCGTTCTGCTCAGGCATCAGGGTCTCTCACGCTTTCAATGTCATCGCCGTAGAGGTACACCTTCGCGCGCTCCAAGAGATCGCGGAAGTCGTTAATCCAGTCATTGCCGCACTGCTGGCAGAAGACGCTCGTAGTCGCGTGACGTCCCGCCCCTTTGGTAACTCGGAGGCGTTTACCGGTGGGGCGCTCCCCACACATCTCGCACAACTTCTTGTGCGCGGAGCGCACGTCCTGAATGTCAGCACGCATGGTGCCGAACCAAAGGCCCTTGTTCTGAATGCGCCGCTTCTTCTTGGGCTCTTCTTCTCGTGACACAGTGTTACGAACCTCTCGTCTAGGCACACTGGCAGGGGACCGGCTTTTAGACCGGCCCCCCAACCTAAGCGCCCCCCAGCGCTAGAATCCAGCGTGTCTGTAACTCTTCTGAAGGAAACGGCGCATCGCGAAGCGGTACGCTTTCTTGCGCTGCGCGAAGTCCGGGTTGTCGATCTTGTCATCGCCGGTACCGTACTTGCGCTCGCGGTACGTCGCGTAAGCCTCCGGGTCAAGCACGCGGAGGAAGGTCACGGCGCGCTGTCGCCACATTTCGCCAGCAACCTGAAGCTTCGTCGGTGACTCGGGCGTGGTCGCGGTGTAGCTGAGGTCGAGGAACCGCGTGACGGCGTACAGGTACGCCAGCTTCCTCTGCTTGAGGTCAGGCTTCTCGACCGCGTCGTCGCCTTCACCGTACTTGCGCCTGCGGTACTCGGCGTAGCCTTCTTCGTCCTCTTCCTTGAGCACGGTCACCGCGAACTGACGCCAGTGCGTTGACTCCAAGTCAAGCTGCGTGATCGATGTCGGAACACCGTCCACGTCGATCTTCTTGATCTCTTTGGTCAACGCTGCCTTCATCATCTCGAACTTCTCCGAATTGTCCTGCGGCTGCCCTTGTTTGCCGTCACTCATTTGCGGCCTCCTTTTCTGCGCGCTTTTGCGCGCTCTTACGACCACACTCTATGAGGTGCCCGAGCATACACCCCGGACGGGGGTGCAGGCACTCGGGGCCATCGCCAAGGTCTGCAACACCATACACGTTGCCACAACGCCTGCACTTTCTGCGCTTGGCCGGATCGATCAAAGTCCCCATTGCCGATCTCCCTTTTCTGAGCGCTGTTGCGCTCCGGGTCCGACAGGCGGAATCCCCGCCCTTCACTGCAAAGAAGATTAGCGCATAGCACGGAAGATGTCAAGAGTTTTTCCGTGCTATACGCAAAAATTCCTCACTTATTTTCCTGCGGGTCTGTGGCCTCTGTGAGCGCATCCGCGCCGCCCTCAGGTGTCTTGGCCCGAATGACCGGGGCACCCGTAGTCTTGTCAATGCCCCCCACTGTCTGTGTGTCCTCCACAATCGGAGCCTTCACAGGATTCGGCTTCAACGGTTCGTCGCCATCTGCCACGATGATCTCCTTCCATGCGTCCATGAGCGGAGTGAAGCACTCGCTGCACTCCGCGTACCCACCAGCACGAAACCGACCTTCACCGACACCAATGTCACGACCACACTTCTCGCACGTGTCCACGTTACCCGTCCATTGCCTCCTGTGCGTCGAATATCGGCGCACCACTGATCTTGGCTTCGGACCACGGCATATGCCGGAACTCCGGGTGCGCCACAACATCGCAGACCTCTGCCGCAATGGCGTCCGCGTAGGCACGTTCCGGCTCCGCATAACAACTAGGCGACCATACGACAACGACCTCATTGCCGTTGTCCTGATCGAGGACAACGAGCACGTCTGCACTTGGCCCCGGCTCCTCTCTAAGCGGCGGGCTCTCCGACGTGTCCTCAGGCACCTCAGCGGTTGAACTCGTTGAGTATATACCGGGGCCGTACTTGTCGCCTTGGAATCCATACGCAGCGCTCCACACCTTCATGAGAAGATCATGATAGCGGCGCTGCTCCGGGGTGGTCGTCCCCCACGCGCTGTCAACCGCGCCCTTGAAGTTGTCGTAATCCTGCTCTTCTATAAGGGCGGTCATCACCTCTTGCCACACGGCCTTGGGCGCGATGATACGGAACCTGTAGTCGTTCCGCGTGCTCTCCTTGATGTCGTACTCCTTGAGCGCCGGGAAGCGGGCTTGAAGCTGCTCGATGTGCTCCAAGTCGCGCGCACGAATCATCATCGTACTCGGGTCAGGGGGATTGGCATGGCTGCCGTCGCCCTTGCGCGCACATACGACGCTGTAAAAACCATAGACAGTGAATACCCACATTTCGCCACCTCCTTCTATGCCGGGGCATATTAAGGGGGAAGCACGTGAATGTCAAGTTGTTTTTTCGCATGGCGCGAGAAATATCTAGGCGTGACCTTGCTTCTTGATCGTGCGAAGTTTGCGCACGTAATGTTGACGTTGTGTCAAGGCCCCGAACGACATTGACTCCGCTTGCTCAGGGGACACGCGCCGGATGAACAAATGGTCCCGGCAGTTGGTCAGGCAGATTGTCGCACCGCTCCGTGGCGTAGTAGGCAAGGTCAACTTGGTGTATGGGCTGTGCTCGAACATGTACCGACACGATGGACAGGTCACCTTGTCGTCTGGACCCTTCCACCATATGGCGACGTTAGCCGGAAGGGCAATCACGCGCGCGCTCTCGTAGAAACTATTCAGCGCACTGAGGTACATACCGACGCGGCGATTGAGAGGCATGACATACGTCTCGTTGACAACAGCGTTGATGAACCCATTGAGGAAACGCATCTCATGCTGCACGGCACTCTTCAGCCACTTGTCGTCCCCGACGTCGAGCTTCACCATCACCTTGTTCTTGCCCGAGCCCTCACCCTTCGCACCACCCGCGCGAAGGCCTGCGAGGAAGACGTCCCGCCACGCCATACGCATGGTCTTCGTAACGTCTTTCCTGAACTCTTTCTCGTCAAGCTCACTTTTCTGGTATTTGCCAATAGCACGTTGTAGTGCAGCGCGTGTTCGCTTCGTGGCGACCTTGAACTTCCGAGCCCCGACTGTCTGCCCCTTCTTGCGCTCGTTGGCAAACGCCTTGGGGTCGGCGTCCTGCATACCCAATTGGTCACGCTTGAGGGCGAGGTCGGCGAGGGCTGCGGTACCTATGGCCTTGCCCTCGAAGACAAGACCCTGCTCTTCCATCTGTTCAGCTATGAGGAAGCTGGGCTCGTAGACGAAGAGGTCGTCGAACTCGGGCTTCATGCTGACAGTATCCCCGTGGGTCGAGACTTAATGCCGAACTTCCGCGCCTGCGCGTCAATGTGCTGCCGGAATGAGTGCATCGCACTCGACGTCCGACTCGTATGGCTCTTGGCCTTGGAGCTACCATGGTTGGTGCGCCGGTACGTGTCGATCTCTTTATTGCGGTGCCTGCGATAAGGGCACGCGGCCCTGAGTTGATTCCTGAACGCGCGCGACCCGTTGAAGGACGGAAGGCAGTGCTTCTCCAAGCCCTTCTTACGTGGCGTGTAGCCATACGGGGCGAAGATTCCGAAGCCGGGGATGCGCACGATCTCGCCCCGCGTAACCTCGTCGGCGGTGTATTCGAGGAAATAGGCGACAAGGTTCGCAGCGAAATGGTCGCTCACGCCCATCTTCTGCGCACACTTCGTGATGGTGCGCTGTAGTGGCTCGCCCTGCTTCGTCGTCGGCATGAACGGTATGCGTACAATCACTTGGCTTCGTCCTTCCCCGTGTCTTCGTCCTTCTCAGCGTCTTCGTCCTCGTTGATCGGAGGCGCAACCTTGAGCGCCGCCATGTCCTCCTTGAGCAACTTCGCTTCCTTGTCGTCCTCGTAATCGTCTTCCAACAACTTCCCGGCGACAACAGGAGGCAGAATGCTCGGGTCGGTCTGCTGGAACGCACGACGCACCAACATGCTAACCTGCGCGTCCTTAGCGTCTGCCTCGTCAGCTGCCTCGTTGACTTCGTCTTCGTAGTAGTACGCTAGGTCGCCAACAACCTTCCGAAGCTCAGGGCTGCGGTGCATCATCTTGGCGATCTCAAGCTGCTCATTCGGGCTGACCGAAGTGAACCCGGTTGGCGTCATGTCCTCCATGATTGCGTTACGCGCGTCTGGGTTCATGGCCAACAGCGTACCCCTGACGCGGGGTGACAGGTTCTCCATACCTCCGAAGCCTTCACCACCACCACCAGCAGCAGCAGCGGCAGGCTCGACCGGCGTCTTGGAAATAAGCTTCAGCACAAGGTCTTCAGGAAGCTTCGCGTAGTTCAGGAGAATGTAAATCGCCCACACCTTCGGGTCCAACTGCATGTCGGCGGCGAGTCTGCTCATCGACTCCACGATCTGGTACCGCAGCTGGACGAGTTCAAGCCGCTCCCACTCGTCCAAGTACGATATCGGCGACATCTGTACAAGGAATTCCTTGTCAGGCTGATGGAAGTCATAGGTGTCATCGTTGGGCTCAGTCGGGAGCAACGTGTAGTGTATTTCTAGCGTCTGCCTGATCCCATATATCGTTGACCGCTGAAGACGCTTCGCACTGCGCGCGAACCGCACGTCCTGCTGGACAAGCGTTGCCTTCGCGTTGATCTCGCCCTCGAAGCCGAAGTACGCCTTGGGCACCTTGGCGGTACCGAAGAACTTGTCGCGGAAGTGTTCGAGGTCGTACAACTCGCCCATATTACCCGCGCCGGAAAGCGTCTCGATACGCGTGTTGTTATTCGGGCGCATCGCCACGAAGACATCTTCCAGCGGCGTCAGAGGATTATACTGCTTCTTGTAGTTGGGGCTCGACGGATCAATGAACTCAAGCTTCCTGAACCGCTTCCGCCAACTGTTGAGGTACGAAACAGCGTCGTGCTCCTCCATATTCCCGACGTCAACCATCACAAGATTGCGGTCCGGTGCGCGCCGCATCCGGTACATGAGCACACTGTCCTCGGCGAGGGTGAGTTGCCGCCACGGTCGGAATAGAGCGTCCAGTATCGCGGTGCCGTATCCGGCCTCCTCGTACTTGCCTAGCAACCGGAAGTGTACGTAGTCCCACGGCCACGAAACCTTCCGCTTCTTCTGCCGATACTTCTGGCCGTCTTCCCTGAAGCCGATCAAGCGGCCATACTTATCTTCAAGTCGATGCACCTTGCTAGACGATGCCACCTTCCAGCCGAGCACACCCTTGCCTGTCTGATAGATCAACCGCTGGAATGCGTCACCGAGCTTGCCTGTCCGACGCGTTATGAACTGGACCCGGTCTTCCATCTGCGTGTTACGCAGGCACTCGTTACCGGCAGTGATCATGGCCTTCGACTTGGATTCGATCCACACGGAAACACCACGGTCGTAATCACGCTGGGTGGCTTCTTCCGCGTACACGTCGAGGATAGCTGAGACGAGACCGAACGTATCCATCTCTGAAAAGATGCGATACCGCTCCTTGCGATCACGCGCGATGCTGAGGTAGTTGGTATACCATTCCTGCGACTGCTCCGCGAGGGCGGCAGCTTCGTCACCATCGCCGGTAACAGTCACCGGGTGCGAGTGGCGTCCAAACAATCCAGTGAGTCGCCAAAACCACCCAACTTGGTGGGGGTCGGCCAAGCGCTGCTCACCGGAGTAACTCGGCACAGGCTTCTTTACTTGATCCTGAAGACCGGGCACTGGCTTGTCCTTCCTCGTAGTTCACAATCGCGGAGTATAAGGCACGACATGAACTCAGTCCAGCAAAATTCAGTCGTCCATGGTCAAATTCGCCACGTCAACTCTAACGCCGCCGATCTCCCGCACAGCACGCTTGGCCTGCGCATGCAAGTCAACGCCGCTGTCCGGGTCAACGATCTGCCGTATGATCTTGTCGTCAATGTCCTCAATGTCCACCAGCGTGGCCCCGGCGATAGCGCGGTCGTCGGTCATGCACGCGTACACAACGCCAGCCACAGCATCACTGACATCCTTGGTACCTTTGCCACCATGCGTTGCTCGCGTCGGGTGATCGACCTTCTGCTTCTTGGCGTTCCGCTCTAGGTCAAGCAACTCACGGATATAGGGCTCGTAGCTGTACATGGCAATACGACGATCAAAGTGTGCGGCGCGAAGACTGAGGTACGGTTCGTCTGACTTGTCAACAGACTGAAGCTTCGCGTCGTAACCAGCCTTCCGCAGAAGCTGCTTGCAGTCGGCACTCTGAAAACCGTCGAAGGTTATCATGGTCAGCGGGTACAGTTTGGCGATGTAGTACACAAACGACCTGATCTTCTCCAAGTCGATTTCGGAGCCGGGTGGAGGATTGATCCTGAGCATGAAGTCGATGATGATAAACGGGTATTCGGATACAGACCGCGTACCGTCAGGCTTCATCTTCTCCTTGCGAATGAGCCCACTCACGTGCCCCATCGCAATACCGGCGCAGTCGCCTGAGAGCGAGAGGTCAATGTGCATGAACCTCGCGGCCATGGGGTTCAAGCGCGGGGTCCAATTTGACTCGCTGATACGACACGCGATGTTCACGACGAAAAACTCGTCAAGCATGATATCGTCTTGGTAGTCGATCATGGCCTCATGCTTGGTGAACGGATGTATGAGCGAATCGCGAACAGCATCGAATATAGACTGCCTGTCGCGCACCAGCGGCGAGATGTTGAACGTTGCCACACCGGCTATGTCCCGCAGGTTCTGGTCAACGTCTTCGTCAAACACGGAACGGAAGTCACCGGGGATGCCGCCAATTATCTTCGCGCCAGCCCGTGGCTCCTCGTCGTCATCAAGAATACGACTCTGAGAAACACGGTCCCCAACCTGAACACGGAAAGGCGGAAGCTTGAACTTCGACTTCGCCTTGACCTCCCACAGAGCGTAGTCTGATACAAACGTATGCGGCGAGTCCTGCACCTTCTTGAGCCGCGTCTCAAGGAAACTCGTCTGCGCGTTCCTCGACGACATCAACAGCATGATGCCGGGTATAGCCCCGCCGGGACGCAGGAAGCGTGACGTGATTCTTGAGTGTGTCGCGTTGTACAGTTCGTATGCCTGCCCGGCGATGATACCACGCTCGTTATCGCGCTTCTCACGCATGAAGTTGACTTCGTCCATGCTGAACGCGAACAGGTCAAGGCCAAGCGCGTGGAGTTCCTGCGACCCCGGTATGACTTGGAGATTCTGCCCGCCGGGCTTGAAGTCGATCTTGGAATCAATCTTCATGGAACGGGGGAACTCTTTGCGAAAGTACGGACTCGTGTCGATCCAGCCGCGCAGCTTGAAGTACCCCGTGTCCGCGACCTGTCGCTTCGTGATTGAGTAGATACCGAAGATCAGAAGCGAGCCGGGCAAGAGCCCGTAGTAGCGCGCTGGGTCGCGAAGACAAGACATACGCTGAAGCAGGTACCCCAGCGCGGTCATGGCGAGCGTGGTTTTCCCAATCCCGATAGCCCCGGTGATTATCCACTCAAATATCTTGCTGCCGGGCTTGAACACCTCGTTCAGGTCTTCAACCCACCTCGGGTGCAAGTCCTTGCATATGAGCCCGAAGTAATGGTCGTCATTGATGAACGTATGGATATCCACGGGCTTCCTGCGGTAGTCAACCTCCCACAGAGTATCGTGTACGATGTTATTGCTCTTGTCCTCGATGATAGCTTCGGAGAGCCACGCCAAGACGATCTTACGCTCATGCGTGCTCAAGCCGTCGAAGGTTTCGCGGTCGGTGTGAATAGCCTCTTCGGCTATACGTGTGAAGAGCCGCTCGGACTCGTCACCTAGACACGACTTGGGGAGCTTGAGTAGTGTCCCCGGCTTGCGTGCTTTAGGTCGCTTCTTCGCCATATCACGTTGCCGCCTTGGCCTTCTTCTTCACGCGCTTCTTCTTCTTCACGTGCGTCTTCTTCTTCTTCTTCTTCTTCGCACCGGACGGGAGGGCCTTGGCTGCCCGCTCCTTCATTGCCGGGAGCTTCTTCGACAGGATATCAATGGCGGTTCGACACCGCTCGCGCGACAGAGCCTTCTCCTCTTCAGTCTCGTGCGTGGGGTCATCTTCAATCTGAATCTTGACCTCCTCGGCTGAAGCGAAGGTCAAGTTCACGTTGACAGCCGCGCGATCTGAAATCTGAACCCCGCCCTTGCCCTCGGCAGTCACGCCTATGCGATCCAGTATTTCCTTCGCGGCAGATACCTGTGTCGTAGTAGGGCCGGTCTCCATGAGAACCGGCTTCCCAGAAACATCGTTGAGGATATGGCCATTCTTGTCGCGGGCATAGATAGGACCGGCCAACGCAGCTGCCAAGACAGACGTAGCGCCGGTACCGAAGCGACCGAGCTGGCGCTTCAGCCCGTACTTCATGCGGGCGGCTAGACCTTCAGCATCCCTGAACGACTTGACAAGCTCTTCTGCTTCAAGCTTCACATCCGGGCGAGCAAAGAACTTCTCAATCTGGTCGCCATTCCAACCCTCCTCGAAAAGCGCAGAAGGGCCACGCATGAACGCCGTCTCGATAGATGTACGCTCAGTGGCATTCAAAGGCACGGGCTACCCCTTGACACAGTGTTACGCGCTCTTACTGCGAAGGGCGCTCTTGAGGCTGGGGGAAAGCACGAACCGCACGTGCTTCCGCCGTGGTGTATCCTGCATCTCGCCGGTCTCCGGGTGACGGTACCGCGTTGGCTTCTTCATGAACGGCTCCAACGTTCCGATATTCGTCAGCGCAACCGGCTTGCCCTTACGTAGTGTGCCCCGTATCTTGTCCAGAATCAAGGCCCACAAAGACTGCGCCTCGTCACCGTCGAGCTTGAGCTTCTTGCTGAGGTATATCTCCATCCCGCGCCGGGTCAGCTTACCGCGTTTACTAAAGCCCTCACCCTTCGCTTTGGCACTGCCAGCAGATTTTCCACCGCGCTTACCACCACGCGCTCCCCGCTTGGTCGCTCCACTCGCAACAGCGGTCCGTGTTCTGGTTTTAGTGTCAGACATTGTGCGGTCTCCTTATCCACGACCACGTAGACCCGGCGGTGCGGTCTCGTGAAAAACATCAGCGGCGTGGCGGCCACTTTTGCAGCTTGCTTCTTGCACTGGTCCCACCAGCCCCACGGGGGCCACTTCGGGTTCATCAGGATGCCATCGAGTTCCCAACCCTTTTGACTCTTACACTCGACACAGAAGGGACAGACAATCCCCATCGCAGCCGTGTGTAGTATATCACCCTGCCCGTTCCAGTGACCCACCAGAGGCATGCGGTCAGTCGAAGCCCGCCGGAACGGCAAGTCAAACACCGTGAACTGCTTCGTGTCAACGTACTCGTCAGACACGAGCCACACCGACAAGAGTCGGCAGACCTTGTTCTCGAAGAGGTTACCCTTTATTCGACCGTCTACCATGTGTAGTTCCTTACACACACCATACCGCACCCTGTGGTGGTCCGTCAAGTGATTTTTTGTTGTATGACGCGGAAAATTAGGGGGGCTAATCTGTGTAGGATCAGCGTTTAGAGGCCTTCTGCGGCTTCTTCTTTCTCTTCACCTTCTTGGTCACCTTCTTGACCACCTTCTTCTTCGCCTTCTTCGTCACGCCTTTGCGCTTCACGCCAAGATTCTTCGTGACGCCCTTCGCCGCACCCTCAATAATGGCACGACCCTCCTTGTGGCACACGAGCACAACCCGGTCAGCTACGGGCTTAATCCTTTTGTCGTGCGTAATGAGCGACACGGGACATACGGCGGCGATACCCTGCAAAAGCTCGCAGATGGTATCGGCCCCCGCCGGGTCAAGGCCGTCAAATATCTCGTCCATGAACAACTGCGAGAAGGCGCGCACTTGTCGTGTAGACACAAGCTCCCTGAAAGCAAGGAGGAGCGACAGGTCCATGCGCTTCTTCTGACCACGTGAAGCACCGGCATAGCTCTCGGTACACTGCGGGATGGAACCCTCGACGGTGAGATTCTCCCGCACCACGTCCTTCGTCTTGAGCGCCTTCGTGGCATTCAGCTTAACGACCGCCCCGATCCCAAGAAGCTCCTGCGCATACGTAGTCGCCAGCCTGTTGATCTCCGGTATCTCTGCCTCGATCAAGAACGACTTGAGCCCTCGATTGCCAAAACCCTCAACCCAGAACTCTAGATCGTCTGAACGCTTCTTGACCTCTGCGTACTCTTCGTCAACCGCCTGCAAGGACTCCTCTGCCGACTCCACCGCAGTCGTTAGCTCGGTCACCTGCGTATCGACCCGCTGCTGTGCCTCCTCCATCTCAGACGCGCGAGCCTCCGCGACCTTCGCGTCATTGTTGGCAGCGTTAAGCTCCTCCTTCACGCCCTCAATCTTAGCGTAAAGCTCAGCGATTTCCGGGGGCTTCTCGGGGGCCTCGGGCTCGACGAGCTTGCCCTCTTCCTTGTCTATGCCTGCGAGCTTGGTCACACAACACTTAACTGACTTCTCTGCGACCTCGATCTCCTCGACGTAGCGCTTGCCGCATTCGTCCGCGCGCTTCTTCGCCAGCTTCTGCTCACACTCCGGGCAATTCTTCCCGGCGAGCTTGTCAAACTTCGCCTTCTTCTTGAGCGCAGCAGACTGCTTGGTCTTCAGCCCCGCGCGCTCCTGCTTGACGCGCATGCGCTTCTGCGACAACGCCAGCAACGCATCGTCGTACTCCTCGTGCGCTTCGTCGTACTGTACGACTGCCTCGTCATGTGCGGCCACGTTCAGGTCGTGGACATCCGTCAACGTGTCCCTTTGCTTGACGTGCTTCGTCGCCGTCTTCCGAAGACGCTTCGCCTCCAACCTGAGTCGCTTTGCCTTGAACTCAACATCGTCTTCCTTCTCAGCGGTGAGGAAGGAGTTCAAAAGCTGTCGCCGCTCCCCGATGGTGCCCTGAAGCCTTGTACGTTGTAGTGTCAAGCGCTCAACATCTTCGGACACTTCAGTCAGCATCTTCCGGGCAAGCTTCTCTGCGCTCGAATACAGTTCCAGCCCGAGGATGCGCTCAAGCACCTTCTTCCGGTCGCTGTCGGTTGCTGCGAAGAAGCTCTTGATATCCTCGTGAACGCCGAAAGCCACTGAGTTGCAGAAGGACGTGAAGTCCATCCCGACGAGCTTCGCTATCGCCAGCGTCGTGGCACCGTTCGTGCCCCGCGTCTTGTTCTTGCCGTTGACGTAGAGGAGTACCTTGTCACCGTTCATGGGGTGCTTCCGGTACCTGACGATCTTGATAGCCGCTGGGCCACCGACAAGGTTGACTTCGACCGAGCAACCGGCCTTCGACGCGAGGTGTATCACCTCGTTACCCTTGTACTTCTCGCGTATACACCGACCGAAGAGCGCCCATGCAGGGCCGTCGAACAGGAAGGACTTGCCCGCGCCATTCGAGTTGCAACCACGCTTGCCTTCGATGGAGCCCTCAATGACAGTGAGGCCCGGCGTATCGAAGTCATGCGTCACATTCTCGAAGGGGCCAAAGTTCTTGTAGTTGACAACGCCTATACGGTATCCGGTCATCGCTTACTCCCAAAGTTGATCCTGAGCCCAAGCCAAAAGAACGGTTGCAGGTACAGGTGCTTGTGCCGCCGGTCGTAGTAATACCCGAACCAGCCATCGTACCACGCCACGTACAGCTTGAAGCGCCAGAGCTTCATCGTTCACTCCGAAGCTTCTTGAAGAAGCCCACCAGCGTGGTGAACATCTCCTGCTCTGGCGGGAGCCTGTTGGGTGCATACCACCCCCACCCGTCGCACAGGTCGGGCTCCTCATTCACCGGATTCTGATGCGCCGTGCAGCCCATGAAAATCACCGGCTGGCAGATACCAGCATCCGGGCGAACATCATCCTGCACGTCAATCACGTGAAGATTGTACAGACGATAAATGCCCGTCTCTTCCCTCACCTCGCGGCGCGCGCATACCCCGATGGACTCACCACGTCGCATGTGCCCGCCGGGTAGTCCGAAGAGCCCTGACCCTTCAGCATCCTTGCCACGTCGCCCAAGGAGCACCTTGCCCGTGGCCTTGTACTGAATCGCCACAGCCACAATGACATCCGGGCGCTCGACTGCGTTGTCGCGCTCGACAAGCGCACGGTCCACCATACGAGTCAGCGCGCCAACAGCGTCCTGCTCCTCCGGGTGACGCTCCAAGAAGCCCTCAGTCAAGTCGAGTAGTAGCTTGGCCTCCTCGTACTCAGGAGTACCTTCAAGCCGTTCGACTTCTCCCTTGAACCACTCGGACATCTTGCGTTCCATCGCGCCCCCTAGAAGATATTCGATATGAACCAATCGCGGTCCGCACGCCGCCCAAGGCAGGCCACGGCATTCTGCGCCGTCATCCGTGCCATCTTCTCGACGAAGGGGCGGTACTGCATACGACCACAGGTGAGCGTGACACTGACCTTGGCAATCCTGCCGTTGGGGTCATCGTGGATGAGGCGCTCCAAGGCGTACTCGCGCGCTTGCAGCTTGTCGTACATCTCGTCACGCGAACATATCGAGGCAGCGAACGTGTACACGCCGTCCACCTCACGCATGACAACGCAGACGCCCCCGTGGCCGTCACGCATCGGGTTGTATATCGACCTGTAGTGGAAGTACCTGACACCCTCGACCGAGTTGACGCTGGCCTTCTTCTTGTCGCGCTCAGCCTTCCTGCGTGCGTGCTTCGCGTTGAGCACCTTGCGCTTCTCGGCGGTGCGCGCCAGACTTGCGCCCTTCTCAGCAAGCCACTGCGAAAGGGCCACCTCAGCCGACAGACTGCGCCAAGCCTTACTCTGGTCTTCGGACGTCATGCCTTTTTCCCTTCTGCTTTGTCACTCAGCCATCGAGCGATAGCCTCGGTCTGTGTCATCACTATCTCCCCGGCAACATAGCCCCATATGGGAAGCTCCCCACCGGAGACCATCGAAGGCCACCAGTTGTCCATCCAATCTTCGAGGAGCTTCCGGTGACACACCCCGTAGTGCTGCGCGACCGGGCGCAGCAGAAACGCAATCCACTTCTGCCACGTGTCCAGCTGATACCGGTGAATCATCCCGGCAGGCGGCATGTGCATGAGCATCTCTTCGAGCCCGACGAGCGCGAAGAGTTCGTTATCCTCCTTGTCAAGAGGATCGTCACCCGGATTCGGGGGCTTCAGCGGAAAGAGGCAGTTGTCAATCAGCAGCCCCTCGTGCTCCGCGCCCTCGGTGATCCCCTTGACCACGCGGAATTCCTTGTGCGTGTCGAGACCTGCTTTCATGATCTCGTGGGCGATCTTCTCTGGACCCGTCATCCTTGGGCCTCATCCTTCACCTTGAGGAAGTAGCGCCGCTTGAACTCCTCCACGGTGAAATGGAAGACGTCCGAACGCTTCTTGCCGGGCCACTGGCAGAGCACCTGCGTCTGGGGCTCGTACTGCGATGCCAGCCTCTCTGCACTCCTCTCCGTGGTGACGAGCCCTGCGGGCGTTATCACAATGAACGCATTGTGTAGCCGCTTTTCGCACGTCAGGGTATCGGTCAGCCTGAAGAAGTCTTCCAAGTCATGCCGAACGCCCGAGAATATCAGCGTCGTGGACGAGAGAGGCACAGGCGTAACCGGCTTGGCCTTCTTCGGCGCAACCTTCTTCTTCTTGGCAACCTTCTTCTTCGGCCCCTTGGCCTTCTTCTTCTTCGCACTCATCCCTTTGCCCCTTTCAAGATTTCGAGCCCCAATTCAAGAAGCTCAGCCTCGTCACGTCCCTGAAACTCCATGTAGCGTCCAAGGACTTCCTCGTTCGTGTCCTTCGTGTGAACTGCAATCCGTGGTGCCTGCTCGTCGGTCTCGACGAGCGTGCCCTCGACCCAGCCGGTCTTACCCTGTGCGGCCTCAATAGCTGCAAGAGCGGCCTTGGGGTCAGAGGTCTTAACCCGCACGAAGTCACGCTTCCCCACCTGCGACACGTCGTCGTCAACCAAGATATGAAACTCGGGACTCACGTTGTTGTAATGGCACTTCCACTTGCCCGTCTTCGAGTCCACCACATAGAAGCCGCGCTTCTGCCCGGCGTCCCTGAAGTCGATCTGAAGCGGCGAGCCCACGTAGCGTACATTCGGAGTAATCACCTTGGGCTCGTGGACGTCACCAAGGAAGACGTGCCTGAACCGCTTCGGGCACAGGTACGAGAGCGGCACACCCTTGCCTTTGTAGCCTGCCTCCTCAAGGAGCACGTGGCTCAGGAGGTATTCGGACCCGTGCTTCTTTGACATTGTGTCAACGGCCTTGCGGTACGCGTCGATGTCCTCAGTCCATGGGACCAGCAGGAACTCATCGAAGGTATCCGGCGTCTCGATCACGTGCGTATAGCCCCGGAAGACCTGAAGGCTATTTCGTTCCGGTGACCGCAGCAGCGCGTCGTGGTTCCCAACGAGCACCACGACATTCTCCAACACCGTCGCGGCCTCATAGAACTCCCGGCATACAATGTCGAGCACGCCGAGCGGAATCTCCGTGCGCGAGTTGAATATGTCGCCTATGACGAATATACCTTCGCAGCCTTCCGCAACGCTCGTCTTGACGATCCAGCGCCAGCACTCAATAAGGTCGATCAGGCGCGTAGTCAGCCCGCTGGGGTGCAACGTCGAGAGGCGTGAGTATTCATCAAATTGCAGGTCTGCCGTGATAGCCCACTTCATGCCAACATCCCTTCAATGCGCGGGAGGAACGCAGCCACTGTCGGAATCAGCTGCTTCAAGTCACGCAGCGCCTTCGCGTCAAACCAGTACCATTCATCCGTCTTGTCCTTCTCCTTCGAGAAAGGCACCACACCGTCAGGCACGTAACAGCGGACCAGCGCGGCAATGTAGTGATGGTCTTCACCATCGACCACGTGCTCATTCCAGCCGATCAACTCCGTGCCCGTCGCGACCAGACCGGTCTCCTCCTCAAGCTCCCGGCACGCGGTCTTCTCAGCGCTCTCACGCCACTCCACGTGCCCGCCCGGAGGAGCCCACCAGCCTTTCAAGCCACCGGCCAGCCGCTTCCCCAACAGGATACGCCCGCCCGAGATCACCAAGCAACCAGCGCCCACCTTCGGCTGTTTCAGACCATCGCGGTCGTCGCCGCGCCAGTGGTTGCGAAGCCCGTTGATACACGCGCCTGTATGCCACGCGCACAGAAGCATGATCCCCCACTGCTTGTTCAAGTAGGTAGTGATCCACCAGAAAGGTTGGTTCAACAGACTCGCCAAGAAACCCCACCGCTTCACCTTCCGGCGCTTCATACTGACCAAGAGTGCGCCAGTAGTGCCAAGGATCACGATGCCAATCTGGCATATGAGTTCAAGCGTCTTCACAGTCACATCAAACCTCCACGCTCTTGCAATACGCCACGATGGCTGGGTCAACACTGACGTGCCGCGCCTGCATGGGCTCTGTGAGTCTGAGCCCTGCGAGCGAACGCACACGCGAAAGCGCCACGTATGCCTGCCCCGGCGCGAAGCACTCGGACACGTCGCATTCGAGTAGATCGAGCGTCATGCCCTGAGACTTGTGAATCGTCAGAGCCCACGCGAGCTTGACGGGGAATTGCTTGAGACTGGCCAGCTGCTTATCGTTGGCGTCCTTCAAATCCCACGTCATTGGAACAACCCCGACGACATTTCCATCAGGCTTCCGCACCCATATCGTGTCGTCGTCCATCCGTTCTACGACGCCACGCTCCCCGTTCACAAATTCACGCTCGTAGTCATTCCACAGGAAGATCACCGGGGCACCGACCTTCAATTCGAGGAACGTCTCGGCGAGGCAGTCACGCACCAAACGCTCCGCGTACTGGTCCTCACCCCAAAGCTCAGCCTCATACTCCTTGGCCTCACCCTCGAACGCCTTGAGGTGCTGATAATTCACCATGGACGCGGCGTCATTGCGTGCGTATAAGCACGTAGGCTCATCACCATCACCCAACTCGGCACCAACACGGGAATTGAAATACGCTAGGACTGAGGCGTCAGTGTTGCCATACCGAACACGACTAAGCGCGGCGACAAACTCAGCGTCGTCCTGTCGGAAGACTTTGGACAGCACGTGGACTTCAGGCTCGACCAACAGCCATGAGGATGCCTGAAACGCATACGGGTACTCGACCTCGTCGGCACGCTTGGAGACCGGAGGGAGTTGCAAGAAGTCACCCGTGAAGATTACCTGAATCCCCCCAAAAGGCTTCTTGGAGACCCGTATTCGCTTGAGCCAGAAGTTTATCATGTCGATGTAGTCACCAGAAAGCATGGAGACCTCGTCGATGATGAGCACCTGACAGGCCTTCACGCGCTCACACATCTCGCCGAAGTTCTTCACCCGGCGGCTGTTCAGGAGCACACTAGCTTCCGCCTTGTTCTTCTTGATCTGTGTCCCGAGCCACGAGTGAATCGTGCAGCCACTCACGCGGATAGCTGCAATGCCCGTGGACGCGGTGACGGCAACCCGCTTGGTCCCGCCAAGCTGCTCGATGATCTCCTCGACCAGCACTGACTTCCCCGTCCCGCCGGGTCCAGTGATGAAGATATTCCTACCCGCAAGCGCTGCGGCGAGCGCGGCCTCTTGGCCGTCGCTGAGTACAATTTTAGACCCCATCTGGTAACTCCTCCACAACGTGTACAGGGATATTAAGCGGTCCAGTGAACTGCGGCGCTTTCAGGTACGCATGCCCGGTCTCGTAGTTATAGTGGAAGCCGCCGCCAAGCTGACGCACTGTCGCGCCAAACACTTGCAGCAAATCCCATACGTCCAAAGTGCTGAGTTCGCCCTCCTTCGGGAGTCGCGTCGATGCGCCCCGAAGCGCTTTCTCCGCGAAGGCGCTCGCCCAACACGCCCGGCAGCAATCACCAGACTCGACGTCCTCAGGCTTGCACGGGCCTCTTGGTGCGAGGAGATTACTGCACTCCCACTTCACCATCTCCGTGAGGTCTGCGCGCCTGACGGCGAGGAGCCTACGTGGGTTCTTTTGTTCGTTCTTCATATACCAATCCAATGGGCATCACCACGTAGCGCCGCATCGCACCTATCCCGGCCTTCTCGACCGCATCATCTTCCGCCTGTGTCCGTGTCGAATGTACGCCTTTGAATTCGAGCGAATTCGCAACAAGCTCGAAAACAGCATGCCTCCGCAACACGAGCACGTGGGGAGGCCTGTCAGCTTCTAGCAGCATCCGCTCTGCGAACGCACGCCCCTTGCACGCACAGCAGCAATCGCCAGCGCTTACAGCGTCCGGGGTACACGGCCCCTGCTTCGCAGGATGCTCGCACTTCCACCGCGACATCCGCACGAGGTCGTCACGCTCGATCTCAACCTTGGGCATTCTTCTCCTCCTTGAGTATAGACCCGAGCGTCGGGAGCGAGAGCGCAATAGGCCACGTCGCCCACCACGGGTGGTCGCACAGTATGAGGGCCAGAGCGGTTGCAGAAAGACCGAGGAGGCAGATGGTCAGTGCCGCGTAGCGTGCGCCGAGTCGTCGTAACACAGTGTTACCGATCTAGGAGAATCCTGTACCTGTGATTGCCAATGACCGCTTCGCTGTCACCGACCCACGTGGCCGGAATCATGACAGTCTTGCCCTTCATCGCCTTGTACCGCCCGTCGCGATATGTTCGAGAATGCCGCCTGCGTTCGTGCGGGCGCTTGGGGCCATGAGCTTCGAGCGGCGGTAGGTTCAACCGCTTCCTGATCTCACTCGGCCTGAGGAGTGTATACGTCGGGCGGTCATGCCGCCTGCGGATACGCTCCTTGTGCTTCCCCTTGCGCGCCTGTCGCTTCCTGTGCCGTTCCGCTGCCTTGAGCGGACTGTCCTCGACAATGAAACGATTCGGGGAGTTGAAGTAGAAGACCTCCTGAAGCCCCACGTTCACGTTCCGCAGGATGGGGGGCGTCATCAGCTTGAGGCTCTCTTGATCCTTAGGGCGGCTTGCTATGTCAACGCCAATGATGCCGTCTGCCTTTGTGGCCAACGCTGACCACAACACCATGCCCATGAAGTCAATCGGGCCTTCAGGATTCAGCTTCACCGGGCCGAAGCGACCTTCGCTGATAAGCACGGAACCCTCGGGGTAGCCTTCGATCACTTTCTTGATCGCGGCTGCCTCCTCCGGGTCGTCACCTTCCACAAAGGCGTCCACATGCCACGCGTCTATGGGTTCAATCTCAAGGAACCCGCGCTCGCCGCTGAGCCCCTCTTGATCCTTCTCGGTATCCCACAGGACAGTACACGTCGCCTTGTCCTCGACGGCCATGGTCGGAAAGGGCAGGAAGAAATGCTCGTGGAGCATGGCAACAGTCTCCACGTCGCTATGCTTCGGTAGCACGTCCTGCGCCCTCGCGTCGAACAGGAAGACGCGCGCTTGCTCCATGCGCTTAATGACCGCCGGTATGTGTCGTTCAATGATGCCCGCAGCTTGATCAAAGATCATTTTTTACCGCCTCACACGATAGAATGTACAGGGACACACGCGCCACGTCAAGATGTTTTTCGCGTCACGCTAAACTTTTTTGCTGACCGCCGGAACGGTTGGTCGTACCGGTCGGGCGCACCGATGATCGATTGAAGGTCCAGCTTCTTACACAGACGTAGGAAGCCGAGCTTCTGCACATCCGGCACCCAATTGACCAGTTGCTTCGTCAGGCCCTCCGTGCCACCGAACGACCGGCGCAAGTCGATTGCCTTCACGACACGCTTGAGGTAATCGATATTCTCGTACAGTGACTTCTCGAATTTCCTCGGCTTCGGTCGCTGTGCTGCGCGATTGCGAAGCACGCAGAGTTGGGCCGTAGTTGACATCCGCTCGAAGCCCTTGACATGCTCCGTGGCCTCTAGGATGAGTTCCTTAGCGCGCTTGTCGCCACACCCGGAGCAACCAGCAATTGAGTCTGACGGGTCACCCACGAGAGTCTTGTACAGCAGATAGGTCGAAGACTCGACACCGGTAATCTCGGCGAAATTGTCCGCGTCGATCCATCGCTTCTTGTTGAGGTCATAGACGCGAGCACCCCACTCCACCATCTGCCAGAGGTCTTTGTCCCCGGACATCACAACCGGCGTGCCGAAATGCTTCAGGCATATCGACGCCACCGCGCCGACAACATCATCGGCTTCCCGCTCTGTGTAACTGATGCAGAGCACCCCGAGCTTCTCCATCATTTTGCGCGCCAACCCAATCTGAGTGAACGCGCTTGCCTTCTCCTCCTCAGTCAGGAGCTTCTTTCGCTCCTCACGCTTGCACTTGTAGTCGGGCAGAAGCTCTAGCCGACGCTTGGGGATACCCGCGTCGAAGCACGCGACAATGGGGCCTGAGTACCTCCCCTCCGGTGACTCCAAGAAAGCGCGAAGCGTGTTGAGCGCACCGTAGACGCCCCCGGTGAATTGCCCGCCCGCCTTGAGGTCGTCCAGAGCGGTCGCCATTATGCAGCGCTTAATCAGGCTGTTCGCGTCGATCACCAGAGGCATGGGCATTGGGATGCTCCTATACAGCGGGGCAGACAGTAAGAAGGGGGGCAACCTCTCGGCTGCCCCCCTCCGTGATACCGCAGAAGGCGAGCCTACTCCTCAGTCTCGTCCTCGGTCTCAGGCTTGTGCTTGCTGGCGGCATCGGCGACGTGCTCTTTGAACGCCTTGAGCGCGGCCTTGCCAGCCTTGGTCTTGTCGTCCAACTCGGGCGGGAACGGCGAGTCAATTGCGCCCCGATCCCACAGGAGGGTCGCCGCGACGGCACAACTCACGTGATACTCGGTCGTGCCGATCTCGTCGCCCTTCGCCTTGTGTACGATATCGCTGACCAGCCGTAGCATCGTCTCCTTCTCACGGCTGCCCTTCCGCACCTTGAGGGCGGCATCGCGAGCCGCACCCTTGAGGTGCTGCGCGGACTTGCCCGGCGTGGGGGCGTTGTCCGCTTTCGCGGTCTTCTTGGCGAGCTTCTTGATGGCTGCCGCAGACATGCCGGGCTCAAGCGCGTCCTTGAACTCCTGCTTGCCACGCGTCTTGCCGTCAACCTTCGTCAGTTCGAGACCGGCGATGAGCGACATCGCGCCCGACTCGACGTGCTCCTGCACATCCTTCGGTGCGCCCATCAGCGTCATACACCTGCGAATCTTGCTGACGTGTAGCCCCGTCTCCTGCGCGATGCGGGGGAAGCCCCACTCGTGCTTCGTGGCGAGTTCGTTGACGACGCGCCCGATTTCTATCGGGTTCAGGTTCGTCCTGCCCTCTTCCGAGTTCTCAGCGACAGCAACCGCGCGGGCGCTCGCATCTTCGGATTCGAGGTCCATACGTATCGTGACCGCAAGCTCAGTCAGGCCGAGCAGGTCACTGGCGCGCAGACGACGCTCACCGGCGACGAGCAGGAAGGAGCCGGGCTTGTCGAGCGCGGGCCGCACGACGAGAGGGCTGAGCAGGCCGTTCTTCTTGATGGACTTGGCGAGCGGTTCGAGGTCGGTGACCACGGTGCGGGGGTTGAACCCCTGCACGATCTTGATGACCTTGCGGGGCAACATCGTGACGATGGACCCCTTGCCCTTCAAGGCCTTCTTCACGTCGCCAACGGACAGCGTCACGCCGTGTAGCTCGACCGGTACAACCGGCGCGGACTTCCCCGTCTTCGCAGCGTTACTCGGCTTGGCGACCGTCTTCTTCGCCACCTTCTTCTTCGCCACCTTCTTCTTCCCCGTCTTCTTCTCCACAGCCATTTTGCGTCCTCCCTTTCAGCGGTCTGAGGGCGACCCCTGTCACCCCCTGTTCTTCATTGCGGAAGTATGCCATAATCTTAACACAGTGTCAAGAAACTTTTGCCGTATCAGACGAAAAAGTTTATGGCGCTATACAGCCCCTGCGGGCTTATACTCATTCGTCTTCGTCTTCGTCCTCGTCGTCGTCGTCACTAAATTTCATATGCTCTTTCTGAATCGCCGCAGTGAACGCAGCCTTCGCGCCCTTGCGAAACTCCCGGTCCTTGAGCGCTTCGAGGAAACCATCGCGCTTCTTGAACGTAGTGTCTGACCACTTCCCCTTATACCCGCTCTTCCCAGCCGACCTGATCTGCGGAGGCTTGCAGTCTTTAAGGAAGTGGTACATCGTCAAGTCGGGACTCGGACCGTATTCAAAGTCGAGCACCCAACTTGTCTTCCTGTGCGGCGGGAAGAGGCGATTCTTCACCGTCGTCACGAAGACCTGATACCCTGACACAAGGTCACCCATCTTGATATTCTTGGTGTACTTGATGCCCACCCGAATCGAGGACGCGTACTTCACAGCCTTGCCACCCGGCGTCGTGGTCTGCGGTCCAAGCCCGAACTTGCCAATCTGGTCACGTAGCTGATTAACAAACATCATGCAGGCGCGAACCTTGGCGGATGCTTTGTACATCCGGCGACAGCCCTTCGACATGGCGCGTGCGATGAGCGCAACGTGGGCCTTGTCGAAGGACTTCTCCTCAAGCTCGGCCTTCGGCACGCTGCCCGCAACGGAGTCCCACACAATCAGGAACGGTGCCACCGGGGGATTCGCTTCAAGCTCCTCCATCATTTCCCACACCAACTCCCACGCCTGCTCGATATGATCGGGCTGATAGTAGATGAGGCGCTTCGGGTCAATCTTGTATCCGACCATCTTGTCAAGGTCCAACGCGCCCTCGAAGTCCAGCAGCATAGCCGTGCCGCCTATGGCCTGTACGTTCTTGATTGCCATGTGCGTCAGGGCGCTCTTCCCCTTGCCTTCGGGGCCGAAGACTTCGACAGCACGCCGCACCGGCCAACCGCCGCCAAGGATGAAGTCGAGGTTCTCAAAGCCCGTGGGGATATACTCCGTGACCTCAGCGAGCACCACGCCGTCGTCGCCGAGAAGGCCAAGCTCCTTCGGATTTCCCTTGGTCTTCTTGACGCGCTTACGTAGTTGCTTCACCATCGCAGCCGCGAACTCCCGACTAGCCTCGACGGTCGTCTTCTTCGTGACCCCGACGTTCTTACCCTTGAGGGGTTTTTTTATGGACCCCGCCTTTGGGCTTGGACTTTTTGCTGATTCCACCTTTGCTACCTTTGCTGCCTTTGCCATCCTTGCCTTTAGCGAGCCCTTGCCCGCCGCTGACTTGGAAACTGCTTTGGGCGGTGACATCACCGGCCTCCTTCTCACACAAAGCCACCAACGCCTCTAGATCGTCACTGTCCCCAAGGGCGTTGTACACGCTGTTGACACTCTCAATCTCAACGCGAAGCGATGCAAAGAGGCGCTTACGTAGCTCCTCATTGATCTCCTTCAGATCACCCGTAACATCGTCGGTGAGCTTCCGGCTAACGCTCGCGTGGGGCTTGAAGAAAATGAAGCTCTCACCCACCTTGATGGTTGGGGAGCAACCGACTGTGACCGTATCGCCTTCCTTGAGCACCGTACACCCCCACGTTGACGGAGGAATGGAGGGAAGACTCCCGGCCACAACGCCTTGGGAGCCCTCCCCCCGCGTAGTAACGTCTAGGACTTCTTGGAAGCCTTGGCGATACGCGCCCTGATCTTGCTCGCGGGATTGGCCTTACCCGCCTTCTTCTTCGCGGTCTTCTTCTTCGCAGTCTTCTTCTTTGCCACCTTCTTCTTGGCGACACCCGGCTTCTTCTTGGAGACACCGGACGGCTTGGCGGGCTCTGGCTCGGGCTCTGGCTCTGGCTCGGGCTCTGGCTCGGGCTCGGGCTCGGGCTCGGGCTCGGGGACCACCACGAAGTTCGTGAACGCCACCGTGAACTCGTCGCCGTCATCGGTCTTGCAGTCAACGGCAGGCTCGCCACTGTCAGCGTCCTCGGTAAGCGCCGTGACCTCAGCCTCGACCTCGACGGTCTTGTCCGCTTCGTCCGTGTAGCTGAACTTGATCGTCATGCCGGGCTCGACGACGATCTCGTCGTCGTCGTTAGCGGCCTCTTCGGTGACCTCTTCGGTCTCCTCTTCAGTGACCTCTTCGGTCTCCTCCGGGGCTTCCTCCTCAGTCTCGCCTTCGCCTTCGTCTTCTTCGCTGGACTTGGCGGCGGAACCCTTCTTGCCCTTAAACTGTTTCCAGTTCTCCTCGTACTTCTCGGGCACTGCCTCGCTCGTGATGGCGAGATACAACTCCCGCAGCAGGTCGAAGTCGGGCGCGTAGAAATGGTCGCGCACGTCGAAGTTCTTCGCGGCCATAACGATGGCTTCGGCGAAGTCGGGGTCGGCAGCGATAGGTGCCTTGTCGAAGATTTTCGGGACAGTCCACTCGGTGTCCAGACCCGAACCCGTCTTCTTCACGCGGAAGTCGCGACCATCGACGGCATCGCTGATGTCCTCGCCGTCGTCCTCGTCGAGCATGTAGTTGACGAGTGTCTGGTATACGGAGCGCTTGGCCCGGTGAATGAGGAGCCGTGGATTGTCCGGTTTGCCGATGTCAGCGCGGTCCAGAACTCCGATCCAGTATTCGCGCTGTACGTTGAGGATACCCCGGACAAATTCGATCTGCTCCTTGTCCTTTTCCCGATGCACCTTGTCGAGCGCGTCGAGGACCGGGTCCATGAGGCCGAACGTCCGGGGGCTCGTCGAGCTTTTCTTCTTGAGCGTGTAGTAGAGGTTGAGGTACTCGACGCCGGGTACCTCGTCGTTCGTCGGAAGAAGGCGGAAGATTGCCTTCGTGAGCGTCTTGTTGGAGATGATAACGCCGCTGCGCATTCCTTCAGACTGCTTGCGTAGTTTAGCAAGCAACGCCGATGCCGTCTTCGCCATGATACAGTCCCTTCGTATGCCCTCTGTGGCCACTGTGTGCTTCTGTGGGCTTCAGCCCTTATGCACTTCAGCCATGCGGGCGACCAAACGATCCAACGCGAAACACCGATGATCGAGGGCCTTTCTCATAACCCTCAGTATTCCATATTGCCTCCTATCCTCGTCTAACTTCGCCCTCGCACTACACACTTCGTTATGCGTATCTTTCACGGCCTTGACTGCTGACTCTGTAATGCCGCCCGGAGTTTGCTCGTGAAGCTGGTCGCGCACCGGCTGGTCGTAACCACCCTCAACGAAAGCCAAATGCCTTTCAGACGTGCGAACACGCCCAAGCTGCATCTCCTCCTGATACGCCCAAAAGGCATAACGTGCCGAAGCCTTCGCGGCCTCCTGAAGAAGCTTAACCGGATCGTCAGGTATGCGAAGCTCCCGCGAAGGCTTGAGCGTCACGACCTGCCCGTTCTCCAACTTGATCGAGATGCTCGGAATATCCCTGAGGCACATCTCGCCGGTCAGAATAACCCCGGTCTTCTTTGTCACACCATCCATCAAAACTCCCGTGCGCGACGTATGTAGTACCGCGAGTGACGCCCACCGTCAAGTAGTTTTTCCCCGCCACACGATATTCTTGCGTATGCCTTTGCGACGTTTGGCCAGCTTCGCGCTCTCGTCTTTGTGACACCAGACGCAGAGAGTCGCATACCCCTCCACGCCGCATGCACCACCACCCTCTGACACCGACTTGACATGGTGTGCCTGCCACAGGCTCTTGAGTCCCTCATTGATCGTGAGCCCCAAGCGCCTGATCTCGGCATACAGCGCAGCACCTCTAAAGGCACGCAACTCACGCTTGGCCTTGTTCGTGTCCTTGCCGCAGCGCGAGCAAACGCCCTTGTCCCGAAGCCACACAGCCCGGCGCACCCTATGCCCACAGCGCACTTCGACCTCGCGTCGGCAGGCCGTCGAGCACCACGAGGTTCGCCTTCCGACGAGAGGCTCCTCGCACCATCGACAAAGCCATTGACCATCATCGCTCTTCCTCTTCGGGTAGTCTTTCCACGACGCATACCGACTGGCCACTAGGCTACCTTCTTAGCCTTGAATTCCATCTGGTCCCACAGTTCGTCAACGTTCACGGGGTCGCGAGCGATCTCCGTGTTCTTCTTCTTGTACATGGCCTCGTCACTCTTACCGCCAGCCATGACAGCGTCAGGGTCGAACCCAACGAGTGAGCCCCACGAGTGACCGACCTCGAAGTCAGCCACGATAGGCACTGTCAGCCATGACCAATCAAGGCCCGGCAGGACTTCCTCAGAAAGCTCAGGCAGATTCTGCATAACGTCCTTCGCGATCTTCGCAATCTCTAGGACTTCGTCCACGTGGCAGTCGAAGACAATCGAGTCGTGGACGGTAAGCACAATCTTCGACTTGAAGCCCTCACTCTGCATAATCCGATGAATGAGCACGAGCGACATCAGCGTCATATCCGAGGCACCGCTTTGAATCGGGAAGTTGATCGACTGACGTAGCGCCCTCGATGCAAGCTCCTTGTGGCTGCTGAAGACCTCAGGCAACCGGCGCTTGCGCCCCGTGAAGGAAGTCAAGATACCGGTAATCGCGGCTTCTGCCTGATAGTCCTCGATACCCTGCTTCAAGCCGGGGCGCACACTGAAATAGTTGTCAATGAGTTCAGAGGTCTCATCGACAGTCATATGCACGCCGTCCTTCTTGAGCGTGCCGACGAGACCCGGAGGGCCAATGCCGTAGATAATGCCGAAGTTGACGCGCTTGGCCTTCGTGCGCATCTCCTTACGCTTCTTCTCAGGCAACGCCATGAACGCTTCGAGCGTCATGCCTGCAATGTCAGCCGCAGTCTGCGCGTGCAGGTCCACCCCGTTGCGGTACGCCTCAAGCATCTTCGGCGAATGGAACCACGAAGCTGCAATACGAAGCTCAATCTGTGAGTAGTCAGCGTTGAGAATCACACCTTCATCACCGAAGCGCGAGACATACACAGGCTTCGCAGCCCTCGGGATGTTCTGGTTGTTGGGGTCCGCAGACGAGAGCCGCCCCGTCACAGTGCCGTGGGGCAGGAATGAACAATGCACCCGGCCCCACTTGTCCAAGCGATCCAACAGCGGCTTCACGAAGGTGCCGTAAAGAGTCTCGTACTTGCGGTACTTCAGAATGAGCGGTGAGAGGTTGTTGCCCTGACGCTCGTATTCGTGAAGCACGTCAGCCTTGGTCGTGAAGTATTCCCACTCCTTCTTCTCCACGGCCTGCTGTACCACCTCAGTAAAGCCAATAGCGGGTTGCTTCTGCCTCTTGCGTGCGGCATTGAGCTTCGCGTATCTGCTGCCGAGCCGTGAAAGTCCAGAGTCGGTAAGCTCGACCGGCTGAAGCTTGTAGTAGTCAAACAGCACCTTCCGCAGCTGTGTTGCCGAGCCGGGATTGAACTGGAAGATATCGCCCTTCTTCTTCCCGGTCTTCCCAGCCTTGATCTGACTCGCCACGAAAGCACGCACGCGCGGAAGCTTGGCTATCTGCTTCTTGTATTTGGCCATCTTGGCGCGGTACTCTGTGTCAAGCTTCTTCACCACGTCGGAGTCAACCTGCACCCCGGTGTATTCGAGGTCGGACAGGACAACCGAAAGCTGCGGGAGGAATATCTCAGAAAGCCTCCGCAACGCTGCGTCTTCCTGATACTCGGCCTCGGCAATCAAGCCGTCATCCACGCGGTACGTCACGTCCGTGTCCATGCCCGCGTATGGGAAGAGGATTTTGCCGGGGATGTTCGCGTAACTGCCACCCTTCTTCGGGTCGCATTCCTTGTGTGACTTGATGTACAATTCGAGCGGTCGCTCGTAGCCGCCCATGCCGGTATACAAGAACGCGAGCTTCTTCAAGCCGTGCGTCCCCCGGCGCTCGTCGAGGACAAGGTGCGTCAACATTGTGTCACGCAGGATGCCCCGTGGCGCTCGGCCAAGATTCTTGCGAATATGCTTCCGGTCGAACTTCTCATTCTGCGCAACCTTCGGAATGGACTCGTCAACGAAGAAGTCACGCAAGAGCTTCTTGAGCTTGGGGCGTTCACACTCCTTCGGGCCACCCATGCACCACGGGGAGTCAGCATGGTCGTAGGGAATCGTGTACCCAACGCCCGGCTTATCCGAGAAGCTCAAGCAAAGGAGCTTGGGGAACTCCTCGTCGAATGGTGATAGCGAGCCGGTCTCAGTGTCGAACGTGACCTTCTCAGCCTTCCTGAATTGTATCAGGAGCTTCCGCACGTCCTCAAGGTCAGTGAGTGTCTTGTAGTTGCCCGACCCAACGAGAGGCTCATAGCTGCCATTCAAATACGTGTTGAGAAGTACGAAGGTCTCCGCGAACTTCTCGGCGTGGTAATCAAAGCGCATGATGTACGCAGGATGGAAGCACGCCAAGACGTCCTTGTTCTTCCACTCCGGGTGCGTTGACTTCATGAAGTGACCGGCGAACATCGTAATCCCGGCCTGTCCGCACAGGAATTCCATGCTGTAGTTGTCGAGAACAACAATGACCTCTGGTTGCCGTGCTTTGATCTCACGCATGAGTTCATACGAGCAACACTTGACCTCAGTCTTGCGCGGGTCTCGGTTTCTAGGTGGGCGGCACCTCACTACGTTGGTGTAAGCCACTTCCTCGGGGCTTACGTCGAGCCCCTCCGTTGCGGCCATCCTAATGATGTCACCAGATTTCCCGACGAATGGCAGCCCCTTCGTATCCTCCTTGGCTCCGGGGGTCGAGCCGATAAAGAGCACACGCACCTTCTTCCATGGCTTGTCAACTATGCCACGGGTCTTGATCGTGTACGGGTCTTTCTCCTTGGTGACGATCTTATCGGCGTCCCGACAATACGCGTCCTTGAAGGTGTCGAAGTCTTTATGAAAAGGCGCGAGCGGACACCATAGGCATCCGCTCTTGGCCTCTTCAGGGTCGGGTGCAATCAATGGGCGTGCCAACGTAGTATCGACGGTCTTCGCTGCGGCAACACACTTCTTCTTCTTCCTCGCGGCACCAGCTATCTTCGCCCTCTTGGTCTTGCGTACCACGCCGACCGACTTCTTCTTGCGCACAACGCCAGACGACTTCTTCTTGCGCACAACGCCAGACGACTTCTTCTTGACTTTACCCGCTGACTTACGCAGCGCAGCAACTCTGGCGCTAAGGCTCATGAAGCCTACCCCTCCACAAGGTTGGCGGTGCCTGAAGACTCGCGACGTTCGCTACTACGCGGTACCGGGAGCAAGAAGACCGGGTGTATCGACGCGGCTTCAGCGTGACACTCCATGCGATTAGGACATGTAGTACACTTGGCGGCGATCAGCGGCTTCCCGAAACAGGCTCGTCGTGACACAGTGTTACTCGCTTTTCCGTGTGGTCGCTTCTGCAAGGGCCACCTTGAGCGCACCCTCCGAGACCTCGCACGCTTTGAGCTTACCCTTGAGTTCCGAGACGTCCTTCGTGACGCGTTCGAGTGCCGTCTCGGCCTCACGCGCACGCTTGACCTGACCGTCAAGCTCGGACTTCCGCGACTCCGCAAGCTTCTTGGCCTCGCGAACCTGACCACGGAGAAGCTCGGCCTGCGACTTCATGGCCCGCGTGCGTGTGACCACTTCAGCTTCAACGGCGTCATTGAGCCCACGCGTAAAGCCGTTGAAGAGGCTGGTCAACGCCTTCCCCATACCCGTGCGCCGCGCGCCATGCTCCACCTGACCGTCTGCGGTCGTAGTCAGCGCAGCGGCCTTCGCCGCACGCTTCTCCTTCTTCCGCTTCGCCTTCGCCTCCTGTGCTTCATTGCCATGTACGCCGCCCATCCCGACCTCCTTACTTAGTTTGTGAGTATTGCCCCGAACTTCACCAACGTCCTATACCCGAGAGCCTCAATGTCTGTCTGCCGACCGATGGACTTGGCGCTCTTCGCTTGCGCCGTGATACCATTCACGAAGCCCCACAACGTGACCGCTTCAGCGTCCCGGCCCTCATCCTGAGCCTCATTCATCGCACCCTGCGTGGCCTTGTTGTCGAGCGCGGGACTGCCGCCGACCTTAGGGTTCGTCATCCAATTACGAATTGAGCGTATGCCCTCAGGACTCAGGAGCTTGCCCGCCGCAGCAGCCATGTAAGGTACAACACTTTCCACGCGCTGCACGGCCTCGACGATTGCCTTCTGCACATTGAACTGTACGTCCCCGACGTGCCGAATGCGTGTGCTGTGCTTGTTGTCACGGGCGACCATGCCGTTGGAGCATTTGAGCCTAAACACGTAGTCGGCGACTTTCGCGGAGCAATCGCCATGGATGGAATTCTCAAGCGTCATACCCATCCTGACGACGTCGCCGGGGAGCGGTTCAGCTTTCCTCTGCTCTGACACGCACGTCACGCGCATCGTTGGGCCACACAACCAGCCCTCGCTCATCCCGAGATCGTCGGCGGATGAAATGGCCCACCCCAAGACCTCATCATTTGACACAGGCGCATAGCTCTCAGCGCCCACAATGCCGTCCACACGCTTGGACTCCGCGTCGAGCACGAGTAGCTTTTCAGGGCCTGAGTGAAAGGCCGCGCCAATCATTTCCTTGACCACGTCCAACGCGAGAACCTCATCGATCCGGGCGAGGCGCTTGAGGAACGAAACAGGCATCTTCGTCCAGTGACAGAGGTCACCGAAGGCCGCTTGCGAGAGCCGCCAATCAGTACCCAGCACGCGACCGTCGATGTCAAGCTCATCGAGATTGTCACCGGTCATGAGCGCGGTATTCTCAGCTTGATCCACGAGGGCCTTGTGAAATGAATCGGGATTCGTGAAGCGAATCATGTTAGGCTTCGGCAGCCTGAAACCCGTTGCGACTGCTGCGACTGACCCGGCACCACGCATAGCTGCAACGGCATCTTTCAACGCAACCATCACTGTCTCCTTTCGGCGGGGTACGACAGGTTAATTCCTGCTTCCCCGTTGATTCCGAGAGCGAGTATGCCGCATTCGGCCCTTCTTGTCAATGCCTTTTGTACGTCTTTTTTTCGGGTCACGCGACAAACGCATGCACAACCGCGCTTGCATACTCAACTCCGTAGTGCGTTCCGCCATCAAAGCAGGCAACTCTGCACGCCGGTCATAGGGATCACCGTGGTCCAGCAGGAGCATGGTGACCTTCGGAACTCGGCTTTGAAGGGCGCGGAAAATTCGCTCTGCCTGACGACCCACGTCAGCATCGAGTGACACAACGAGTTCCTTCGTGCCCTTCTCCACGAGGAGTTCAATCAGCTTGATCTGCTCCTCACTGATCGTCTTCCCCATGAGCCCCACGGCAGCTTCGTGCGCCATCATGTCAAAGCCGCCTTCGACGAGCGCGACAACCGGAGCCCCGACCGCACTGTCGAAATTCAACAGGCACGTTTTCTTAGCGTGGTACCCGTCACGATTCTTCGGATTCTTGGATTTGGTCTGAAACTCGCCCACATCCCCGGCGAGGCGCGACGTGAAGTAAACTAGCTTACCGCCTTGGTACACAGGAAAGATGATGTACCCAGCGTAGTCACCCGTGGCGCAATACCCTAGCTTGAAAACCTCGATCTGCCTTGCTGAGACCCCACGGTCATTGAGGTAGTTAATGCCACCCCGCAAATGAATCGGGCGCTCTTCCAAACGCGCTGATAGACCGATACACTCGGCTGGTAATTGCACGGGCAAAGGTTCTGCCTCTGCATCATCGACAGAGTAGAAAAGTTCGATCAAAGCGGTGAGCACATTCGTCGTGGGGGGCGTTCGCGCGCCTGATACAATCTTGAGTTCCTCGAAGCGCAGGACACCGCTATTCATCGCCCTGAACATGGTCTCAAGCGACTTGGCCCCGAAGCCACAGCGGTAACAAACCACCTTGCCCTTCACCTCGTTGACCCACAGCTTCCGCTGATTCGACTCGTCCCCGAGCCGGTCAATGCAGAAGGGGCAGAAGTATTGGTACTCAGGCCCGTCACCGAAGTGAGACCCGAGCCGCCGGTCGAGGTAGTCGATCAAACCCACGAATGCTTTAGGCACGCGGCACCTCTATGAACGTCTGGTAAAGTGCGAGGTTCTCCCGAATACGCTTCAACGCATCGTTCAGCGCCTGCGGGCGAACGTCCAGCCCCATGGTCGAAGGCTGAAGGAAAATCTGAACATCGGTTTCACCGCTTTTGTACTTCGAGTGTACAGTCGGCGAAAAACCACTCACGAGCGCGAAGTCAACCGCAGCCCTGAGCACTGCTTCAACCTGCTCAGCCGCAGCGCTCATAACGGCCTTCTGCCGCTTGTACACACTGTCGATACACTTCTGATTATCATCCGGGCCAAACTCGCGACAGGTATTCGGACGATGCGCGTAGACAATGCAGAGCATCGTCTTGCGGTCGAGGGCCATGCAGGAGCCGCCCTCCCGTTGCTTCATGACCCGCTCGCCTTTGTGATCCTCGACGAGGTGCTCGTAGCTCGTACCTTCGCCCTGCTCCAACGTCACCAGAAGCCCGTGACAACAGGCCCCACAACCCTCGCAGCTTTCGGGCGGTCGTACCAACGGCATATCAGCCTCCTCCGAAATTCTTCTTTGGTGTATCCTTCTTCTTCTTGACGCCCTTGTTCTTCGCCAGATGTGCGGAGACCTTGCCAGACACACCGTTCTTCGCAGCGTTCTTCTTACCCTTGAAGCTCTCAACGGCCTTGTGTAGCGTGACCGTCCGCTTCAGGATTGCTTCTGTGTCCTCCTCGCTGTCGAGCGGTGTGAGCACGGGCATGTGCCCCGAGTCGATCAAACCCGTCGTCTTGAGCAAACACTTCTTACGATTGATGTCACAAAGGACCATGCGCCCGTCTTCCGCAGAGCGCAGACCCATGAGCGCCAGCCGACACTTACCCTCAAGCTTCTCGTCAGCTGTCTGACAGAATGCGATAGCCGCGTCCACGATAGCCGCCTTCTCGAAAGCTTCGGCGAAGTCGCCGAGGTCGAGCACGGGCTTGTCTAGCGTACCGCGCGGAGCCTGTGACGCAGTCCACACAGCCACGTTGAACTCGCCTGCAATCTGCCGCAGGTCTTCGTATATCCCGGCCTGCTCGTGACGCATCTCACCGAGGCGACGTTCAGGCTTCATGATGTCAGCGTAGTCCACAATCACGAGGTCGGGAATGAAGCCTTCACTGACGAGGAGATACAGGTGATTGCGAATCATGCCCGGCGTGGCAGTACGCGTCGGATACCCCTTGACAAACAAGCCGCCTTTGATGAGGCGACCAATTCGTCGCTGAAGTGTTCCGACGTACTTCTCAGGGTCGCTCTTCTTGTAACTCACGGCGTCACCGGCCACCCGGTCGTCGTACCTTTTGGACACCTTGTCGTCAACCATCTCGCAGGTGTAATGCACCACGTTCAGGCCCATGACCGACGACATACACCCGAAGCCGAGGTTGATGAGCGTCGTGGTCTTTCCACGCTTGGGGGGTGCCAGTACAACAGCAAGCTCGCCACGGCTGAGCCCACCGTCCATGGAGAAGTCAAGATGCGCAAGACCAGTTGGGATGATAGACGCTTCATACAAACCCTCTGCGGGTGTTATGTAGCGCCGCGCCCTGTTGGCAAGATCGTCCTTGAAATTCGTACCTAGATTCAGGATGTCTTCGCCGACGAGATTCGCGTCGTGAATGATAGGCATAATTTGCCTATTGCCTTTGTCGATCTCTTCCCCGGCCTCAAGGACCGCGTTCACCATCGCCTGTTGCTTACCAAACTCCACAGCTTTAGCGACCACGGTATTCGCGTCAGAAATGTCACGCTTGAACAACTTCTTGAGCAAGCTGCCAATCTGCTCGGATACGTCGTCGTCGGTGAGTTCCTTGCAGAGTTCAAAGAGCGTCACCCGCGTGGCAAGCGCCTTGAACTCGTCGGAATGACTGAGGACCGCGCCAGCAACGACCTGATGCAAGTTCGAGACAAAGTATGACGAGTCAAGCGCCGTCCGGTAGCGTAACGCAAAACCGCTGACTCGCGCCATCACGGAAAGAATGTGCTCTTGGAATTCTTCACCGAACTGCTCAGAGTATGTTCCGGGTTCACCCTCCATAGGAGCCTCCCCACAGGTGCCCTGACACCGCCCCAATGTCCTCTGACGGTTTCACGGAAGCTCTAGCCGGTGCGAGTCGCTCAAGCAGCTGCGCAAACGCTGGCCACGGAAAACGCATGCCGCCAACGTACCCGACGCGGTCAGCCAACCCATGGCGAACGCGTTCAGCGACACTGAAGGCTGCACGCACCTGCACAACTGCCTTGAGCACCTCAAGCCGTTCTTCGCCGAACGCTGTCCTGAGTACCACGTACCGCTTGAAGATATGCCGCGTCTTCGCTGTTGGTTTGGACTTGACAAAGAGCGCCAGCCAATTCAAGCCGGGCTCAGCTGCCTCGATTGCCTGAGCTTCAGAAACAGTCTCGCCGACAAGGCGCGAGCTAACGTAGTATTCTCCGATCCGCTCTTCACCGCCAGCAATCCCGGCCAGCAGAATACCCTCGTCGGTGCAACCGTCGAAGCTGTCAACTTCGGCACGCTTGAAGTGACCGTGCGCCATGCGAAGATAAATGTTGTACCGCTTGCGTGCCTTAGGACCGCACAGCATGCTCGGCATGAACCGCAGCTTCTTCGTATTCTGCGTCGGGTCAGCAAGCCATTTCCGCAGGCCATGCATCTGCGCAGTGATCCACGTGGTCACGTCGATGCCTTCTGCGTTACACAGCTGGCGCGCTATCCCGAAAGACTTGACCCCGCGATCTGTCTCAACCCCGCGCGGCTTGAACCCGAAGTGCTGCCGGTAGTACCTTCGGTATGTGTCGTCAATATCCTCATCAGCTGGGGGTCGCAAATCATCTTCAGCCTTGGTGAGCACCTCACTTACTGAACGCCACTTACCTAGTGTACCGGACAAACTAGCGCACTGCGTACTCGGAGCGCTGCACGCGTCACAGTCCCTGCCCGGCCCACGGAAGTCCATACCAAAACAGTCTGGGCATATGTCTTGCGTTTCGGCCAACACAACCTCCTCGTTAGCTGCCATTGGTTATTCATGAGTGCTGTAGGTTCTATCTCAGCCCTCAGGGAGCGTCAAGTCCCAATCCTTAAACGGGAGGAGTTCCCCATCCGCCTCCTCGCCACTCTTTGGCCACTCTTCCAACACGCGCACATCGTAACCTTCAGAAGCATAAGCGCCCGCACGATCCGTGGCGTGATCGACCAACTTGCCATGACACGTCGGAGCGAAGTCAGCGACCCACACTTCATTGACGCCCTTCTTCGCACGCATCCCCCGGCCAATCCTCTGAATCGCATTCGTGTGCGCCTTCACACCCTCCGCGAGCACCATGGCGTCTATGCCGGGCACGTCCTCGCCTTCGTCGAATATCGTCGTAGCGAGGACAACCTTGATCTTGCCCTTGTTCAGCAGCTTCTTCGCACGCTCGCGCTCGTCGGTATCCGTGTCGCCCCACACGGCTAGGTACTCCACGCCAGCATCGTCCAGCAGCATGTTCAACAGGCCCCAATGCGCCTTACTCCGACACAGCATAAGGGTCCGCTTCCCATTATCCACGAACCACGCAACGGCACGCATGACAGACTCGTTGTGATACTCGTTCTCGACCACACCGAGTCGGTATGCGTCGGGGTATGCCAGCGGTCGCTGCACGGCCTGATACCGGCCCTCAATCGTTCGCCACTCAGTCTTCGTCGGAAGCGCCGGGCCAGAGGCATTCTCAGAAGCAATGATGCAAATCTTGGGTGCAGCCGAAATGCCGAGCGTGATGAGTTTCGTCGGCGCAACGGAATATGCGATGTCACCCGTGGCCCCGATCATCCGAAGGTCCGCAAGCTCCTTGTGCTGAATCGGTGTTCCCGAAAGACCGTAGCGTCGAAGCGCCCCACTCTGCATCGAGATCGTGTACCACGATTCACTCGACGCGTGGTGGCTCTCGTCGAGAATGAGCACCTCGTAATCGCGTATCATCTTCCGCAACACCGGGTCAGGCGGAATCATCACTGTGCGCTTCGTCTTCCGACTGCGTCGTTGCGACGGCATGAACTTGATCAACGTCTGCGCGGTGCCGACCGTAACGGTGCCGACCTCCCGCTTGCCGTCACCGCACTGGCCCACCTCAATATCGCCATCGTACAGACGGTTGAACCTTTCCACCGTCTGCCGGGCGAGCCCCTTACGTGGGAGCACAATCAGTGTTCGCCAGCCCCGCTCCTCCCACAGGAACCGAGCCATCAGAGCCATCAACTCTGTCTTGCCGCTGCCTGTCGGGAGCTTCACGGTACCTCGCGGTAGCGCGAGGAGCGCCAAGGCCGCTTCGACTTGATGGTCCCACAAGTCTTGATCCTGATTCGGCCCAACGCCCCCGAGGAACTCAGCGTCAATCCTGCTCAGGTCCAGCGCCTTCGTTTCAGCCATGTCAACAACCGACACGTCAACATCCTGATCGTTGAGACATTCGACCACACGATCTGTGAGACCCGCCGGGAAGCGTCTGCCGTCATTCAGGCGCACAAGCCCATCCCACCGTTTCTCCTTGAAGGCCCTACTGAAGAACCGTTTCGGGTCTTCAACTGCGAGCACGGCATCGAGCATGGCCATAGGCACACCCAAGAGTTCCGCCCATGCCTTCTTGATATGAATTGCCGCTCTCACACGCCCCCCAAATCTGAAGCGCCTTTTCCGATGCTGAACTGCCAGCTAAGCGCGCCCGCAGCCGAGCACTCGGTATTGACCCTCCCGTGGATTCGCCCATCTTTCAACACAAGGCGAATCTCCACATCCTTGCTAAACTCCTCCTTGCGCGCCTCGATCACCTCCGTGAGACCCACGCGAAACTCCTGCAAGTCCACGTCGGCTAAATGGTCCTTCTTCATCGCACGCTTAGCGTAGTCAACGATCAAATCCCCGATGGGCTGATTGAGCGCGCACGTGGCAGCCGGGATGGTCAGACCCATCTTATACCAACCATGCACCGGGTCAGAAATGGCTTTCAACATATCAACCAAAGGGTGCTCGCCCTCCTTCGGTATCTTCCCGAACTTGGCTTCATCAACGGGATGCATTAACTTCCTCCTGCTCGATAAGAAGTCCTGTGCGTTTCGCGAAGTCCCAGACAATCCCCAGCATGTCAGCCGCGTCCTT